CAGCCTACCAGACATGAAGATAATAGAGCAGATTGACGGAGTGACACCTATTGCCACATCTGCAAGTAGGACAAATAGCCGACTGCTCGAATTAGAAGAAGATTAGACTAGAGACTTGACCTAACCTTCGGCATCAGTTATAATGCAAGTATGCTGAACGTCATACTTGCAAACGTCGGTGGCTCTATAGGGAAATCTGTATGCGAGGTGCTTGGGAAGCTTGCTTCAAAGGTGCCTAGCAATGGAGCCATACTCGACCTCAATTGTGGCGAAGGTAGGTCTACCCTCGTGCTTGCGGCGGCCCTGGAAGCCAAGGGCAAAGATGCCCTGGTTATGGCCGTCGATACCCACATCATTAACCCGTTTTCTGAGACCCCTTACCAGGAAGGCACAGCCCTGAAACTTCTGGTCAATGCTCGCAGGTTCCGGTTGGCTCACAAGGTTGTCCCTATCGTCTGTGCTGCGGATGTAGCCGGGCGAGTGTTGGGCAAACGAGCGGCCAACCTTGTAGTTGTTCAGTCGCCTAAAACCGTTCACAGTATATTCTCCGCAGACGCCGTTGCTCAGGCCATCGAGGTCGGCAAGGTGGCGTTGAGGTCAAACGGGGCCATTGCGCTCGTGTGCCCCAATCCTGCCTGTCGGAATGAGTTCAACGCCATCGCTGCCAGCCACTTCGGAAAAGGCTATGTGAACGTCGTGAACGGCGAGGACATTAAGGTGTTCGAGGCAGCTTGACGTGTGGGTTTGAATATCATAGAGATGGTGTCGGTAGCTTCAATATCAGACAAAAGTATCTGGGAGAAATCCCAGTAGTTGGGCTTATGGCATGCCCCATAGGGCTAAGGTACAAACCTCATGCTCTATGTAGCTCGGTGGTTGTATGATTGCCGAGAAAGAATCCCCCGGATTTATCCGTGGGGAGAATGTCAACCGTGGAAAGGTTCACCGTCTGCTGGAACCACGGTAGTCAAAGGAACGGAAAGGAGGTACCTTCGTGGAGGAACTATACAGCAAGTGGCTCACCCCTGAGTATGCGGCGATGATTGCGGTTATCGCCTTCACACTCAAGATACTGTTCGTGCCCATAGTTAAGGGGTTCATCCCCGAGACGCATTATAAGGGTTACACCCCTGTTCTGATTGCGTTCATCGGTGCCGTCATCTTGAGCTTCCTGTTCAAGGTGTCTATGGGCGTGGGTGCGTGGGACGTTAAAGACATCGTCATGACGCTATTTGTGGCCGTCTTCTCTGCTACTTCTGCAATTGGTCTTAACGTAACTACTCAGGCCATGCAGGGCAAGAACGTATCCATTAATGACGGGTAACTAGACATGATACAGGAACACCCCTTCCCATTTTGGTGCTCTGAGCAGGCGGTGACATATACGGAGTTACAAGCTATCTGCCGGGAAAAGTACCGACGAGAAGGGCCAGCCCTGATTGAACGGTGCAAGCAGAACATCGAAAGGTATGGTCGGATGACCGACAGACGGGAAGCCCTGAATGTGCTGCTTGCACTGGACAACGACAGTTTAGAGTTGTCGGCTCAAAACTCGATATGGATTGACTTTTCAGTGGCCGTCTTCGTTGTGCTGCTCTTACCTTCTAGGTCGAGCATAGCGTGGACGGCCCAATATCTTAGGGACATATTTAACTCTACGCTCAGGAGAATAGAGAATGGTGATACAGAATGCACAGCAATCAACTGAGATGACACCGGAACCGAAGGTCATCCAGATTGAGGTTCCTGGCAACTCAGCACTATGGTACTTCGAGGGTGGCGTTAAGACTGCCATCGAGACGATGGAGACGACTAAACACTACCTGGAGAACTCGGGTGACTCGGCTGGAGTCGAGAGGATGAATGAGGCCCTGTCTTCGATGACGGCCCTGCTCGACGTGACCCGTCAAGTGAAAACCGACCTCATGACCGAGGCTAATCAGCGGGCTATGGCGTCAGTGGCGGCTCAACACCAGCAGGAACATCCCAATGGCGTTGCGGCAGACTTTGCTCCAAGGATAGAGGAAGCTACTGAGGCTGAGGACGAATAGCTGCCCGTAGGCGGGCGTGAAGCTCTTTCTGCCTTTCTTCGGAAAGCTCTTTGACCCTCTGTTCAATCGGGTCTACACCTTCATCTTCTGGCTTTATAACCTCTTTCTTATCCAGTGTGAGGCCCTGGAGTTGAGTTAGCTGGTTGACCACATTCATCTTCAGGGTCAGCATCCTGGCTTTATCAGCAGACGTTGCCCCCATCATCGCTTCCTCAATCTCGGCCTTCAGCTTTAGAAGCTCGGAGACCATCCGGCCCCTGGCAATCTCCCTTTCCTCGGGCGTCATCACCCGTCCGAGATTCTGCCATTCGGAGTTCAGAGCTTCCAGGTGCTCCTCGACATCCTCCTTGCCCATCGCCAAGACCGAGGCAATTTCCTCGGCAGGGAGCCGATACAAGACAAACAACTGCTCTATTTTAGAACGTGTGGGCAGATTCGGCTTGATACCATATTCAACCCAGATACGTTCGTTGAAGGTGAAGCCCATATCGTCGTCATCTGTTACCTGGGGAAATAGACGGGGCCTGCGGCCCTGTTGGGCCGCCTCCAATACCTCCATCTCCGGGTCAAACTCCTCGGAAGTGGGGTCTATTCTTTTACGTTTTCTGATGTTGCTAACTTCAGACATCCTCGAATCCTTCTGCGCCTTTCCACTGGTCGATGTTTATGCCATAGCGTTCCCGCACCTTGGACAGGTCTATTTGGACACAGGATTTGGTGAAATATGGATGGTTCGGGAAGCCCATGACCGGAGAGTTTTCCTCCCCTGCGTGGTCTTTGAGCAGTTCCAAGAATTGTGTCTTGTCTGTAAGGGCAGCCGCAGACGACATGTTTCCACCATACCCAGTCAGATGCCTGAACCAGCGGCCAGTATCGAAGTAGGCTATACTACGGTCTTCAGTGTCATAGGTAAACACATAACCCTCAAGCGAGGTATTCTGCCTAAGAGCATTCATGATGGCAAAGTCGGTGGCCTCGAACAGGGTACGCATTGTCTCAGTGTCATACTCTCCTGCGTCTGCCAGTTGAGTATCTGCTGTATACAGTGACTCTCTGAGCAACTTGTCGGTAAGTGGGTAGTGTAAGCCGTAGTGCTTGTAGATAGCTTTTAGCAGGAAGTGCCCCGCAACAATACCGACGAATGTCTTAAACTTCCTATCCACCTTTCTAATCGGACAGGTAGCATCTACCCAAGCAATGGCGTCTGATATGATGTCATTCACCTTGTCAAAATTGTTTCCTACCCAGTGAATGATAATCTGACCCATTTTACCGATGTTATCCGGGTTGTTACTCGCGTATAGCCATTCTCTCTCCAATCTTAGTCGTCTTTGTTCTTCTAATGGTAGGGTCTTGATATGGTTCAAGTGAGCGCGATTTAGACGGATGGTAAAGCTTCGCTGGGTGCAAGCTTCATCCGAATAATAGCTCTCCCCAATTATACACAGCGGTGTGGCGAAATCGCCTTTCACCAGCTTTTGACTCGATGTACCCGAGGCTGTGCCATTCCGGTCGAATAGACACCGAACGATGGCTTGTAAGTCTTTAGCCTTCTTGTCATCTTGCACCCTACCGTCAATTCTGAACTCATCGAGCACGAACGGGCAGATGTTGTTAGACAGTAGCATAGTCCTGACAGCATAGGCCGTCGTGCCAGGATATGAGTGAACTTTCATGTGGCCAAAGTGCGGCCCCAAGATGTGTTCAAACAGGTCGGTCTTACCAGAACCAGACAGACCACAGACTTGCAAAATTGGGAAGCCATGTTGTTTTTGCCAGATAAGTTCCGAAATCATAGCTCCGGCGAACCATCCCAGAGACGGCCAAATGAATCGAGGCTCGTGGAAGTTGGCATAGTATCGAGCAAACTTATCCAGATATTCAATTGCGTCTTCCGTGGTCGGGCAGCGAGCATATATTTCAGGCCGAGCCGTGTCTTCCCCACCCGTCCATACATAGTTCTCATGAGGTATACCAGGTAACAATAGAGTTGGTTTCCCTTTATCGGCATCGAGAATACCATACATCCGTGATTCCAACATCGTTATTGGTGGGCAAGTAGTATCCAACCACGCAATATACTTGTTCCAGAGGGCAGGTACTAGCACGGATAGCCCTACAGGAACATCGGTATTGAACTTTTGCCACGTGGATAGTTTCTCGGCGGGAATCTCTACCACAGTTGGTTGGTCACCTTGTTTTTTGATACAAGCCAACCAACTAGTCTGGTGGGTGTCAGCTTTAACTACCTTACCTTTAAGTTCCACGATGAAATTACTGAAGATGGCTGGTTGTCCATCTGCACCGTTGTACCATGTTTGTAAGTCTCGGTGTATGAAGTCTCCCTCGGGAGTCTGGGGTGCGGTCGGGTCGTAGTTTTCAGGTATAAACTCGAATCCGCGCTTCTTGCAGTATATCTTCTTCAGTTTGACCCAAAAGGCAACCGCTTCATCCACTGCCTCATGGACTTCTGGATACTCAGAGTAGAGAGTAGCAATCCCCTCCATCGGGTTTTCATAGGTGGTGGCAACTGCTGTGAGCCGGTCGTCAACTTCCTGGTCTTCGTAGTATTGGCAGACCTCTTTACACAGGTTTTCGCAGGCCCCCCGGTTAATTCCGGCCTTGCGAACAGTGCCCGCAAGATATAGATGTAAGTCGTGCCTGTTACCCCTGTCATAAATGTCTGCAAGCGCACGATTAACCGCAAAGAGAACGAGTCTCGGCACTATATCCGGGTCTGTCTTGAACCGGTTGCGAAGTTCTTTTAGTGTATAAACATTGTCCCGGTAGATACGGGCCTGGGCCATGTAGTGTGTGTCATACTCAGGCTTAACATTCAGGCTGCCTGGAAGCCTCATCAGGTTTCCGAGTCTAACAACCTTGTCGTCTCCGCCATAATACAGCATCATGTCCCACAGGATAGGAGCTATGGTCTCTTTGAATAGCTCCTTATCACCGTTCACCTCAAAAGGTTCATCCAGTTTGAAGAATGCCTGAATGCCATTCTTCGATGAACGAGTGAAACAGGAGACCTCCTCCGTATCTTTCAGTTCTCCGTAGAACTCATCGCCTGGAATCCCGAGTTCCTTACAGCCGTCAATGTCAACCCACAGAGCCGGAATACTTACGGTGTTAAGTTGATTGCTCTTTTCTTCTCTTGTTCTTGTAGTCGCCGTGCAAAAGACCATGCCCCACAGGTGGCCTTGTTCCGACCAGAAGGAGTTGTCAATCTTCTCCGGTCTGGAAAACGAGGCTGGACGAACCTCAAGTTTTCCTTGCCTTGCCTCCATCGGGTCGGATGAGGGTCGCTGCCGTAGGACATATATAAAGCCGTCTGGTTTTTCCCCAAAAAACCATGATAAGAAGTCAATTGCATGAGCGACATCTGGTGCAGTCTTCAAAGTCATCAAGTGGCCTCTTCTTCAGTGTTGTGCGTAATTATCATTATACACAATTTTCTGGACTTGTGAAGTACCCACTTGGGAAACAGGTAATCGTACCAGCTTGACTGTCGATGATTGTCGAGGTATACTCATAATGCAATGATACGACTTCCAATGTGGGATAAACAGAAAGAATCCCTACGCACCTTAAAGCGCAGGTCGAGGGAGGGCAAAGGTAACTGTCTTTTCGCCGAGATGGGCACAGGTAAGTCCAGAACGGTAGTCCACTGGATAGAGTGGCTATTCGGCAAGGGCTGTAAACTCTGCTACATCGTTGGGCCTCTCTCGGCTCTCCACGTCTGGGTTGCGGAGTGGGATTTATGGGCCACTTACCCAGTCGCATTTATTGACCTCCACGAGACCGGTTCTGCCGGTATACGGGAGGCACGGCGACTTGCGAAGGGCGGTTATCCTGTTATTTGTCTGGTCAATTATGAGGCCGCTTGGCAGATAGGAATGCAGCGGGTTAAGCGTATGCGCCACGGTGAGGAAGTCACCGTCCTAGAGAAGGCTGATACTACTCTCTCCGACATTCGATGGGACATAGGCATTCTCGATGAGAGCACTACCATCAAAACACCGGGGAGTAAGGTATCGAAGTTCTTCAGGCGCAAGATGGCACCAAGAACCACACATCGGTTGGTGATGACCGGCAGTGCATACACGAAGCGGCCTTTGGACGTGTGGGCACAGGTCAACTTCGCCTGCGGTGCCGAAGTATTTCCGCCCATTTATGCCCCATTCCGAGCCATGTATGCTATCCCGCACCCCACTATTCGTGGAGCCATAGTCGGCTATCAGAATCTAGATGATTTTGTTAGCCGACTGTCCAAGTGTGCTATTCTCCTGAAGAAGTCTGATGTGCTTGACCTCCCTCCGGTGGTTCACGAGACTCGGCAGGTACCCCTTTCTTCCAAGAGTCGGCGTATCTACGATGAACTCAAGGATGAGATGGTAGCCGAGCTTAAGGCGACTGAGGTCAGAAGTGCCGAATACAAGGCCCTTAAAGCTCAGTTTGAAAAGCTCGATGAGGAAGACCCTGAAGCTCAGGCCATAGCTGAGAGAATGGAGGAATTGAAGGCCGAGGGGCCTGTGACCATCACGGCAGAGCACGTATTCACCAGGATACAGAAACTCGGCCAGATATGCTCAGGCTTCATTTACCCTGACCCCACAGAGGTCGATGAGCGGGGCAGACCTATTCGACCTGAAGCCATTCGGCTTGGAACTGAGAAGCTGTCTGTTCTGATGGAAGTCCTGGAGAATCGGGCAGGAGAGCCAACCATCATCGTTACGCAGATGGACGAGGAAGAAAAGATAATCTCCGAGGCCGTGAAGAAGCATTTCAAGTTCACTCCTAAGATACTGAACGGTTCCGTGACTGGGGCCGAGGCTCGCCACAACATGATTGCGGCTGCGGCCAAAGACCCCTGTTTCATAGTTAAACAGTCGGTCGGTGCCCGTGGAGTCGATATGCGGTGGGCTGACATGATTATATTCTTCAGCCACAACTACAACACCGAGTTCTACGAGCAGATGCTTGCTCGCAATCATAGAGGTGGTCAAACTAAGCCGATTACTTATCTTCACATCCTTGCTCGTGACACCGTTGATATGAAGATAATGCGGGCACTGGAGAGAGACCTGAACCTTGCACGGTCTATAGAGCATGATTGGCGGGAGTTGTTCACATGAGCAAAGTTGAGAATTGCCCGGCCAATGTGGTTATCCGAGACAAGGATGGTAACGAGTTTCGCTGCAAGGGCCGTTACTATGGTGACGGTCGGGTTCTTGTGGAACATGAGGGTCGTTTACTTATGTGCGACCCATCATGCTTTCACGATGATGACCCTAAGCGACTTTTCGACTATCATAAAGACCGCTGGACAAAGTATAGAATATCGTCTATACTCTTGGTATCGACATTCATCCGCAAAAACAAGTAACAGTACTAGGTGACTTTTCAAGTCGGATAATGTATACTGCTTCATGTTAGGCAACTCATCATATCGCTGGAGGTAAACGAATGAGCAACAAAGAACTGCTTAGGTTTTGCAACCTGAGCGAAGACAAGCAGGCGACGAAGATGGAAGCCCTCCGGGAGAACATCCTCGAAGAGGAAGACTTCCGTTTTCCTCGTATCAAGCTTGACTCCAGGAAGCCTCGCTACGAGCTTCCTATGCCCGTAAAGGGTGACCCTGACAACTGCGAGATAGAGCCGTCCTTCCAGGGTGTCGTTCTGCTCGCAAAGAAGAACTTCTACCAATCCGATGAGGATAGGGAAGCAGGCAAAGACCCGAAGGAAAAGAGGGCACTCTATATCCTTCGCCTGGGCCGCTATGTGCCTGACCTGTTCTACATCAGCCCCACGGCTGTTCGGAACTGGAAGTACTTCGTCCGCGACGTCGTGAAGGGTGGTTACGAGTACTTCGGTGTTCTGGTAGAGTTCTCCGCTGAGGTTGTCCGAGGCGATAAGTATACCTGGAGCAAGCCCAAGTTTTCCGTGGTTCGCACCCTGACTGACGAGGAGTACGCTCACGTTACAGAGCTTCGCGATATTATCAGTGAGCGTGTTTCCCAGTGGGAGGCTGACGCCGACCTCGACAAGTACGAGGATGAGGCACTGTCGGTTGACCGCAAGAGCGACAGGGTTGAAGAAGTCGATGACGAGCGGCAGATGCGGAAGCGGCAGGCCGAGGTCGAGGATGACGATGAGGAGACCCCAGCATCCCCGGTCGGCGGCAGAGGCAAGGGTAAGCCCAAGTTCGATGAGGATGAGGAGGATGAGAAGCCTCGAAAGGCTGCATCCCGCAAGCAGGAAGACGACGACGAAGACGATGAGCCGAAAGGCAAATCCAAGTCTCGCTCTCGCAAGCAGGAAGACGACGACGAAGACGATGAGCCGAAAGGCAAGTCCAAGAAGGGTTCCTATCCCTCTCTTGACGACGATGAAGACTAGCATCGTCGGTCTTGTCTGAGATTCTTCGCAGGCCCGGAAATGCTACGGCTGCCTCCGGGCCTTCTTATCATTATTTTTTTTTTTTTACTGCTGACGAGAGCCTATGAGAAATCCTACTTGTGCCCTGTGTACATTCGGGGCGAACAACATAAGAGTGCCAAAGAACCCGTGTCTGATGCCAGCGGTGGAGGACATCAAGCCTTTGCCAGTTGCAATCATAGCCGAACAGCCCTATCAGCAGGACGATATTTATGGGCAGATATTTGTTTCTAAACAACTGGCAGAGATTCGGAAGTTCTTCAAAGACAAAGGCATACAGGCTTACTGCACCTATGCCTTGAAATGCCCACGCCCACATAAGGACATCAAGCCGAATGAGAAGGCCATCAAGGTCTGTGCTCATGGCATTAACCTTGAAACCAAGAAACAGGAACGCACAGGTTATCTTCAGGCAGAGCTTGCCTTGGTGAAGCCAAAGCATATCATCACTCTCGGGGCTAATGCCTTTTACGGTGCTACAGGCCAGAAGCAGGGCAGTGTTCGACCGAACGGAGGGAGATACCTCGATGAGAAGACAGGCGTTTACCTGTATCCCACGATTCACCCGCTTCAGGCATCATATAGTATCCAGGCTAAAGAGACTCTGTGGGCTGACCTTCGCCGTTTTGCAGACTGGATTCAGTGTGGTTATGAGGAATCGGTGGAGTTCAATCCACCTGTCTACGTGGCAGATACGCTCAAATCCCTACGTGCTCTACAGAAACGAATTAGGGCTGCTGGAGGACTGGTGGCCGTTGATACGGAGACTCAGGGCCTTAATCCTTACGTTTACGGCAAGCACGTCAGGTCGATTCAGTTCTGTTGGGATGAGGACTTCGGCGGCGTGTTCGTGCCTCTCAAACTTGAGGAAGACTGCTACTACACGGATAAGAGCAACCGTGCAAGCTTCTGGACTGATGAGCCTCTTTCAGAGGCAGTAGAGATTATCAGGGAGATTCTGTGGGAGTCTCGCTGTATCTGGCATAATGGCAAGTTCGACCGGTTATGGCTCTATATGTGGGGCCTTCGGGAGTTCGGTGAGCCTATCCCGGCACCGAACATCTATATGGATACCCTCCACGTAGCGCACAACTTGGATGAGAACCGGGTGCTCAAACTTAAACAGTTAATCACTTCCGAGTTGGGTTACCCGACTTACGACATTCCTGACAAGCTGACAAAGAACCTTGATGTTCTGATTCCATACGCTGTAAAGGATACCGTCTGTGACCTTCTCCTTGCGAAGAAGTATGCAGGCATCCTGGAAACTGACAAATACCGAGACACCAGACGGCTCTATGCCTGGCTTCTCCGGCCAGTGGACAAGCTGTTCACGAAGATGGAACTCCGAGGCTGGCCCGTCGATAAGGATACGGTTCTGGAAGTCAGGAAGCTTGTCACAAAAGAGTTCGTTAAGACCGACCGCAAGCTTCACGAGCTATTGCTGGAGAAAGGCATAGTCCTCGGTTTCAAGAAGGGCATAGTCACGAAGGTTATCCGGGGCAGGGAAGTTCAGCGGGAGGACAATGTACCTGTAGACCAGGATGATATTCGTTACCTTCAGAAGCACGGACTCGATGCTTGCAAGGAACTGGGCATTACTCTGGACAGCCGGACATTCGCTTCACCTCAGAAGCTTGCCACATTGCTGTTCAAGACGTTGGGTTACCAGCCATCCAGCGATAAAAGCGTTGCTTACACCGAGTCCGGTGGGCTGGCAACCAGCGAGGACGCCTTGGTGCATCTCAAGGGTGACCCCTTCATTGACACTTTGTTCGAGTGGAGGGGTCACGCCAAGGCTCGCTCAACCTATGTTGAACCGATGCTCGAAGCTGCCGAGACCCGAGGCAGGCTGACTACCAGCTACAAGATTCACGGCACGGCAACCGGCAGGACAGCATCGGGCAAGGAGAACGAGAAGAAGACCTCCGGCAAAGAACGGGGCGGTATGAACCTCCAGAACCTTCCATACGATACGTATGGGCCGAATAAGCTGTCCGTTCGACACTGCATCAAGGCTAGGCCGGGCTGGAAGATAGTGGAGGCCGACTTCAGCCAGATTGAGCTTCGTGTCGCTGGAATGCTCTCCCAAGACCCGTTGTTCCTGAAGGCTTACAAAGAAGACAAGGACATTCACGCTATCCGTGCTATGAGGGTTGCCGGTTATACACCGGAAACCTGGGCCGAGCTTTCCAAGGAGAAGCAGAAGGAACTCAGGCAGAAAGCAAAAGCGGTCAACTTCGGGTTCCTCTACGGGATGTCTGCTCGAACGTTCAAGAAGTATGCTCTTACCAACTACGGTGTGGTCTTCACGATGGATGAGTGTAACAAGATTCGTGAGCAGTTCTTCAAAGACCATACCGGACTTGAAAGGTGGTATGCCCGACAGGAACGGGAAGCCCTGCGTAAGGGTTACGTTGAGAACCTGACCGGCAGACGGCGACACCTCCCGGACATCAAGTTCGAGAATGCCACTTCCAAGGAGCAGAAGGCCAAGTATCGGGCTGCCGTCCGAATGGCAATCAACACGCCGGTTCAGAGCTTCGCTTCCGACCTGAAGCTTATGTCCCTGCTGGCTGTGGACAAGGCGATAGACGAAGAATACGCCTACCTATTTGGCGAGGTTCACGATTCTATCTTGCTCGAAGTCCGGGATGACATGCTGGATGAGGTTATTGAGAAGGTGCTTAACATCATGTCTCATCCTCCGCTTCTGGACAAGTTCGGAATTGAGATGACCATTCCTATCAAGGCTGAGGTCAAGGTCGGCCAGAGCCTCGGTGAGGCCAAAGAGTATACACCGATGAGGAAGGCTGCCTGATGGGATTCTTTGAGTCTGGCATCCAGACAAATATACTCAACTACTTAAAGGCCAAGGGTGCCTATGCCGTCAACATTCACGGCGATGAATATCAGAAAGGCGTACCGGATATTCTGGTTTGCTATAAGGGCCTGTTCCTCGGGTTCGAGGTTAAACAGGCCGATGGCACCATATCGAAGATACAGCGAGTCCACCTCCAGAAGATTCGCAAGGCTGGTGGAATTGGTGAAGCTGTAAGGAGTTTGAAACGTGTCCAAGAAATCATCGAGTGCATTGATAGAGGAGAAACCTGGGTCAACACCCCACTGCCCTAAACCCGAGCAGCCTGACGGGGTGACCATCACCGTAGACGGTGAGGACTTTCACCTGGGTTATTCTCGAATAAGTAAATACCTTGACTGCCCAAAGCAGTTCAAATACTGCTACGTCGATGGCATGAAGGTCGAGGGCAAGATGCACATGCGCCGGGGCAATGCTTATCACGACTGTCTTGAACAGATGCTCAAGTACAAGATAGAGAAGGGTAAGCTTGCTGCCCTGCATAGGTGCGAGCGTCTTGCCGAGTTCTGCGGGGAGAAGTGGAACCTCTCCGAGTGCGAGACTAATAAGGTCATCGAGGCCGTAAGATACTACCATAACCATAACTACGTAACGCATAAGCCACTTGTCGTTGAGGAAGCCTTTGAAATTGTCCGAGGTGGGGTTAAGATAACTGGCCGTATCGACCTTATAGAAACCGATGGTTGGATAACTGACCATAAGTTTTCCAACGACATCTGGGCAGAAGCACGTGCCAAACACGGCCCACAGCCAATCATCTATCAGTGGGCTGGGATAGATTACGTGTCTCCTAAGTACGGCATTCCGTATAGTGGTTTTCGGTATAATATTATGCGGTTATGGCCGTTCCCCGTTATCCAGGCTATCGAAATTGCACCTGTCTCACAAGCAGAGTCGGACTGGTGGGAGGAGCAGATTGCTGCGATTGCTCATAACATCCGGTCAGGTGCTTTCCCCGCTCGGGCTGATGATAAGACCTGCAAATGGTGCGACTACAAGAAGCTCTGTGCTCCTTGCATATACAACGTGAAGATGCCTGAGATAAAGGACGACATAGATGACTTCAATGATTGTGATTAACCAGGAGTAAGGTGAAGATGGAACGCTTTCGTCTGACAGATGACTTCCTAGCCAAGTATAAGGAAGTCAAACCCCCATTTGGTTTCAACGGCCTTGGGGAACTCGCATATTTACGCACTTATTCAAGAATCAAGGAAGATGGCTCAAACGAGGTCTGGTGGGAGACTTGCAGGCGTGTTGTAGAGGGAACCTACAACATGCAGAAAGCCTGGATTGAAATGAACGGCCTCGGCTGGAACCCGCAAAAGGCTCAGTTCTCCGCTCAAGAGATGTACGACAGAATGTTCCACATGAAATGGCTGCCACCCGGTAGGGGTCTCTGGGCGATGGGAAGCCCAATAACCGAGGAACGTGGTTGCTATGCTGCCTTGAATAATTGTTTTGCTCACGAAACAGAAATAATCACTCGGGAAGGGATTAAGCGAATCGGTGATTGCGTGGGTACTATTCAAACCCTACTGTCTCGAAATGGGAAATGGATAAAATCACCTATCCAAATTTTTGGTATTCGCCCATTACGAAAAATAACATTCCGGCGTCAAGGTAGGGATATGATTGTATATGCAACTCCCGACCATCGCTGGTTCGCTAAATCACCGTCGGATGTTAGCCACAATAAGGGTTTTAAGGAATATGTAACAGATGAACTGAAGCCCGGCTATAGAATGCAGTATATGTTCGGCCAGGGCATTAAAGACTTGGAACCTAATCCATTCGGCATTGCTCACGGCATAGCTTTTGGCGATGGTACAAAGTCAAGCAATGCTCACCTTTATCTGTGCGGGGAAAAGGCTGATTTAGCAAAATGGTTCCCACTGAATCACGCAACCCCAGCACTGGACAAAAATGCAACACGGATTAGTAATATTCCGCTTGGTTTTAAGAGATTACCCGACTTGAGCGAGCATAGAACCTATCTTCTGGGTTGGTTGATGGGTTACTTTGCTGCTGATGGTTGTTTGACCGAGGCGGGACAGGCAATTATTTGCAGTTACACGAGAGAAAATCTTGAGTTTGTAAGGTCTGTGTGCGCTATTCTCGGCATTGGCACTTTTGATATACGTGAGGAGAGAGTCACCAGCAACCTTGATGGTGAGGACTACATCTCTTACAAGATTCAGCTTATGTTGCAATTCCTGACTGAAGACTTTTTCCTGCTTTCCAAACACAAAGAACGGTTTAAGCAGCTAGAAGTAGAAAGTCGTCATTTCTGCAACTGGAATGTAGTATCTGTTGAGGAAACGGATAGAGTTGAGGAAGTTTTCTGTGCCACAGTCCCCGATGAAGGCGCATTTACTTTGGCAGGAAATATCCTAACAGGTAATTGCGGTTTTGTATCGACTAAGGACATAGCCACAACGGGCAGTGACCCGTTCTGCTTCCTGATGGATGCCAGTATGCTCGGGGTCGGCGTAGGATTCGACACCAGGGGAGCCGGAACCATCACCATCCGTAAACCCAGACCGGTTGTCGAGACCATGGTCATCCCTGACAGCCGGGAGGGATGGGTAGAGTCAGTTAGGCGTCTGCTCGACTCCTATTTCAAGGGCGGCCCTACTATGGAGTTCGACTACTCCGAAATACGTCCTGCCGGGGTGCCCATTAAAGGGTTCGGCGGCGTTGCCTCTGGGCCGGAACCTCTGAAGCGGTTACACGAAGACCTCCGCAAGATTCTCGATGCCCACGATTGCAAGGAAATCAGCAAGAGACTCATCGTGGACATTATGAACCTCATCGGCAAATGTGTTGTCGCAGGTAACGTGAGGCGCACGGCTGAGATAGCCATAGACTTCGATTGGGATGATATGGACTATTTGACACTCAAGCATTATGAGACCAACCCCGACCGGGCCGAATATGGTTGGGCATCCAACAACTCCGTAGCAGCCCCGCTTGGTGCTGATTATTCCCAGTCTGCTAAGTTCGTCCGGTACAACGGTGAGCCGGGTTATGTCTGGCTCGATAACATCCGAGGTTATTCTAGGATGAACAATGGCCCGGACTTCAAGGACAAGAGGGCCGATGGATGTAACCCCTGTGTGGAGCAGAGCCTTGAGTCTCATGAGCTTTGCTGCCTCGTAGAGACGTTCCCCAACAAGCATAAGGACTTGGCCGACTACAAGAGAACGCTCAAGTTCGCCTATATGTATGCCAAAACTGTCACCCTTGGCAAGACTCACTGGCCCGAGACCAACAGGATTCTCCTTCGCAACAGGCGTATCGGGTGCTCAATGAGCGGTATTGTGCAGTTTATCGCTTCCAGGGGCCTGCATACCTTGAAGGAATGGGCAACTGCGGGCTATGCGACCCTTGAATACTACGATGAAGTCTACTCGGACTGGCTCTGTGTGCCTCGGTCTATCAAGATGACATCCGTCAAACCTTCTGGCACTGTGAGCCTCCTAGCCGGAGCTACACCCGGTATGCACTTCCCTGAGAGTCGTTACTACATCAGGCGGATGAGGATAGACAATAAGTCCGAGCTTATCCCGGCCCTGGTCGAAGCTGGCTACAAGGTTGAGCCTTGCATCGGACAAGAGGACAGCACGGTTGTTGTCGAGATTCCCGTTAAAATCGAGGAGAACGTGAGAACTGTCTCTGAGGTTTCAATGTGGGAGCAGTTGGCTCTCGCTGCTTTCCTCCAGAGGTATTGGGCAGACAACCAAGTGTCCTGCACTGTGACCTTTGACCCTGAGACCGAGGGAGCACAGATAGTCAATGCCCTCAACTTCTATCAGTATCAGTTAAAGGGTGTCAGCTTCCTCCCAAGGTCGGAACGAGGTGCATTCCCTCAGATGCCTTACGAGGAAATCTCTGAGGAACAGTATGAGACCCTGGCTGCCAACTTGAAGCCATTGGACTTCTCCAAGGTGAGAGGTGAAAGGGCAGACGTTGAGCGGTTTTGTGATGGCGATAAATGCACGATAGGAGCACACTAATGCCAATAGTCATAGGACTCGGATACCAGAAGCGAAGCGGTAAGGACACTTGTGCTCAAATGATACTTGAACTGGCAAAGCAGGCTGGAATCCCGGCTTCTCGTCGGGCATTGGCAGATGCGCTCAAGGAGGAGTGTGCTGCCTATTTGTCTCCCATCATGGGCATTCCGTATGAGGAAATCCTCCGGCAGATGCACGGCACGACTGAGGAGAAAGCTCGCTGGCGGCTCATCCTCCAATGGTGGGGAACAGAGTTCAGGCGAGAACAAGACCCGGACTACTGGATTAAGCTTCTTCGGAATTGGATTGAAACGAATTGCAAAGACCTGAACCACATAGTTGTCATACCCGATGTGAGGTTTATCAACGAAGTGGATATGTGCAAATCGTACCCTGTTGGATTTGCGATAAACGTCATACGCCCCGGTCTTGAAAGTTTCGATACTCACGAATCGGAGACTGAGCTTGCAGACTACCAAGGCTGGAGTGGTATAATAGTGAATGACGGTGACCTCACTGACCTAGAAGCCAAAGTGAAAGAGGCGTTCATCTATATGATGACGTTTTCCATGACCCATGAGGAATGTAATACTACCAGTCACAGCAGGTGTGCTGTGCCACAATAAGCTAAGTGTCCAAGACCTGGTACCCGGTGATTGTGTAAGTGGCTATGATACCTACAATCGCCGGGTAACCATGGCCCGGATTGTATCTATCGAGCCACTGCCTCCTGTCCCCAAGATACGGGTTCCTCTTACTCGCCTTATGACGGTCACTCTGACAGCTAAGACGGTCATTCTGACCCCGAATGGTGAGAGGACGCTGGCACAGAATGTCAACCGGATAACCGGCTACTGCTATAAGAACCCCAAGAACCTCCTCGTCAGAGAAGTGGACGCCATTATGGAGTGCAAAGAGACCGTCGAGGTCGTGAGGCTTACCTGGGATGAACCGGACTACATCTGGACTGACGGAATCCTGGTGGGAGCCAAATGGACATCGTAGACAGACTAACTGAAATCTATATCAACAACCCTGATGAGGGAGAAGCTATAGCCAGAGAGTTTGGCTTGTGGGATAGCATCAAGGACAGACTATTCAAGGCTCTGAATGTCTACGTCTGCCAGAACGATGTAAACAGGTTCATCGAATATGTCTTCATTGACCCTGAAACCGGCGACTACCTCGAACAGCAGGACTTCCACGAGGAGTGGCAGCATCTCGTATCTAACCACGACAGGGTGCTTATTGCGGCCCCGAGAGGTCACGGTAAATGCTTGGCCGGGGATACAAAGATTACCCTAGCTGATGGTAGCCGTAAAATAGCCTCAGATATTCCTCTTAACACACCGTTCGAGATTTTGTCTTGGGACGAAAATGAAGGTTACAGCATACGCACCGCTCGTATATGGCGCAACATCGTACAACCGATAGTTCATATTAAAACTGCTTTCGGAAGAAGCCTTCGTGTTTCTCCTGAACACCCGTGTTGGAGTGCTACAGGATGGAAAACAGCAAAAGATATTCAAGTAGGTGACCGGTTAGGTGTAGCTCTCGGTAGTCCTTTTGGTTCCAAGAGCGTAGACTTGGATAAAGCCTGGCTTCTTGGATTCCTTATCGGTGACGGCACTTTATCTAGGTTAAAGGCCAAGTACATCAAAGGCAGCGTTCAATTTACGTGTGCAGAAAGCGAGATAATTGACCGTGTAACTGCTATATGTAATCGTCAAGGCTGGAAACTTGAACCGCTGAAATATAACAAGTATGGCTGGGAAATCCGAAAATGTCGTGACTTGGTTGCCTGGCTAAAAAGACTTGGAATTGCAGGTACGAACTCTCACGATAAGTTTGTTCCAGAAGACATATTTACATGGAATCAAGAATCTGCGGCAGCCTTTATTGAAGGGTATTTTGATTCTGATGGGACAGCGTGTTACCCAGGGGGCCGTTATCGACACGTAGCATTTAACAGTGTTTCCCGAGAGCTTTTGGAAGGTATTCAAACTCTACTCCTTAGATTTGGTGTTAGCTCTCAGCTAACACCTAAAGACGTAGTGCCTTCCTGGGTTTTGGTTATTCACGGTAGTAGTATAAATCAGTTTTCCTCAATTCTATCTCCTTGCTCTAGGAAGAATCAGAATATTCGGCAGATGAGCGAGGGCATAGTAACCAATGATAACGTTGACCTTTTTGGGCATCATAGGTCTCGAATGCTTGCGTATGCTGCATATGCGGGCAACGAGGTCTTTGCCAATAACGCACGGCTTCAATGGGACTACGTAACTGAGGTCATCTTTGAAGAACCTGAGATGACTTATTCAGTGGAGGTAGAGGGAACACACGTCCACATTACAAATGATTTTGTGACACACAATACTGTCCAAACCATCGGTAGGATAGTCTGGGAGCTTGGGCGCAACCCGGAAATCAGGGTCAAAATCATCGGTTCCTCCGACGACAAGGCCAAAGAAATCCTGGGCCTTGTGAAGGAAGTCATCGCCACATCTGAGCGAGTCCACGAGATATTCCCGAACCTGGAGATAGATGCCACTCGTGGAGACACCAAAACGGCATTCTTCGTCAAGAGACGCATTCCTCAGAGAGACCCTTCTGTGGAAGCATCGGGTGTTCTCTCGACTGGTGCTGGAGGTCGTGCTGACCTCCTGGTGTGCGACGATGTTGTTGACCTCAAAAACGCAGTCATCAACCCTGCCCAACGTGAGCAGGTTATCAAGGCTATCGAGGAAACGTGGTTTTCCCTGGTTGCCTCTAAGGGTCGAATCATTTGGATATGCACCCCTTACCACGTTGCTGACGCCACACACGTCCTGAAGGCCAGAGGCACATTCACCGTCTGGTGGACTCCGGCCATCGAATACAAGATGCACTTCGAGGACGACGGTACTCCGATTGTTGACCCTGAAACCGGGCAGCAGAAGGTAACGAAGAAAATCCTGTGGCCGAGCAAGTGGTCTGAGGAGAAGCTGAAAGAGAGGGAGGCCGAGGTCGGCACCCGAGCATTCGCAAGGCAGTATCTCCTCAATGCTATGTCCGACGAAGAAAGGACGTTCCCCGAGAAGTCCCTGGAGAAAAGCTTTGACAAGACCATTGCTGACATCGGTGAGGACATCGAGGATACTTGGGCAACTTATGGCGGCGTAGACCTCGCAACGGCCCTTGGTAAGAAGAATGCTTGGACAGTCATCACAACTTTGGCGAAGTCGCCGTATGACTCCAGGCTCTACTTCAAGGAGATATATCGCCGGAGGATGCCGTTCTCTACGACCATCAAGTGCATCCTGGAGCAGTATCGAAAGCACAACTGGAGAATGGTCTACGTCGAGAACAACCAGTATCAGCAGGCAGTCATTGACGCACTTGAGGAGATAGATAAGTCCTTGCCGGTCTACTCGTTTACAACGGGCACCAACAAGGCCGATGAGAAGGTCGGGTTGCCCGGCCTCAACGTTGCCTTTGAAAAGGGCCATTTCGCCATACCTGCGGCCAAGTTCCCTCTGGCCGGTGACGAAGTATCACCTTTGGCAATCCTGATGAACGAGCTTAGAACACACCCCGGAGGGGAGTTCTCCGATACTGTGATGTCACTATGGTTTGCATGGTCGGCAGCAGTGAAAGGTTCCGGCGACTTTGAAGATGCATATATCGAAGCAGTAGCCTCATAAAGACGCCATCAATCGGCACTACTATGTTATGATATAAGCAGTCTGTTGCAAACGCCTTACTTCCATGCTATAATGAGGATAGTTGCCATGAACTCACCTTTTGATATACAAAAGCCGAAGCGACAACCGGTTACATACTGGGCTAAGAAGATTGGGCGAGCGTTGAATGAGCTATTTGATACTGACTCGTCTAACCCACGACACGCCGTTCCTCGAATCAAGGATTCCAACTCTCTAACTGACACGTTCTTTGCTTCGGCTAATCCAGCTTCCATTCCGAACCTGTGGAGAACCCATCAGACTCGGAAGGCTGTCTATCAGGACATAGAGCGGATGGACGCCGAGGATGAGACGGTGGCAACGGCCCTCGACATCATAGCTGATTGTTCAGTTTCCTACTCTGAGACTCAGAACATTCCTCAGTTCAATATAGTGTCCAAGGACGCAAGAGTGCAGAAGATTCTCAGCGACCTTTCCGCACGACTTGACCTTCCGGGCGAAATATGGCAGATTGCCAGAGATGGTGTGAAGCAGGGCAACGAGTTCAGAGAGGTCATCATCGACCGGCAGGCGATGAAGATTATAGCCCTGAAGCAGACCATCTCGTATCAGATTTACCCGAAGACCAATGAGAGGGGCGACAAGCTGCCCGGATGGATAGCTCTCAAGGATGGAGACCTTTATGGCACTGAGGCCGGGAGAGAGCTTGAGGAATGGCAGATAGTGCCGTTCCAGTTCGGTCACAAACGGGGCTTCCTGACGGTGCCTCCGCTGGCCTCGGCACGACGCAACTGGATTCGGCTTTCAAAGATGGAAGACGGCATGGCAATCGCAAGATTGACCCGTGCTTACGATAAGTTGGTTCACCGTATTCCGGTCAAGCCCGAGATGAGCCGTGAGGAAGTCATGGCCCGCATTCGGATGTATAAGGACAGCATCACTAAAAAACGTATGCTGAACTCTGAGGGTTTGCTGGAGCAGACGGACAGCCCGCTTGACATACAGTCCGACTTTTACCTCCCGGATACTGGAGATGGCCGTGGAGGAGTTGAGCAACTATCCAGTAACAATGCACAGCTTGGAAACCTGAACGACATCATCTATCATCGTGAAAAGCTTCTCACCAGGCTCCAGGTTCCGATTGCTTACTTGCAAATCACTTCGGCACAGAAGACTCACCTGACTGCCGGTAGTAACAAGGGCGATGTTGAGATTCAGTTTGCAAGAATGCTCAGGAGAGTTCAGCGGATGCTCAAGAAAGGTCTGCGCCGGGTGTGCGACATCGAGCTTATGCTCCATGGCATAGCCCCGAGTGAAGACCTGTATGAAATCCAAATGACCCCTATCAACACCAAAGACCTCCGGGAAGACGCCGAAATCGAGCTTACCTACGCTCAAGCGGCTGTGTATTTCCTGGAAGCCTTCGGTGCTCTGCCGCCTGAGTTTGTCGCTGAGAAGTTTATGCACCTTGATACGGAACAGACCGATGTACTTGAGCAGTTCCTCAAGAAGTATTCTGACCGTATCACTGAGGCCCGCGTGAAGGCTATCGAGAATGCGGCCATTCCGAAGTCTGATTTGATTAAGGACAGGCTGCCGGGCGACTCCCAGAAGGGCAGAGGCAGTGGCAACCAGAACAAAACGCGAGGCAGTAGGACAACCGAGCAAAAGGGCACTGCGGAAGCACAACAGTCTGTGCCAATCGAAACTTTGGTAGACATCATCTACGAACTTCAGGAGGCAATCTACCAGGACTTCCGTGACCAGGGAATCCACGTTCCCGAGATAGACGAGATTAGTCAGCGGAATGTCATTAGAGCAGGACTTGCTCAGGTAGCAAAAACACCGGATGCAGAGCTTATCGTCAACTAAGGCAAGAATCGACCTCTATAACGAGGATTGCCTGACCGGAATGAAAGAGAAACTTGCCGCCAAGTCGGTTTCTCTCATTGTCACTAGTCCACCTTACAATATCGGGATAGAGTATGGCACCGAAGGTTATGACGACCACATGCCCAGGGCCGATTACCTGGACTGGATGGTTGATGTTTCCTACGAGATGCACCGAGTCCTTGCCGATGACGGCAGCTTGTTCCTGAACCTCGGGAGCAAGCCGACTGACCCCTATATCCCGCATGATGTACTCAATATCTTCCGTCGATGCTGGCACCTACAGAACACTTTTCTGTGGGTCAAGAGTCTCTACGTTGAGGACATTGAGACCACGGTAGGGCACTTCAAACCGATTAACTCCCCACGTTTCGTCAATGACTGTGTGGAGTTTATCTACCAGCTTACCAAGACCGAGGATACACCGAAAGACCAGGGGTTCGAGTATGTCTTCCACCTGACCAAGGATGGCAAGACCCCAGTTGACCGGCTGGCCCTCGGAGTTCCTTACGAGGATGCTTCCAATCGGAAACGATGGAAGAATGGCAGTCTCGGGCTGCATTGCCGAGGCAATGTGTGGGTCATACCTTATAAGACAATTCAATCCAGAGACAAGGACAGGGGAGGCCATCCGGCCACATTCCCTCCTCAACTTGCGATGAATTGTATGCTGGCCCACGGCCTGGACAGAATCAAACTGGCCCTTGACCCGTTCAATGGGGAAGGCAATTCGGCGATAGCTGCCGCCACCCTCGGTGTAGACTTTGTGGGCTTTGAGCTAAATGAACAGACACACAAGAATGCCCTAATCAACGTCGGATTGGTGGAAGAAGAAGTAGCATGACTGTAAGACGATTAACGGTTGCGCTCGTCATCCTGGTAGTCTTATGTCTATGTCTTGCTCGTAGAACCGAAAGCACGGCAACTACGAGCAGTTTGACCAAACAGGAGATGGTAGCCGTATCGCAAGAAGCAACACCGGATGTGTGGACGGTTTCCACTCCGTCCTGCGATGTTGCGGGCGTTGAGCTACCCGCTGACCTTGCACTAGCAGGTGAGGTCAATGTCGTGAGTTCCGGCATACCTATGGAACCCTACTGCCGGAAGAAATGGTTGCCTCCGTAGCGTTGATAATCTGGTATCAGATTAATCATGTGAATAACCTCAAGGAAGGCCCTGTGTGATTCGCAGGGCCTTTTGCTTACCACGTATTTCCGTACCGGTACCAAGCAGCCCTCACATCGTGGACACTTGCAGTCTGCGAAAGGTGGGGCAAGTGTGATAGTATAAATATAGGCAGATAGTGCTTGGAGGGCAGTAGTATGGCTTGGAAACCTGTCTCAGTAGTCAACTTCGTAACAGACTACCTCGAAGGGAAATCCGACAATGACCTTGCTCTAAAATACGGAGGCACCATCGACCAAGTAAAATTTCTGATAGCCCGTCTTCGCAAAAGCGAAGGTCTACCTACCAGGGATGAACTTCGTGCCGGGGTCTCATTCGAGTATAAAGCAGCCCAAGAACGACAAGCATTCCGTAAGTTCCTCCTTCGAGCAAAGACCTTCCCCGAAATCCGAGCAAAGTTTGGTGACCTATCTGAAACTCTCCTGGCCGAGAAGCATCCTGGACTAAACCTCTTTGAGCAGATAAACAACTTCGGTGAGAAGATATACATTCTATTACCAGAGGTTGGCGAGGAAGACTGGCGGGCACTGGTCAAGGAACGAGTCTGGGCCTACCACACGTCCGAAAGTCTGGAAGGGCCTTGGAAGCAGCCATACCAGGTGATACAGATGCCAGATGATGCTTTCCTGGACGATGAGATTATCATTGCCCCGATATACGACGCACACCTAGGCCACTACGCACACAAGCGGGAAAAGTTGCTCGCTTATATAAGGTGGATAGAGGAGACACCGAATGTCTTCACGTTCCTGGGCGGTGATTTTGAGGAAAATGCCCTGGACGATGGTAGAGGGATGACCTACTCCCAGCAGGTTCCTCCGTCACTGCAAATCAAGCGTTCCTGTGAGCTTCTGGCCCCGATAGCCCACAAGATTCTGTTCACACTCTCGGGCAACCATGAGCTTCGGACAGAGAAGCGGGCGAACATCGACCCCTCTGCGGTCGTAGCTAGCTACTTGAACGTTCCTCACTATGCCGGGCCGGTCTATTGCACGATTCTCGGCAAAGGTCGAAGGTGGAAGATATACGCTTTCCACGGCAACACTAGCTCTCAGACCAAGGGAGGTAAACTCAACGCTGCCGGTCGGCCTCGGAGATTCACCGACTTCGTTCACTTCTATGTGAGCGGCCACACTCACGACCCGATGGTAAACAACGAGACCTGTCTGGTGGAAGACCCGGAACGCTGCCGGTTGACCTACCAAACACAGTGGATAGTTACCTGCCCATCTTTCCTCGGTTGGGAAAACACTTACGCCTATGTTGCAGGTTGGCCTCCTCCGGGCAAGGGAGGAGTCGCTATACATTTATATGGTACCGGCGACTACGAGGCCATAGCAAGGGACAGACGATAACTAAATAAGGGCAAGTGAATAGTAAAGAGACCGGCGATTATCGTTGCCGGTCTCTTTGCATTTATTCCACTTATCAAGTCGGCCTAGTACATATACCTGATTATTGTTAAACGCCCCACTTACTGTTGACTTTGATTATCCACTCAAGTATACTGAAGATGTTAGCCATCCAAACAACTACATTCATACACTATGGAGGTAACGACAATGGCAGTAGTAGAGACAAGAGAGATGAAGAAGAACGCAAGAGTTGACTCGCAGATTGTGATGGCCGGTGACATCGGCAGCGTCTACGGCGGCAAGATTATCGACTCCAAGATGAGCCTGAACGAGGCCATAGTGGAGGCTGGTCTGGACTTCGAGGTTGCCCTGGAGAGGATTCGCATAGCCAAGAAGGTCGGAGGAAAGGTCATCCCTGGTTACTTCGTAACCTATCGCACTGACACCGGAGACCCGCTCGGAGTCGTCAAGAGTCGCTACGTTCCGATGCAGAACAGAGACGCTTTCAGGCCGTTTGAGGCATTCATCGGCAATGAGGCTTGCGTCGAAAGTGCAGGCGTATTGCATGGTGGCCGATATACGTGGATGTGCCTCGACCTCGGTAGCTTCGACATTCTGCCCGGCGACACTATCAACAAGCATCTGCTCATCATCAACTCGCACGACGGGTCGAGTAACATCCTGGCTCAGTTGATGCCGAATAGACTGGCCTGCCAGAACATGCTCAACTTCTCGTTTGGTGCCGGTGGCGGCAGTGAGCCGTTCAAGATTCGCCACACGGGTTCGGCTCTCATCAAGCTTGAAGAAGCCCGCAACGTCATGTCGATTGCAGCCGATGGGTTCAAGAAGGTGCAGGAAGCGTTCTCGCTGATGAAGGACACCCGTTGCTCGCAGGAAGACCACAACCTCATCGTTCGCAAGTCCTTCGGGGTCACGGATGAGGATATGGAGAAGTTCCTGGCCGGAGACTACGTGAAGACTCCTCAGTGGGTTGGACACGCGAAGGAGATTGATAAGGTCTACGAGATTGGGCCTGGTATGGACATCCCCGGAGTCCGTGGAACCGTGTGGGGAACGTTCCAGGCAATCACTACCTACTTCGACCACTTCAGACACGTTCGGGGCAGCGGCAACAACCCGGACACTGCCATCGAGTCCAAGCTTCTCGGTCACGCCGCCGAGAAGAAGATTGCAGCGTTCAAAGCCTGCATGGATTTCTGCCGAAACTAGCCCCGGTCAACCTTCCAACCTCAAAACAAGGCCACCCTATGCAGGGTGGCCTTGTCGCATTTATCTAACTCCGCAACTACGCAATTCATCCCAGTAAATTTTTTTATAATGTGGACACCCTACAGTTGCGCTCTTTTGCTACAGTATATTCAGCAAACCTTGTGTGAGGTCAGACATGCAGAAACTCCTAGCAAAGCCCAAGTCACGGCTCCTGCTCTCAAGGCTGGAGAAGCGTGACACGGCACTCATACAGAGTGCCCGGCAAGACAGGGATTCGCTGTTCGCTGACCCGACGAACCAGCGGTATCCCCTGGATACTGTGGAGCACATCCAGTCTGCAATCGAGTTGATTCAGGCTCCGGCCAACGCCGCCGCTTGCTCTGAGAGCGAGATGAAGGCAATGAAGGCTCGAATCAAGACTGCGATGCTCAAGCACAGTATGAAGGTGCCCACTGAGAAGCAGGGTTGGGAACACGACCCCATCCTGCCCCTCACGCAAGACCACTACACGGTGGATGGTAGTGCTGAAGAACTGCTCGCCAAAGTGCGACACGCCTTCAAGGAGTGGAGGAGTAACCAGAGTGATTATTCAATCCGCTGGTCTTGCATCCTCGCTACGTTCGCCAACAGCATTCTCATCTACACCGACGAGTGGGATTCGGACACCGAATACTATCTGGTCGGCTACACGGTCGATGAGGCCGGAAAAGTCGCCATAACCGGTGAGCTTACTCGGGTTGATGTCAAGATGGTCGTCTCGGCCCTTGGCGTGGAGCAAGCCACAAACGGAGAGGAGCAGACCGCAATGCAGACAGACGAGACAAAACCGAAGACTCAGGACGCCGTTCCTGACGCCACTCCGGTCGCTGACATTGCTGCTGCCGCAACTCCTGCCAACAAGTCGGACGATAATCCGACGCTGGAGGAGAAGAAAACGGACGCTGAGTCTCCTGGAGTCTCTATCGCGGAACCCGCTGATGAAGCAACAAGCGATTCCCCGGCAGAGAAATCCGATGAGATTCCGGCAACCCCGGCAGCCGATGACGGCGGCACGTCCGACGCAGTGAAGTCGGCCATGGGCAAGACGGCCTCTGGTACGAAGCAGGATGAGCCTCAGAGCTTCGATGAGTCGAAGCTTCTGCAAGGTGACTCCTACGACTACGGCAAGCTGCCTCTGAGCTTCATCCAATCGGCAACGACTGAGGAGAGCAACGGCAGCAAGCTTATGCGTATCCAGGGTATCGTGACCCGTGGAAACATCGTGAACTCGAAGGGCGAAGTCTACCCGACTAGCGTCTGGGAGAAGAACCTTGACCAGATGAACCAGGCTGCCAAGGCCGGAAAGTTCCTGGGCAAGCTCGAACATCCCGACTTCGAGCAGGGCTTGGTAGATGCTGCTATCAAGTTCGACGAGTTCTGGCTCCAGGGTGATGACCTCTGGGCCAAGGCCACAGTCATTCCGACTGAGCCTTACGGCAAGAACCTGCAAGCCATGATTGAGGCCGGAGTACAGGTCGATTTCTCCAGCCGAGGTTACGGCAGCAAGGTAGTCCAAGACTGGCGCGGGGTTCAGCGGCCAGTTATCCAGGACGACTTCGTGTGCGTGGCATTTGATGCTGTGTGGCACGGAGCCTCTACTGGTAGCGGCGTGAAAAGCGTCGAGTACCAGAGCGACCCGAACCCAACTACTACTACTATATCTGAAGGAGATGCACCTACCGTGGAAAAGGAAAAGAACGAGACCCAGACCCAATCCGCAGTTGAGGTCAAGGCCGCTGAGATTAGGGCCAAGGCCGAACTGAAGCAGACTCGGGTTGCTCTGCTCGACAGTGCCAACCTGAACGAGGTCGGTATGAGGGCTTACCAGACCGCACTTGAGAAGTGCGACACTCTGGAGAGCCTGATTCAGACCTCCGAGAGCCTGCTGCCGCACCTGGAGGCCACCTTTGGCAAGTCCGAGGAGGCCGACAAGACTGAGACTCAGAGTGTGACCTATATGCCGCACTTCTTCGTCAAGCAGTCTCAGGAGGAACTTGCTCCTCAGACCGTTGGCGAACTGTTCAAGAGAATGGTTCAAGACCTTCCCGATGGCCCTGCCAGACCGGGCGTTCCGAACCATTTCACCAGCCCTCGTATGGCTTGTTACCAGATGCTCTGCAACATCGCAAGAGAGCAGCAGGGCACCTTTGATGGTCGCAGAGCGGCCCTCGGTCTCCTGGCCCTTGAGCAGGGCAAGATTGACCGGGCGAAGGACATTCTGGAGCAGAGCCTCCCGACTGGTGCGACCGTTGCCAACGGCAATATCGATGGAGATGGTGCTCCTCTGAGCAACTATCTCATCTTCCCCCTCGTTCGTCGGGTATTCCCGATGTATATTATGAACGAGATTGCCTCCATCCAGCCGATGGACAGGCCCGAAGGGAAGATTTTCTACCTCGACCACTACCGAGTTGATGGGGAGGCGAACGAGACGAGGCTTGACCTCAACACTTCGTCCAACCCGTTCAACTCCAGTTTCAGCGACAATAATACTGAGGGAGCCCCCGCTCTCCAGATTCGTCTCAGACTGTCGAGCCAGCTTGTTCAGGCGCACACCAAGAAGCTTGGTGCAGCGTGGTCTATCGAGGAAATGCAGGACTTGAGAGCCTACCACGGCCTCGATGCTGCACAGGAACTCCTCGGTGGCATCGCTCGTGAAATGGCCCTGGAGTGGAACATGGAAGTCCTGAACGACATGCTCGCTCAGGCCACAGCCTGTGCTCTGACTTATGGAACCCAGCGTCCTGCAAATGGATTTGACAGTCAGAAAGACTGGGATGAGTATATCTGGAACTATATCCAGAAGCTCGACAACATGATTTTCGCCAAGCGGAATGGTGGAATGACCCACATCGTCTGCGGTGTGGACGCTGCTCTCGCACTTGCCAAGTCGATGAGGGGCGCGTTCACTATCGGCGGCAGCGATGGTAGAGCCGAGGAGATGGAGATGTATCCTGGAACCACGTTCTATGGAAACATCTCGACTCCGAACGGTAGCCGCTATCGGGTGCTGAAGACCAACTTCTGGGGCACTGGCACGACCAACGGCTCCAAGATTCTTGGTCTTCGCAAGGGTACCGAGTGGTCTGATACGGCCTACATCTGGGCACCGTACACCGACTACGTGACTCCTATGCTCACCGACCCTTCCGACTTCTCCCAGAAGCAGGGTGTTGTGAGCCGAGCCGCAAAGAAGGTCGTCGTTGCCGATGCGATGGGCTACATCACCGTAACCAACGCGTCTGGCGAACTCGTATAATCTCCAGTGTGAGATGAGTGCCTAGAATGGCCCCGGTGAACTTTGCCGGGGCCATTTCTTTGCCAAAGTGTGCTATAATATCAGTATGAACTCTTATATCTACAACCCGCTAAACGCTCCGCAGTTTGTGGGTAGTAACATGTTCCCACCTCGGACTTATGTAGTTGTTGATGAGGCTACGGTAGCCCGATTAAAAGCAGGTAATGTGGATGTCCACATTGAGGGAGATGACAAGTTTAGACCCTTATTCGTCGTAAACATTCCGGCGAAGATACCTAACCAACTCTAATAAGGAGGACATTCAAGATGTCAAAAGTATCGACGGCTATAGACCTCATCATCTCGTGGTTGGCGAAGTCCCTGGCCTGCCTGCTTGACCTCGTTAAGTCTGGGCAGGCTGACAAAGCAGGTCTACTCATCCTGGACATTCAGGATGTCATCAGCAAACATCTGCTTGCTGTCAAGGCTTTCATCCCTGAGAAGCCCATCGGCAAGGTGCCAGGTAACTTCTTCGCCAAAATTGCATGGATACTCAAAAACTCCGCTTACTTGAATATCCTTGCTGCTCTAGCAATTGACTTTGACCCGTTCGAGGAAGCCAAACTAACAGCTAAATCCGTTGCTATGAAGTGGGGTTTCTACAACGAGGTCTATGGAGGATAATGAAGATGAGACTGATACCAGCCATTTTGACGGCTCTGTTTGTTTGTACTACGGCCTGGGCCAGAGTAGATAAGCTCCCGTCATATCACGACGAAAATGTTGCCAGGACAGAGGCTGCTAGAAATGCACCTCCTTCAGACCCGCCATGGGATGGAAGGCCCGGCACTATCAAACATGCAATGGAACAGCCAGACGGAACGCTCGTAATACTCGACTGTGTTCACGTAGGGGCCATCTACAAGGAACCCCAGAAATACATAGTTATCTATGACTGGTATACATCCTGGAGAACCATGATTGTAAACATTCCTGCGACTCCAGAAATGAGGCCAGGCCAAGTAATTGATGTTATCGGCACGATGGCCACACTATCCGATGGTAGACGCCTTGTTGAATACCCTACCATCTTGGGCTACTCAGATAAGCAAGGAAAACTTCTTGTCCAGGGAGGGCCGATGATAAAAGGTATATCCCAGGCCATTCCTTGGGCCTATAAGATTCAGCTTACCAAGATAGATAAGCCTGAAGGAAAGGGAAAAACTACCACTTCGACTGGAATTAGGGCAGCGGATGCAACTACTATTAGTGACTCCATTATCAGAATCAAAGACCTGACCACTTATGACTCTGTTGCAGAACTTCTTGCTGCCAAGCCCACGGAAGGTAAGTGGGTTCGACTCCTAGACCGTAGAGTTTACTGCATTGGTAAAGACGACATTGGAACATTTATCGTCGTTAGAGACGGAGATAGTGAAGACAAACTTTTGCAAGTTTACACTACTGCCAGGCCCAAAACTAAATCAGCCAATGTGACTAGAATCATCGGCAAAGTGCATGTCAAAGACGGTTCTATTGTATTGGAAACTGATATAGGGTCAACCATAGACCCACAAATCGCCGTGGGTTCTGTGGCAATAATAGACTAAGGAGGCAACCTTGAGAAGACTACCAATAGTTCTTCTGCTACTGAGCCTGTTCGTATCAATGCCCGCTCAGGCTCAGTTTATTCCTCCACCCGATGGAGGAGGCATTGAACCCCTGCCGAGTGCTCTTCCGGCTATCCATACTATGGCTTGGGCCAAAACTCAGCCGGACGGAACTCTATTAACAGAGCCTATGGCGGGCAAGGTGGTAACCAGGGTCTTTCCCGACTTCGGTTATTTCTATATTTCAAAACCAGACCGAAGTATGGGCATACGTGTCAAGGCCGCCGAGTGCCCTAACCCAGGCGACATCATAACTGTAACTACCGGGGTTATGAACACCGATGAGCTTGAGAGGTTCATTGATAACGCTTCATATAGCATAGACGGACACGGTGACCAGATTCGACCTCTTGGAATGTCCAATAAGAGCTACGGAGGTGGGGATTTCTACTATGACCCTGGCCCTCCGGCAACTGGGCAAAAGGGATTCTGGGATGGAGTCGGATTAAACAATATAGGCTCTCTTGTGAGAGTATGGGGCAAAGTCACGGAGATAGACGTTAGACCGGTTCCTCTTTACTTCTATGTAGACGATGGCTCCGGGGTTGACATGGCTATCGACCTGGAAGTAGCCCCAGGGCAAGCTATACCGTTTACACATCAAATAGGCGACTATGTAGCTTTTACCGGAATCAGTTCGTGCCTCGATGTGGATGGTTGGCATGTCCGTGTGATGAAGCTCTCGGCTCCTACTTTGAAGCTTTCAAAAGCCGTAGGGCAGACAGACCCGGCGTCAAAGGGGCCTATACGGTTCAAAGCCGTATTCAGTGAACCTGTAACAGGATTCACTAAAGACGATGTTATCATATCGGGAAGTGCCAGACCTTTAGATGTGATAGTCACCGATAGTGGCGACCACAAGACATATACAATCGAAGTGTCCGGCATGTCGCAAGCTGGCACCGTTAGTATTCGGGTCAACCATGGTGCTGCCAAAAGTATCAACGAAGACCTCAGCCTGGCTTCCCCTGATAACGGCATCGTTGTAAATTACAAACCTTTCGTGCCTTATAAAGTGCTGAACAAAAGAATGGGCATAGGGACGGGTAGATACCAGCGAAAACCTGTAAAATAGATAGGGGTATAGTCGGATGAATGTAGTACAGAATCGGATAGAATGGTTACCAGGTCTTCTTCAGACCAAAGATAACGGAGAGGGCATTGTAGGTGTTACCTATAATGCTGCGAGTCTTGTCGTCAAGTATCAGAAGACCGGAGGCCCGATACAAACCAAGATTCTGACTGCTGATGATTGGACAGAGGGAGTAGATGGTTCCTACAACATCCGATTTCTGCCAGAAGAACTGGATACTCTTGGCCTTTTCAGCTATTGGATTGAGTATACGAACTCCCTGACTTACATGGGAGCAGTGACCGTGGTAGAAGAAATCGACTTCAACCCGAACATCACTGTCAATCCTCCAGAGGTCATTGTAAACCCTACCCCAGTTACGGTCACACCGCCTGAAGTGGTAGTTAATCCTACCCCAGTTACGGTGAACGTTCCCGCTGGAGCCGGATATTCCATGAACGTTACACAGAGACAACTTACCTGGCTGCCTGTCAGATTGACCAAGAAAAGTGACAGTCTGGGTTTAACAGGAGTAGCGTTTACGGAGGTCTCGGTAGCCTATCAAAAGGCCGAAGGGGGAGTAGTATCAAAGACTCTTACCGATATGGACTGGTCTGAAGGTGTAGACGGTGCTTACAGTTTGCGCTTCTTACCGGAAGAACTCGACAGTAGAGGGTTATTCCAGTACTGGGTAACACATCCAGACTGCTTTACATACCCAGGTGTAGCTCAAATCACTAAAGCTGATTCCGGGCCGGGATTTACCGAAAGAGTAGCCCGTATTGCAATAAACAACCAGCCCATTGAAGGAGCCGAGGTGTGGATAAGCTCGGACGAGGCCGGTAGAGACATCATAGCGGGAATTAAACTCACTGATGCTCTGGGCCTGGTAAGATTCAACCTTGACCCCGGCGACTACTGGATACACTGGCGTAAAGCCAGAGTCCTCAAAGAGGGCAAGAAACTATGGAGAATAAGCTAAAATGACGGACATAGATATTCAGGGTCAACCAGTAGACAGTGGCGGTCTGACAATAGCCGACATCAAGAAGCATCTGGAGGGTCGCAAGTTCCCGTCCATCCTGAGTGAGGAGGACTACACGGAAATTGTAGAAGCTTCCCTGCGTGAGTTGAACAGGTATATACCTATCACCCGTTACGTGTCGTTCAAGACACGGGATGGGGTGCAGGACTACAAGCTGTTCGACCCTGACGACCCTATCACTGCCGGTGTCGGTGCCGGAGCCGTAGAGGTCAGAGATGTGTTCTGGAATCCGGGAGGGGATTGGTCGAGCTTGAACATCTTCTCTCCCGGATGGACACTCCTCTCACAGATGGTCTTATTCACCGGCAGCTACTTCCACCAGCCTTCCCAGATGATGGTTCTCCGGCAGAAGCTCGATGCTTGGAGGCAGCAATTTGGCAGCACGGGCTTTGAAGTCATCGGTCTTGTGGGCGCAAAGGACTCTCTCTTGAGACTCTACCCAGTGCCAAGGGCCAATGACAACAACGTGGTAGTCGAGTTATCGGTCAACATGACCCTCAATGACATCAACGATGCTATCATAGACAATTTCTGGCGGTGGACTGAATACTACACTGCCGATGCCCTGGCAAACCTGTATGCAACTACAGCAGGTGTCAACCTCCTGAACTTCGCTGACTCGAAGGATGCGATGAAGTATTGGCAAACCAAGGCAGACCGCTACTACAGCAAGGCCATACATATTATGAGCGGTGTTTCTGGAGCCGCAATGCGAGGATAAGAAGATGCCCAACTCCAAAGAGAGCTTGATGAGAGACCGGCTACTAAACGTGTTAGAGGTCTCGGCCCTACAGTTCCCGTCGATGTCCGTGACAATAGACCTGTGGCGGCCCAAAGTCGTCTCTCGTGGGGAGTTTGCCGATGAAGGTGTGGAGGTCTGGATTCGTCTTGACGAGGAAGTGCCCGCATTCTTCATCGACAAGATGAGCCGGTGGTTCGATGAGGTCGTGGGCATTATTGAGCAGACTACTAACTCAATTGTGCTGCCAGGCGGCCACATTCTCAAAGTGGATGACCATATCATACTGCAAGGTGAACCCTGGATTGTCATAGGCGTTCAGGACATCGGTGGTATCTGTGCTGCCCGAATAGACAAGCAGAAATCTCGATTCCAGATGCCCGCCCGGACTGTGCCGACTTACCGGGAGATAGGAATGAAAGCAAGGATAGCCTAATGGTAGACCTGACAATCAAAGTTCGGTGGACGAAGCTCAACGTGAACCGCATGATGTCAGCGGTTGAGGCTGAAGCTGTGTCTGCGCTGAACGGTGCCCGAAGTTTGGCCCGTTCTATCCTCATAAGGAACATTGGCACACAGTACTTCAGCCTGCAACAATTACGAGGTCTCGGTCACCCCTACTCCTGGTTTGGCTCCGGCAGGCCCGGTAACCTTCCGGCAGGCGTAGTCAACCGACAGAGCGGCGGTTTCTACCAGTCGTTCTTCATCAGAGTTGCGCCGACCGGCAAGAGGGTTTCACTGCTCGTGGGCCAGACCGGGCCTGAACAGATGCAGGGCCTCTGGCTGTCTGAAGGCACTTCCCGGATGCGAGGGAGAAACTGGCAGGGACACCTCCGGGCAGAACTAGCCCGAGTCATCCGGCCTTACATTGCTAAGAACCTGGAGCAACGCTTGAAGCTCACAGTCAAAGCATACGGAATTAACAGTTTCTCGAAAGGATGATAGATAGATGGCTGATACGACTGCTTTCATCAGACATATAAAGACCAAACTCTCTGGGGCTGACTGGTTCGCCTCTCAAGGCTTCAGCAACCAACAGGTATACCGGCAATATCTTCCCCAGGTCAAAGAACCTATCTATCCTTGCCTGACACTCTCCTATGAAATAGATGAGAGGGCCGTGTTCGCCAACATAGACAACCTCCGCTTGTTCGTCTCCGTACACGCCAAGGAGTTCGATAAAGTGGAGGAAGTCGCCAAGCAACTCAGCGACTTACTGCATAAGTATACTTACTCAGATGAGCAGTTGACCATCTATAAGTGTTACGATGTGGGCGTTCCTACAGTGCCTTCATGGAACAAAAACCTTAATGTTTGGGAAGCGGTGGTTGAGTTCGACTGTCAAGTAGGATAAATACCATACTTCGCAACTTATCTGGTTCTCTTTTTCTTGCATGTGGACACCCTTCTAAGTCCCGAATGTAGTAGAGTATATGTAGCTTAAAGCACACATTCGAAAACTCTTGCCAGAGGAGAACCAAGATGCCAATAATCAACAAAAACAACATCAGCCTCGGCATCGGCAACCTTGAGTTTGGTGATTACGTCAATGACGTTTTCACGAGCTACGTGGATGTCGGTGCAATCAAGTCCGAGGTCAACATTGAGCACACGAGAGAGGTCTTGGACTTCGAGAGCGGGCGGCCCCTGGTGGTTATCCTCCAGGAAGTCATCCGTGAGCGAGTCACACTGACCGCGACTCTCGCAGAGTTGACCGTAGCCACCCTGAAGTCTGCCCTTGGTCAGGGCAACATCACGAGCAACACCATTCCGACCTTCCTGGACAGCACTTCAGTAGCCCTGAAGGGCACACTGGAGACTGGTACTAGCCCGGTTACGAGTGGAAACCTGCTCAAGTTCGGTGGAATCGCTACCCACAACTATGTCGGCATTCGCTTTACTCACGTAAAGGCGAATGGTAAGCGGCAGATTTTCGAGGGTTACAAGGCCAGTCCTTCTGGAACCCTGACCCTGCCGTTTAGGGAGTCCGATTGGAACCTGTATCAGGTATCCTTCCGACTCCTGGCTGACACGAGCAAACCTGCTGGTGAGCAGTACTACCAACTGTTCATCGAACAGTAATATGCAAAGTGCATAAGTTGCACGGTCGGACAAGTATGTGGTAAACTGTAGCTGGTAACTTGCTCAATGGTTACCAGCTATATTCTTATCAGGAGGCAACTCAGACAATGACCAACAAGTTCCAGTGGGATGATTCTGCACTCGTGCCCGACTCGATAGAGATTAACTATCCAGTCAAGTTCAACGAGGACGGCACTGTGGCCGAGACCGAAACGGTGCGCCACTTCGAGCTTGCAAGACTAGACCTCGTAAAGTTCATCGCCGATGCTCTGGACAAGAAGTTTGTCCGTGAGGTCGAGGTAGAGGAAGACGGTCAGAAGGTAACCAAGGCAGAGCGGGTTCCATTCCTGGAAGTTGAGGAGGAGCAGCGCAAGCTTCTGTTCGACGGTCTTGCGAAGACCACGAGAGGCAAGAAGGACGCTAAGTTCTTCGAGAAACTGACCATCGGCGCACGAGGGATGGACGCCCTCGTGGAGATGTTCTTCGAGCTTAACCACATTGAGGAAGTGACCGCAACTGGGGGAAACTGGCTGATGCTTCCGACAGTCCGAGAAGCGATGTCGGAGGCAGAGGCCGGAAGCTCAGAATCCCCGAGTGCGACTTCGGAAGTATAGTCGAGGCTCTTTCCGAACGGGGGTGGAGCATCGAATATATCTGTTCCCTGACCTACCGGCAGGTTGGACTTCTGTGGGAGAGGTACTGGGACAGAAAAGTGTGGGACATAGAAGCTCAAGTCATAACGAATCCGCTTCTCAGTCTGGGTGGCGGTAGCGGCGACTCAGACCCCGAATCCGGCCCAATAATAGACGCAACAACTGATGCCGGGATAGACAAGCTAGAGAGCCTAGGGCTACCTGTAAAGAGGATTTGACATGAGCAACCCAATAGTCTTCGATGCCAGCATAAATACAGCGGGTATGGCCGCTGGTGCGAATCAGGCCGAGGCTATCATAAATAAGATGGCCGCCCAAGTTCAGGCCAAGGTCGCCACCATGAATAAAGTTATGGGCACCATAACCATGGGTGGCCTCACTGGACTGAATACGTTCGGAGGCTATATCAACAGTGCTGAGAAGGCCATCAACGTTACTGGCCGTCTCTCTCAGGCTCTCAATCGCATGACTGGTATCTTCAACGGTGGCCTTGGTATTGGCATTGCTGTGGGCAGCTTGGCCGCCTTGGTCGGCGGTTTTACTAAGGCCATCGAGAAGGCCAGGGATTTTGAAGTAGCACAGCTTTCCATCGGTGCTACCATTCAGTCTGCCTACAAGATTGTAGATAAGTACGGAAAAGAACTCAGGGGCCCCGATGCTTTCGCCATCGCTCAAAGAGAAGCCAAATACCTCAACAGAGACATCATTGAGCGTCAACGAAAGAACATCCTCACTTACGAAGAAGAACTCCAGGCATTCCAGGCTGCCCTTATGGCCGGTTCCCGAAAGGGCCTCAACCTGAAGAAGGTACTGGATGTAGCTGAAGCGGCAGGCATTGTCGCCAAGTCTACGGGAGCGCACGGGGAGGAAATCGGACACGCCGCAAGACTTATTCTCGGCGGCGGCGTAAACGTCTCCAGGTCTCGAATTGGGCAGTTGCTCGGTCTTTCAAACCAGGACATCAAGGGCAAGCAGGGCCAGGAATACTATGACTTCATCATGGAAAAGATGAAGGGTTTCACTGCTCCCGAGATGACCAAATCCTTCTCCGAATCCATCGAAGGTATAACCTCTACTTTGGAATCCCAGTTCGACGTGTTCTGGGCCAGAGTCGGTAAGGGCTTCATAGACAAGGTTACTCCTGCTATGCAGAAGCTCGGAGATTTCCTGGACGGCCCTGGGGGAGACCAGCTTTCAGATTCGTTTACCAAGCTCTTTACCGGGATGTTCGAGGCTTTGGAGAAGATAGCCGGTTCTCCTGCTATCCCACTCCTGATGAAACTCTTTGAGTTCCTGGCACAGAACGCAGACAAGATTGTTATTGTGGCTGCTCTTACCAAGCTCGTTCAGATTCTTGGAGCCGTGGGGGGAGCCACTAAGGAACTGATGGCGTTCTTCGGAGGTCTTGGTGCCAAGGCTACTGAGGCTTCCCGGGCCGTTGATAAGTTGGCTGCCTCGAACGCAAATCTCGCTAAGGCCGAAGCTTCCGTTATGGCTGCCGGAGGTGGAAGGGCTATAGGCCCTATAGCAGCAAAAAAAGCTGCCGCTCAAGCCGCTCTTAGAGAAGAAGAAGCTATCCTGGCTGGCATGGGGCCTCTCGCTATGATGCCTGCTGCCGGAGCGATTGGTCTTACGGACAAACAGCGCAAGGCTCTAGCCAATATGCCTCTTGCAAAGCGTGATGCTGCGGCAGGCAAGTTCATGGCTCAAAACTTGAACATGGAAGCCTTTGCCCGGATGGAGCAAGAAATAGAAATGGTTCGAACCTGGCAGATGGCTCAAGTTGCTAAAGTTGCAGAGCTTCGTGCTGCCTCAAACGTCCGGGTTCCCCTTGGGGAGCGTATGGCTACGGGTTGGGCCAACATGAAGATGGCCGGAGCAGCCGCCTTGCCTATGCTCGGTAAAATGGGAGGCAACGCTCTTAAGGGTGTCCTTATAACTCAGCTTGGCGACTTCATACTGCCTGAGAACATAACCAACACTGAAGCCTGGAACATGGCTCAGTGGGGAATCCCGATTGGTTATGGCCTTGCTCCTGCTATACCTGGTTTGATAACCAAGTCTAAACAGCTTGGGCCTATGAGTACCACTGGTCTGCTTAAAAGTGCCGGAACTAAAATCGCTGGAGGAGCGAGTTCGCTTTGGGGGAGTGCTGCCGCTACTATAGCCGGGGCCGGAGGAGGTCTTGCTGGACTAAAGGCTCTCGGAGGAATCACCTTATCTGGAGCCGGAGCACTAGCAGCGGTTGCAGGGGTACCCCTAATTGGCATAGGTTCTATAATAGCCATGCACCATTACGCAAGAAGCATGAACAAGGCGTTTGAGCAGGAAGCAGAAGCTACCAAAGCTGCTGCTGATATAGTAGAGGCTTACCCTGTTGCCGCAGAGATTGCGAAAACCAAAAGACAGCGACAAATGCTAGCTGAAGACCTTAAAGCTGGTCTTACTGAATCTCGATCTGGATTGAATTTAGAAGATGGACGGGGTGAAAGATTCCTTAAAAATTATGATGAAAAACTAAAAAAACTTCAAAAAGAAAATAAGTTTGCGGCTATAGAACCCGATAATCTTGTCGGTAGGGGTAAGCAGATGGAGGCACAAGCAAAATATCTAGCAACACTGGCGGGAGTAGGTTATGGCCCTGAACAGTTTGGTAGACAGCTAAGAGCGGAGTCTGCTCTGAGAAAAGCAAAAATTGAGCAGATGTATATTGATGAACAAATCACTGATGCTCAAAAGACCAAACTACAAACAGAAGTCGATAACTGGGCCAAAGACCAGAGAACAAAAGAAAGCATAGACAAGAAGCGTCTGGAGGCCAGCTTGAAGGCTCCATCACTCCAGAACAAGCTCTCTGAGGGCCTGCTAGGTGTCGAAGCTGCAATGCTGCCGTGGAAATCCAAGCTTCCGGCAGAGGAGTATCAAAAGTTCCTTGCGACTGCCAAGAAGCGGTTCGAGGAAGACTTCAATATGCCCCTCAAGAAGACTGAGCAAGAGATTTCTGCTCTGTCTATGGGCGTCTCCTCTGAGAACGTAGCTGAAAGCGTAAAGCTCGCTTACAAGGCGACTGAACTAAAGCTCAAGGAGATGCGGGATGTCTCCCAAGAGGTCAAGGATAAGGTTCTGAAGCAGCGGTTTGCTCAGATGGAAGTTGACCTTGCTCTGTTCCAGGACGCCATGCATAACCAGAGCTTCGGCAGGACGGATATTGCACGAATCTACGGACGTGGCGACCAGCAACTTCATCTAGCCTCTTACAAGAGACAGCAGATGCTTGCTGGGGCCGCCAATATGAATATGCTCCAGCAGGCCCTAGCGTTCGGTGAGGACATCCAGAATGCCCGGTCAGTGCTGGCACCTGAACAACTGTGGCAGTATGCTCAGAATCAGTATAGGAACACTCGCTCAAACATCAAGTCTCAATTCTTCAACATGGGTGAGCAGCGGTGGCAGTTGGAGATGCAGGCACGGCAGGCTGCTACAGCGGCTAGAACCTGGAATTGGAACTTGACCGACTTCGACCAGATGGCTATGGACTTTGCCCGAAAACAAGCTGCTTGGGAAGAAGCTGAGAGACGTGGGCCTATCGACTACGAAGACCTGCTGGAAATGGCAAGACAGGAACTTCGTGACCAGAAGTCGGCGGCAGACCATGCCAGTGCTCAGGCAAGTAAGGCCCTTCAAGAGTTCAATACGAAGTTCCCCACAGGCCAGGTAGCCGAGGACTTCAACAAGGCAATGGAGGCAGCTACTAAAGCCCTGAACGACCTTGCTGACGACATTGGCAGGGGTCAGGCGAAAGGTGAGACCGGTAGAACCACAAACAACTTTGACATCAAGATTGACCCCAAGGTTGGGCTAACTGATAAGGAGAAGGTCTCCCTGGCCGAGGAAGTCAAACAGCGGATATGTCGAGAACTGAGGGCATCAGGGAGCAGAGGATAACTAAATGGGAGAAACACCAACATATACAGGCGTATCACAAATCAAGCTCGACGGCATACCTCTGGACATTGACCCGGAGAAATACACGATGCTCGGCGGCAAGCGGCGAGGCTCTGTTCACAGAACGATAGATGGCGGCACTGTCTATCAGGACAGAGGCTTCTCTGCTACCGACATGAGTATCCTGCTCTCCGGCAGGCTAACCGATGTCACAACGCTTCGTGCCTTGTTTGCCATCTACCGGAAAACTGGATACACATTCAACTTCGAGGACTTCAAAGGTAACATCTTCGTGGTCTGCTTCACGCCTGGAGTAGAGTCATTCTCTGCTGAACCTATTCACGGTTCAAACCGAGCCTACGCATTCCAAATATCGTTGTCCGTAGTATCGGTAACTAAGTGGCTTAACGATGAGGGTGGTTTGCCCACTAGCGAATAACGATACTTTGTGCTATACTGGGTGTGGGAGGATAGACCAGTATGCGCGTATGTATAATTAGGCAACGTCCGGCCATAGGTGATTGTCTACTATTGGCCCCTTTAATCTCGCAAGTACGCAGGAAGCATCCCAAACCCACTATCACCGTCATCACCGACCCCGCCTATATGTGTGGCGCATTGCCCACCGTATTCGGTGGCATTCCCGGAGTAGACAGGATAGAGTGCATTGACTCTCAAGAATGGACGACTGAGGACAATCGCAGAATCGACGCACGACTTCAAGGTGCATCGACCACGGAAACGCCTTACTCCGTAAAGAACGCCGACCTTGTGCTGAACTGCAACTCCGCTTTCATGGAGTTCGAGCGGGAACATAACGGAAGGCCGCCTTACGGAATTGCTGAGTTTTGGCTCAAGCATCATGGATACTATGAGGAGGGTGTATCCCTTCTCCCTCAATATGAGGTTTCCAAAGAACGAGCTATCGAGGTTGAACACTGGCTTGAATTAAACAATCCGAATGACAAGCCAATGGTAGGCATCGTTGCTCGTGCCGGTGACTCTGCCCGTGACTGGGATTATGACGGCAAATCCAGCAGAGTAGCCGACTGGCTGCATACCTCCGGGTATCTGCCCATAGGCATCGACCCTTACAAAAAGATAGCCAGCCCCTATGCCATCAACTGCATAGGCCACAAAATCGACTTCGTAGCAGCACTGCTCGCAAGGATGCGCTTGGTGCTCACCCCTGACACAGGAATCTTACACCTTGCACAGGCCGTAGGAACGCCTACAGTGGCCCTGTGGGGCATTATGCCACCTGAACTCCGTGTCAAGGGTTACGACTGCATTGTAGTGCCCAAACGGTCACTCGGCTTCTGTCAGAGCCAGGATGAGCTACGACACTGCCAGTGTAGATGGAAGTTCCAGCGATGGAGTTGTCTGCACAGACTGACTCTGAATATGATTATCGCTGGGCTGGAAGAAGCACTCAGTAAATGAAAAGCCCTAGCGTTCTCACCGAGGAGAAAGTTATACAGATACTCGACTTGCTCAGGCAAAGGGTTCCTCAACGGGTCATAGCCGAGAAGTTCGGAGTGTCGAAGAAAACCATCAGCCGAATCAATACGGGTGAGACTTGGCGAGACGTGTCCCTTCGTTACAATCAGCGCAGTCCCTCTACACATGTACAACTACCCAACTTGAACATCGTTCCGGTGTCACCTGAGACAGCAGACCTCATGGACGAATTGGTAGGAGTGAAGAACGCCTTTTGCCTCGATTTTAAGCAGCCCATCTACTGGGGATGGTTTGAGGGCTGGGATGGTGTTCACTCGGTCGTCTCGGACGGTTACATTATCTGGGAGTCCACAGACCTTGTAGCTTATGCCCAAAAGCTCGCTGCTACGAATATAGAAGGGTATCCTATATACGCTGATAAAGCCGAAGAACTACCAACATTTGAGTTGGAAGACATAATGACACTTAACCCAGGCGAGAAATACACCATTGACGCCACTGCTGGTGATGTTGTAAGATTAGTAAGTAAAGACAAGGCTGTTTGTCTAAGGCAGAAATATGTAAACCTTGCTAACCGTATGAGGTTGGACATTAGAGTAGCGGGCAAGTCGGATGATTATGTATATCTTACCCGCAATAAACCAAAATCTCCCAATGACCCGTTGCCGATTGTCATAGCCTGTGTATCCACAATCAAGGAGGCAACTGATGAGTAACACTGGACAGAAATGCGCCGTACCCGAGGAACAGGATGGCATCAAAGTCATCCACAAAACTGAATCCATCACCATCCGTGAACGCACCGAGGTCAATCAGTTCAAGGTCGAGGCCATGAAAGATTTCCTGGACGTAATCGCGGATGAGGACGTGGACACAATGTTCCTTGCAATGCTGGAAGCTGGAAAGCAACTCGGATACAACCTGAAGGGAGAGCCTGAGACTATCCTGGCAGCAGTGAACAAGGGGTTCAGCGGTGGGCAGGAAACCGTACATCCTGGTAGTTAGGCAGCTTGGAGGCATCGGCGATGTCCTGATGCTATCCTGTGTCTTCCGGGGCCTCCGGGAGAAGTTTCCCAAGCATACCCTAAAATGTGTAACAGCCGAGGTCTACCTTGCTGGAGCACTGATGGACTTGGTTACCCACAATCCCCTGATTGATGAGGTCATAGCTATCGAGCCTTGGGATATGACCGGGAAGCGCACCCGTGAGGTCTGGAACCGTTACTATGCTGGTTCTTCTCCCCTGGAAGATGAGCTTCTATGGACTATGGCTGATGAAGCCTATGACCTCAATACACCTTGCGTGGAGTATGAGTGGGAGGCAATGAAGAATGGTGGAATCAAGAAACCCAGATACCAAATCTGGTGCGATGCTGCCGGAGTCGTTCCTTCAAGCTATGCCCCGATTTATCGAGTGCGACCTGAAGAACGTGCTCGTGCCGAGTCTTATGCCGAGGAGCACTGGCCCAAAGGAAAACCCGTTGTCGGACTGGCCCTCACTTCCTGCGATAAGCGTCGAGCGATGCCCGTTGGTAAGCTTCAAGACATCGCTCGTGGTCTCACTGGACGAGGGCTTCATGTCGTCACCATTGACCCAACGGCTAGACTTGATGGCGTTGATTCAATCGTCGGCAAAAGAATTAGTGAACTCATGGCTCTCATCGAGCGAATGGACGTTGTTATCTCACCCGATTCGGGAGTCTTGCACATGGCTGGAACCCTCGGAGTCCCAGTCGTCGGAGTTTTCGGGCCGACCGACCAGAGTATGCGAATGGGAAACTATCTGGGCAGTGCGACCGACTCTAAGTACCTCGTAGACTGCGCTTACTGTTGGTATGAATATCCCTGCCTTGGTAGTAGTGGCAATGGTCATAAGCCTTACGAATGTATAAGTCTCATCTCAGCAGATGTGATAGTTGAGGAGACAGTCAGATGGGCTACTCAGCGCACTGAATACAGGCGCAAAGTGTAGACCCTATGGTATAATGAGGATACTATGGCTGCGAATATCGAAATACAAAATGATGCAGGAGTGGCACTAACGTCATTCGACTTCGGTGCGATAGGTGGAGGCCAAAGTGGTCAGTATAAGTTCCGTGTCCAGAACGTAGGCGATACGGAAGCTACTTCAGTATCCATCTATCTTCAACGCCTCTCAGCAAATGACGGCATAGACTATGCCCTGATTGCTGAGGACATTGACGGCAATCCCGGCGCATTCGCGGCCAACGTTCTTAACGTCGGCACCCTTGCTCCAGGAGCATACGTCTACTTCTGGGCCAAGGTTATAGTGCCTGCTGGAACGACACCAGCAGGCAACCCCCGACAATTTGATGCCGTTGTGCAGTATACGGGAACTTAGGAGGAACCACGATGCCTGCCACCTTTTCATGGGCACAGACAGTAGGTGCCCCGACAGGCACGAGGCAAGACCTGGGCAGTTCGGGTAACCTCGTGAACTTCAAGAACATAGACAGTATCGGAACGAGTGATTATGCTCAGTATCCGGTGCCCGCTGGTAGCAACAGCTATGAGGTCTGGCTCCAGGGTCATTTTACTGGCACATTCAACAGTATCTATGACCTGCGGTTCTGGATGAGCACGGATTTCAGTCCGAATACCGGACTTATCGTCAAGGCCAACACTCAGCAGCAACTCTACTGCCAGCCGACAAACGCTACGTCGTCGATAGCTACAAGCACGATTGGTACAAGCGACCCAGGAACGGCCAATGTCACCATAGGTGGTAGCTTGACCTCCTCGCTGACAACCAGCGGATATACAGACTACATCGTGCTCCAGCTTCAGACCACGACAGCGGCACCGGCAGGAGATACGTCCTTGGCGACATTCTCCCTGTCTTACATTGAAACATAATCAATCATCTATCTTGGAGGCAACATTGATAGAAGCAAAGCAACTCGTAACGGAGTCTGAGGCTGATAAGCTTGTGTCGTTCAGAGACGACCTAAGACCTCCCAAGGTGGTCTTTGGCCGATGTGCAATCACAGGTGAGTGGGGCAAGTGCGTCACTATCGACCTTGGCGACATCTGCTTCCAGGCCCCGGATACCGAACGAGGAGTTGAATACGACCCGAAGACGGGTGATGTCAGATTTACAATCTGGAAGCCTGCGGTGTTCAACAATCAGCTAACAATCTCTGAATTGGGGCTGAAGCGGCTTCTGGAATATGCGGAGAGCCAAGAGAACCCGATTCCGGGAATAACCCCGGAACTGGTCTACAAATGGCAGGTTTCCTACCGAGACGGCTCCGCACTTACACAGTTCAGGATGGAAAACGATGAAGAAGTTGAGGTCAATTCTCAGGAGATTGTTTTCTCGGAGGTTGCTCAGTTTAGCCTAGTGCCCCGGTACCCTGGGGGCAGCTTGCCAACGTTTACCTTTGTTAAGGAGACAGGCAAGTTCTTCTGCAATGGTGCTGAAATCGACACCATGTATGATGGGCCTTACTTCCCTGAGTCAGAGTTGGTTTACTGCCGCAAGGTGGCCCATACTTGGGGTTCCGGCGTAGGCCCGAATGGACTTGATAGACAGATAACCAACGTCTATACGAATGTCCTTCAGATATTCGGATGGCGTGTTGGTGGTTTCACGGCGTTCGTTGAGAAGCATGACACTCCGGGCTGCATTATCGCCGTGGATGAGCGGGGCAACTGGAGACCCTACGACTATACGTTCGAGCATAGGTAGAGACGATGCCGACCAACTTTCCAACCAGTTTAGATGTCATACCGAACCCTGGAGCAGTCGATGCGCTGGACAACCCAAATCCAGCCCTAAAACACGCTACTCAGCACGAAACGGCTAATGACGCTATTGAGGCACTGGAAGCTAAAGTCGGCATAGACAATTCCGAGGATGCCAATTCACTCGATTATAAATCACGGAACGGGTCATTCCTCCGAAGAACCGTCACTGTTACGTCCAACTTGATAGCCCAAAACGCTTCTGATTCAGGGAAGGTCATTGCCCTTGGGAAAGCATGTCTTGCGGTCAAGATTGAAACCGACTACCCGGCCTGGGTTCGGATTTATTCGACAGCGGCAGCCCAAGCAGCGGATGCAGCAAGGACTATTGACACTGACCCCACTGGTGAACACGGCGTTCTCCTGGAGGTTTTGACCACGAACTCGAACCTTGCTTTGAACCTTTCACCGGCTGCGGCCTGCTTCTCTCTGGAGGATACTCCAGGCACGACGCTGCCGGTCACCATAGTAAACAAGGATTCAGTAGAAAGGGCCATCACCGTTACTGTCACGGTGATTCCTATAGAGGGTTAGCATGGCTAGAACATTTTTCAACGGTAGAGGCTACATAGGCGGTGGCGATGCGGAGTTTAGGGTGCTCGGCAAAAGCATCTCGGATGCTCTGGCAGCCGTTGGCTTGGTTAAGTGTGCTGACACAGGACAGCTAGATTGGGATACTGTTACAAAACCTGCTACGGCTAACACACAGACTGCCTATGAAATATGGCGATTCGCTGACTCGGAATACCAGACGGAATGTCCAGTGTTTCTCAAAATTGCGTATGGCACCGGAGCTTCAACCAACACATTCGGTATATCGGTAACTGTATGCCGAGGCACCGACGGAGCAGGTAATGTAGTTGGAGACTACATTACTTATGTCAACATCACAAGCACCAGTTCCGGGGCTTACGACCGAAACCAGAACTTCATTTCCAGTGATAACGGCATCTCCAGACTATCTTTGATGCTGTTTGTGGGAGGTAGCTACGGAGGCATTAGTGACCTTCAAGTTATCACCATAGACCGTCTGAGAGACGCTGACGGAAATCCCACAGCAGAAGGTGTTCACTTTATAAGTGTTCAGAACACTTATAATCAGACAAGTAACTGGAACCAGTCAGTTCTTCCAGTATACGGGGCCAAGTTCCCCAATACGCCTCTAACAAGGCCGATGTGTCTAATGCCTCCTTTGTGCTCCGATACTTCCGCGCCTAAAACAAGTAAGCGGCCCTGTGTAAGCTACATATATCCCTATCTGGGGCATCCCGGTAACCCGGACATGAACGTATTTATATATCCAAATGAAATCAATACCACAGGGCAGGGTATGCTGGTCAAATACCCATTCTATGGGAGTGAGCATACATTCATTCTTAGCGGGCAAGCGGCTGCAATGTATGTCAATGGTGATGCCACTGTGGGAATTGGGGTGATATACGAATGAGTAAAATTGCTTTTCAAGCAATGGGGACGAATAACAACGTAGCCAACTTCAAGGATTGGGTTCAGAAACTCTCTGACGCCCTAACAACAGTTGGGTTCGTTAAAACCAATGACACCGGCCAGTTGGACATCGCTGGTATATCTGCCGTTCCTTCCACCAATACGTATGCCGGGTTTGAGATTCGCAAACTCGATGATAGCCTGTTTGCTGCCAACCCGATTCTGCTCAAGATAGAATATGGGTCGGGCAGCAGTTCAACGAACTATCCAGGCTTACGATTGACTATGGGACATGACACAGACGGTGCGGGGAACTTAGTAGGACAAATAACCGATTCCTCAGTGATTAACTTTCCCGATTATTACACCACAGCTCCACTGGATTGTTATGCTTCCTGTGGAGAGGGCTACGTATCTGTTGTAATGTTCTGCGGATATCGACATGCGTGTGGCTTTTACATTGCTCGTTCATCTGACCCTGCCACAGGCATCCCCAATGCGTATGGTGCCCACCTTGTATGCGATGCTGGAAGAAACGGTCTACGGCAGCAGGGACTCCGAGGCATAGACGGTGGTAAGATGCCATCGTCACCGTTTCTTTCTCCAGTTTGTGCTGCACCATACTCGGGCAATGGCACGTATGGAAACAACATAGGTGTCTTTCCTATCTTCTTCTACGACGGCTATCCTGTAGGCCCCGACTATACCGGTGTTGCCTATTTCAATGATGACATACAGGCAAGCGGCACTCAGTTTACTTTGACCATTAACGGCATCACACGAACGTTCGTAACAATTGGAGGGCAGCCAACCAGCAACAGCGGGAAGTTGAACGGTAACTCCCTTATAGCAAGCATAATGGTGAGGTACGAATAGTGGCAGATGTGAGTGTAGGCGCATTCGCCGGACAATACAACAACCTGGCAATCAGTGGGGAAATCCAAGTGGTTACCCCAAAGCTTATGCCCGAACCTTATATTTTTCATACAGGTTTCGATGTTGAAGTAGGTTCCGGCTCTGGCTCCACAAGACCTCAATCCGGTCAGCTTTTCCCGAGAGGAGATAAGTAAATGGTCAACTTTCCAACCAGTCTTGATACGCTGACTAATCCGCAAGCATCCGATGCTATGGATACTGCCGGAGTTGAACACGACATTCAACACGCCAACCTTAATGACATCGTGGAAGCTCTGGAAGCTAAGGTCGGCATTGATAACTCGAATGATACAGGCTCCATAGATTACCGACTCAGGGCTGTGGAAGCGGCTCTGGGCAGTGAGACAGACCCATGGAGTGATGAGTTCAATGGAGATGAATTGAACATTTCTAAGTGGGCAATACTTAACCAAGGTGTAGCCGAAGTATCTCAATCAGATGGATGCCTACTCATCACTCAACCGGCTCACGGTTCCACTGACGATGTAAAAATGGTCGTCCAAACGGCCCCAACAGGCACCTGGAAAGTTCGGGCCAAGCTTGCTATGGCTTTCGACTTAGAGGAATCTGCATATCCTGGAGTTTATCTTGGCTTACGCGAAAGCAGCACAGGTAAAATCGAGATGATTGGTATTAACTGGAGGTCTGGTGTTAATAATCTCATACACTTCCGGTACAACAGTTTCTTTAGTTATGCCTCCACAGGCTGGAGCAATTCGCGATTTCCATTTGGAATCTACTACTTCGAGGTTGAAAAAACAGAGACCGACCTAATATGGAGACTGTCTATAGAAGGCCAGTTTTTCCGGCAAGTTCTCTCTAAACCTATCACAACATTCTTTACCTCTGGCCCTGACCAAATCGGGCTGTGTGCCAACTGCTTCAACACACCCTATGAAATGGTAGCAGTCTGTGACTGGATACGGAGAATAAGTTAGGTATTCAAGTGACTATTCGATATAGGGAACCTGGAAAACCGTATAGAACGAACGTCAACTACGACGGTTCCGGTGGCAGCTTCAACGGCAGCCAATCACTCTTGGTGCTCTCCTGCATCGGGGAGGCTTTAACGGCTTACGATGAAGTAGGCTTGACCTATAACGACAGCTTCTATACCTACGACGGTAACTTCACTGGAACGGCGAGAAAAACCGTCAGAACAGTCAGAGTCAAAGCAAGTATACGCAATACGGTCTCACGCTCGCTCTCTGTTGGGGCTAATATCTACCGCAGATTTGAGCAGACAATCACGGCCAAAGCCAGTGTGCGGAATACGGTCACACAATCATTCCAGGGAAAAGCCTATATCATTACCCAAAAGCAGATAATGCTCAGAGGCCGTATCATCCCCACAATCTCCCTGAAAGCCCGCCTGAGCAGGCAACAGGGAGGTATAGCCCCTGGACACGAAGACCCAGGCTACATGCTCTGGACGGATACGAGCCTCAACACCAAAGCAAACCTGTATCACTACATTGGTTATCCAACTTATACAGTACAGTCCAAGGGCCGTGTACTGCCTATCCGCACGAATAAATTGGATACTCGGGTACGGATTGTAGGCGGGCAAGTTATCGGTGCCAAAGCATACATACGTCCACTATGGTCATACTGTCACGTTCCTATGAGTTTCCGGGTCAGTCAAATGGCACGACAGCGAGCAACTATGATATTCTATACAGAGGGAAGGGTAACAACGCCTACTGTTACCACGAAGGCATATATCGCAAAACGGATGTCTGCCAGAGTGACCGGGCACTTCCTCGTAGCAATGACCCCGACAGTTGCAGGCGTCATGCATGTAGACAACCCCACAACAAAGGCAAAGACACTCTCACTCCTAAGTATGAGAGCTTACATAGCGAGATAAACTATGGCAATCATTGACCAACAATATAATCATATAGGCATTCAAACCTGGGAAACCAAGTTCGGTGCTGATGTCATGGGAGGCCGGGGTGCTATGGTGGGACACCCTGACGGATACACCTATGCCATCTTTGCTCGAAACTATCAAAATGGGGTCAGCGAACGCAGACTCTATATGACCCGGACAATGGATAAAGGTGTTACCTGGTCTGACCCTATCCAGATAACAGCAGGGGCATGGGATGACGACCCCCGCGCAATAGTCCTGGATGAAAACGACGTGGCCTCCGACATTGGAATAGCGTTCGTTCGCAACGGTTATCTCATGAGGACTACTATCAATAAAGAGACCGGGGCAGCCTCCGCAATCGACTACATTGACCCTGTAAGTCCTGCAAATGTCAAAGAAATTATGTCACCGACTTTGATAAGGACTCTGGATGGTGGCTATGCCATCTTCTATCTTAACAATAGGTCAGCAATATACACTACCGTAAGAGTAGCCCGCAACGCTAATGAGTTCACAATGAACAGCTGGGTTCTGAGCGATTATAGTAACCCACGGCTGTTTCCGGCTGACAACACACCCTACAGCCTCAGCGTTAAAAGGATGCTCAACGGCGACCTCATGATGCTTCTCACTGTGAGAACTGCTCTCAACGGTGTCGCTAGTGGTGAATATAGCAGTAAAGGATGGTCAAACATTGCCAGAGGCATCCAGCAGACCAATATTATCGTTTTATTCTCATCAGACGACGGCATAACTTGGACTGCTCCAGACCAACTAACTAATTATGCCAATGACACAAGCTTCGGATTGGATGGATTTGACAGTGTAGCCAACTGTGACTGTGTTCAGCTAACAGACGGTAGGGTTGTTGTCGCCTATGAGGAACATAAGGCACCAATCCTGTTCAACTCAGAGACGGCCCCGAACGTGCCTTCAATCTGGGGTGACACATTCAATGTGAAATATCACGAGGAGAAAGACCTCATATTCTACAGTGGCTCAAACAGTAGCACGGGCGGCGTATTCTATTTTAACAAAAGCAACTATAACGGGGTTCATCGAATCTCTACAACCTCGACCCCGTATATCTGGACAAATGACATCAGCACTTTCGACATAAGTCCTGACGGAACGCTTCTAGTTACCGGAAGCTGGACAGGTGGTCTCACACTCATTGACATAGCTGACCCTGACCCGGCAAACTGGAAAACACTCTACTGTCTCCATTACCTTTCCGACCCTGGAGACCAGCTCTCATTACTTAGCTCTAATATATTCCTGGTTAGATTTTATGATAACAACACTGTGGTTTTCTCGTATAACGAGTACACAAATTTTCATATTGCCGGGGGAATCTGGAGATTCAAACTTGACTCAGAGCGAAATATCATCACGACAGGGGATGATAAACATACGTTGACTCCCTGGCAGACACATGCGCCTTATAATACCCGCGAAGTGGCATTTGTCCTTCAAGGAGGCCGCATTGTGGCCGTAGACCATTCCGGTATTGCCTCTATAAGCCTTGAAACTGGGGAACTTCAAAGAGTTACTTATTGCTCACAAGACGTTGACCGTATTGCGTATGACCAGACCCACAACCTATTCATAGCTGCCACCTATAACAGCATTCATTTCTTCACAGATGATGGGAACAACTTCGATGAAATCGACTATATGAATGCTACTACCAACCCTGCTTGGCCTGGAGTCTCCAGCGACAGCTTGTTCAAAATAGCCGACCAAGGAATGCTAGGCTTCAGGGATGGTAGACTTAACTGGATTTCTCTCAGCAATCGCAAGTGCGCCGGGTATAGAAATATCAAGTCCTACCTCCGTCTCGGAGACAACTTCTATAGTGGTGAGCTAGACTACGCAGGAATCAACATTCCTGGCTGGCTTACCCTTGCTTCCTCGCACCAGATTATCTTTATACCAATCACCAAAACAGGTAGGCTGCGTTACGCATTCTTTACCTATGATGCCGAGAACAAGGCCCTCAACAAAGCTGGAGTTGACTGGTACGACGTGTGTAACGAGATTAAGATGGGAGATGAGGTCAACCGGGTTCACTTCTCATCAATCATTCGAGACCTGGACGACCGGCTCTACCTGTATTGCACCCGGTATGACTACTACCATGACGGCAATGAGTTTGGAGTGCTTGTAGGCGTCATCGAGCCTGACGTGAAGAAGATAAACGCCAAGGCCCGGATTCAGAATACCTATATCAGCAACGTCCTGGGTAAGAGCCGTATTCAAAATACCTATAGCTCAACATTTAACCTTCGGGTAAGGGTCGCGTTCGCACAATGCTTCAAGGCCAAGGCTAGAATTGTCCCTCATGTCAATAAGACATTCTCAGCAAGGGCCGCTATCAAATCACGTAAGTCAGCCAATACTCCAATGTTCTTTGATGTCCTCGGGACAAACATCACACGGCGTTGCAGATTGAAGTTCATAGCCCAAACAGGGTATAATAGAACCATCGGACTGACTGCAAAAACATATATTGCTAAGACACAGACAACACGCCTAACAGGACATTTCCTGGTTGCAATGCCGCCAAGTGGGGAACATAAGCCATCTTGGAATGTGAAGAATATCCCACAGGCCGGTATTCAAATTAGGGCATGGATAAGTAGATGAATCTCCGAATAACCGAAGTCAAAGTAACGGACGCCATGAACGAACGGGCTAAGACCTGTACACTTACGCTTGCCCCTCCAGATGAGGACAGGCAAAACCGCTCGGTCGCTGAAGTACGCCATCCCGGAGACACACAGAGCATAGTAGCCACCAATATCCGGCCAAACAACAGTATAGTGGAAGTCCGTGCCGCTTTCGGTGGCTTGCCGTCTCATACCATATTTGCCGGAGTCGTTGAGTTGATGGACGACTTGGAAGACCCGGACAAGAACCTGTTTGTCATCGAGCTTTCTGCTACTCCCGCTAATCAGGGACACAGGAAGCGAATCAATATGCTCCGTAACTCTACGGTGCCTACATCTTACTCGTCATCCAGGTCTGTATTCAATGTCTCCTCTGGCGCTGGAGTTGGTATAAACAGGGTATCTGTTTCCCGTCCGACCGGCCTTGACCGCTGGACTTCGACCAACCTGCTCAATCAGGTATGCCAAAAGGCAGGCATCAAGCTCGGACGCAATGACCTGCCGACACACAACATCTGGGGCACATACGAGGTCATCAGAAAGAACCCTATGGAAGTGGCCGAAGAATTGTGTGCGCCATTCAACACATTCGACTTCCAGCGGTACTTCGTCCGGTGTGACGAGACCAATGGCCTTCAGATAATCAAGGTAGACTACACCAAAGGGGCGGGAGTAACAAATCCCTACCCAATCCAAAACCTGGAGCAGAAATCCCGTTCCTATGCTCGCTACATGCCTGAAAACCGGATAGGAGACAGCGATGTGGTCTGCCGGGGTGCTGACATCTATGGCAATGACGCTATATTAAGTACTGCCGCGAACGTCGTCAACAAGGAAGACACGGGAGAAGGAGACCCTGACCCCAATGCTTCCAAGAGACAGGGCAAGACCGTTCGCCGTATAGCCGAACATACTTACAGAAGCAGCAGCGAATCAGATAACTACAACCCATACGGCCCTGAAGATGAGAACCCCACTGACCTGGGCGACTCTAAAACCGAAACGGAGAGTGTCGTATCCTACGTCTGTATGGTAACAATGCGTCCCGAGGTTGAAGACGGGGCGTTCACGCATTATAACCAGACTGACGGTTCCTGCACAACTGCCGACGACCCGGATGCTGTCGAGGTTCAAAACCCTTATTATGACCCGAGTAATACGGATGACAGTGGGGGAGATGAGCCACTGTCGCTCATCTTTGACCCCCCAAGAGACATAGACACCCTGATTGGCAGGCTTGCCGAAGGTAGATATACGAACATCTCCTTGAGCGGCCAATATGTGCGCTCTACCAAGACCCGAGTCGAAACCAAAGCGAAAAGCATGACACATGTAACTGAAACTACGTCTACGTTTAATTATGATGTTCGCCGGTTTGACAATCGGATTTATAAGGGTAACGACGCAGATGTAGTGCTCGTAAGCGATGAAACCATAACCTCAGTCACCATCAACAATAACGGTAAGCTTCGACCTATGTCAAAAGTGAACCGAAGCTACAAGTATTCATCTTTCGGCGTCCAGTCCTCGATAACTACCAAGACTTACACATACACCCCGAGAGATACCTGGGCCTTGGTGAACGTTGAAGTGCAGTTCCCGGATGGCTCTGCGGCAACCGGTGCTGAAATCGCCTACTATGCTGACCGCAACGCTGAGGCAATGAAGGAACGGGAGAAACGGTGGAGAGAGGCTTATAATGAAGCCCTGGAACGGGGAATGACCGATGATGCTGCCAAGGAATACGCCGACAATCAAATAGACCGCGCCATCACGACGGGAGGCATCAGCCGTTCCTCCACGGGCTTTGACAGCACTTCTTCCGAGGACAACCGTGTTCCGATAGGTCGCTACACACTTCTAAATGGGCACCCGGTAAATGTGTCATCCGGGGGCAACCTGGCCTCAAATGTCATCGCGGTCGAAAACGGATTCAGACCGACCAGCAGAATGACATACGTCAATGTCGTAGACAACAGCCGCTACCAAATAGCGAGTATTCGACGCAACACTTTACGGCAAACCGACCCAGAAGACCGGCTGAAAAGTGCATTTGAAATAAACGTGCCCTATATGGACTTGTCCGGCCTGATGCTGCTCTGGAACCTCGCTCAGAAACAGAAAGAGCTTGAGAAGAACAACGCTTACTGGGAAATAGTCCGGGGCACCTGCCCAATAGACACTACCCCTGCTGCTGGGGCCTCGGTAAATATAGACGGTAGTGGAGGTATCGCCGAGTCGGTCGTACACATCATCACCGAAGATGAGGCAATGACTACCGTAGAGCTTAGGAGGCTGGTCTGGTAAATGGCAGAGCAACTGGTAACTATGGGCGTGGCTGAAGCATTCGTGCCCGGAACAACTTCATTCGTCATCATTTCCGATGGTATCTATCAGGTTCATGCTTATATACCGATTGGCGTCAAGGTAGTCCTTGGACGGGCCTACACTGTCCACAAGACCGGCAACACCTACTATGTGGGCGTAGAGGTAGCAGTCTAATGACGAATATAAGCTGTGAACAGTTCGCCTGCGTCGTCTGCGGGTTCTGTAATAAGAAGCCTGGTAACAAGCCCGGAGAGTCCAACAAACCCCTCGGGAAGAAAACCGGAAGCAAGGGTAAAGACCGAGGCTTAGGAGATATGCAGCAAATAGCTGACGCCTCCATCGTCTTCGTGCTCGGCACCCTCGATGGTGTGAAGCAGTTGGATGTCTACTCAGGTAACAACGGCTACCACATGCACACAATCCCTGGCCGTAGATGGAAAAACCCTGTCAAGATTGGTGCGGGGTCTGGCCTGCTGGCTGTCGTAGACTCGTTCCAAGACAACGACATTATCCGTGTCACGGACAAATATGCCGGTGCCGGTAAAGATGCCTTCGATGCTAACGGGCAGCCCAAAGACGAGATAAATTGGGAGGAAGTCAAAGACATTTGCCAGATTCCGACCGAAAGTGGCTGTCGAGTTAAGGGTCTGACTATCTTGAGTCAGGGTATCCTCATAGCCACCATTGACGACGGTTCCGGCGTAGGCAAGTTCCTGCGGGCCGATGTGTTTGGCCGGATGAACAACAAACCCAATGAAGCCTTTGAGGGAATCGTACAGATGTGGCCTGACGCAGTGAACTGCTATGGCCCGCTCAATGGTTCACCTGTTGCCAAAGAGACGGATATCCATGAAGACATCTTCTGCTTCCTGGCACTTGCAGAAGGAGACGAGGGTGCCTCCTGCTCAATCATTGATTGCAGGAATGGCAAGGTTCACGCCATGCTCGCTATGCCCAAGGGCCTAATGGGAGTGGCCTACTCCAACAACACGGTCACGGTAGCAACTGGTGAGGATGGTGTCGTAAAAACACTTTACCGGTTCATAATAGAGAAGGACACGTTCCTTATGACCGGAGCTATCTCAGTCAAAAACTGCCCTGAACCGGAGGAATATACCGTCTCTGTCATGCCTGCCTACCAGGACTTCAAAAGCGAAGTTGGTGAAATACATGCAAACATCCGTAAGTATTGGAATATGGCCACTACGGTCAACGAGGGACGATTAGGGCCGGAACGTGTAATGCCGAATGAGGTCAATCTCAGGAAGCTCAAGGAACCGAAGTCTGCTACAGAGCTGAACGACAACCGGAAAAGTGTCATTGGAGAGATTAAGAGCAATGCCTATGGCGGTGCCTCAATCCCTATCACGGAAATCTCCTGCCCGGATGGTCTGAGACTTGTCGGCATCACCTCCAACTTTGGTGTCATAGCCGAATTGTTCCAGAGAGTCGATAATGAAGGCCAACCTAGTGTCACACAGCCCTTGTTCCGGCTCATACACGGTGACAACTATGACTTCCTCCTGGATGGTGGCTGGACATACGGTTCGCTGGACAAGGAGACCAAAGAAGAATATGCCATCACCAATGGCCTCGTAGGACTGGATATAGCCATTGACAAGGACTATGACTTCGGAAAGCTGAAAGGCGTAGACCTGAAAGTAGCAATGATAGACGACCTGACCGGCTTGATGGTGTTTCGCACTCCAAAACCCCTGGGCAAGTATAAGCTCTACTCTGGCAAGTATGCGGGCCTCAAGCCTTATGACCCTACTGGTAAGACAATCAAGCGAACACAAGCTTCAAATGAACTGGATGCCATAGCAACAGAATTCGATGGTATTGCCCGACCGGAAAGGATGGCGAAGCGAGACCCGGAGACCCTGGAACCTGATGGCGACATGTATCCTGTCGCTGCCTTCGAGAATGATGAAGACTGCGATGAGGCATGGGCATTGTTTATGCGTCGTGTCCAGGCCCCGCGAAAGGTCACCGTGACCCCGTGTGAACTTGAATGGAATATGCGGGAACTCGACCCCGTAGGAATGGGGCTTGGAGCTTGGTGGACGGAGTATCGTGACCTCAAATCCCCAATGAAGGTGAGTGGGCAGGAGGCTATGCACTATCCTCCAAGGTCACACAATACGAACCCTACCAAGTTCCAATACAGTGCTGGTGGAGGCTACTTCGTTCCTAACTGGCCGATGGAGAACACTACCGATTTTGCTGTCTGGGAGGAGCAGATTGCAGACCTCCAGGAGGAGAATGCACGTTTGGCTCAAACAGCGGGGAATGAAGCCAAAATAGCGGCCAACAACGCTCAGATTGAACAACTCCGACAGAGGATGTCCGGCACCGACCCTGACACAGGAGAGCCGAGAAAACCCAGCCTTGTTGTTCGGGTGCCTAGTTCCGTCCTCAAGCATCAATTCAGCGGTCTTGAACTCAGTCCAGGGCAGATGTTCGACACTGAAAAGGGAACCTATGACAAAGAGCAGATGCGGGGCAAAAAGGTCTCACCGTGGGAAGTGACGACCATCGGAGAAGATGACAAGAAGAAACGAGCGGTCGCATTTACCTCCGATTGTAGGACTTGGATAGTTATTGATGTAAAGCTGGACAGGGGCGGTGTCATCACTGATGGAGTATCTTCATGGACTCAGCCTGCGGCTCTGACCAACGGCCTTGGTGTCCCTGTAGGCGCATTCGACTTTGAAAGTATGCACTCTGAGTATGCACGGGCATTCAAGATAGTTGGCGGCAGTATCTATGAGTATGGCTACCGGTCTTACTGGGATATGGACGGTGCTGAGGGTCGCTGGACTCTTGACATCGAGATTGACGGAACGGACTACCGGGTGCTCCAAAAACAAGGGAGGCTTCATAAGCCCACTTACTGGGAGATATACTACCGTGCTCCCTTGGAAATGCAGCGGTATCTCCTTGAGATGTATACGCTGGGTATAGATGAGATGGTCGGAGTCACCCCAGACCGAGGATGGCATCCAATCAGAATCTTCTACATGAAGGAACCAATAAAGTCAATCACCGTTACGGCCAAGCTCTGGAACGATGCTTTCGACGTATTCCGTGTAGGCGGGAGAACTATCGACATAGACGAAGCCGGGGGCAATCCGATATGCCCGAAAGCTGACCCCGGCTACAGAGCTGGAGACAACTGCGAAGGTTCTGCCTGCGGCAATTTAACCTGTGGCTCTGCGATGTTCGGTACCAGGCACAAGCTCTACTCCACTGACCCGACATATCCAGTAACTACCCAACTTGTCTGGGAAGGAAGGGCAACTTACACTTGGATAGATGACTGCCCATATGAGAAGCGGGGCATCCTCATGGGTAAGCTCTGGGACTGCTACATGGACTTTGACCTGAACAACCCAATGAACGCTTTCGCCGTGGACATTCGACCATGAGACTGACAACGACATTCAGAGACCTCATCTCCTACGAAGTAGATGAGAAAACTCTACAAGCTATAGAGAAGGTAACTGGTTCCAGGGCAACCTACGGCATCGACACGGAGATAAGCTTGGGAGACCTCCTAAACACTGTTTCCCTGCCCGTTATCTGCACCTTAATGGGCCTCTGCCGTGAGGACAGTAAGGCATTGCAGCAGAATATCGCTCTGGAACTTGTCCGAGCCAACATGTTCATCTGGGAGGCCAAGCTGGGTGGTGCTCCAATCTACCGGTTACTGGACTACTGTGCAGCCTTCCTTGAGGCCCCTACGGTCGAGGAAGAAGTGAGAAAAGACTACTGTGGCGACCCCATTCCCGGCAGCGGAATCGCTGACTGGAAGTCTCGTATTCTCGGGCAGATAGACTATGTGAACAGTCTAATAGAGGGCATAGACTCCTCGGAAAGCCCCAAATACAGCTACTCCTACTGGATGACCAATGGTGCGCCCTATGATGAGGAAAGCTTCGACTACTGGGATTGGCTTGGAGCCGGTCGATGGGTAGTAGACCGAGAGCATGTCAACCAGCGTGACCCGGTACACAACATTTACAGGGCAGGCAATCTGCCAGGCTACAACCCTAACCTAATGATAGATAATCAGCTATCTGAAGACCCGGACACATTCTTGAAGCAATCAGAACAGTATGACAATGTGATTGTGCCTAACTACACCGCCTACGCCAGTATCATCCGGGTAACCTGGGATAAGTCAGACGGCTCTTTACCTGACCAAGGTGCCGAAGGTGCCCGACTTCTGGGCAATGCTGCCGTTTCTTGTGCTTTCGGCGTTGCCAACAATATCGGCCCCCTTGCAAGTGTGGTGAGCCTTATCAGGAGTGCCCGTGCCGGATATGTTGCCAGTGCCCGGTATCCCATAGCATCTCAGATGGCTCGCTTCAGGGCACTATCCCTTGAAGGTGTTTATGTCAATTCATACTCGGATGACCCGGCTATCCAGGAAGCGGAAAGACTCATCAAACAGGCAGGTGATGATTATCGAGTATCGTGCTTGAGAAATCCTGATTGGATTAAGTCTTACGATAAAGACCTGGATGGTAAGATGAGTGCATCTGAGCGAGCCAATATGGAAATAGACCTACGCAAAGGCATTAAGAATATCCGAGAAGCAGCAGCGAAAAATGCCTATAATGAGGCCCTTGAACGTATGAATGCCCTCACTGAGATGGATTCAGAAAAACCGCTTGTGGACATCATTCAACCCTACCTCTTATGATAAAATGCCAGTATGAAAGCGGCAAAACGTATCTCCGATATACTCCTGCGGTCTGACACCGAATACACTGAGTTCATACTGGGAATCATCTCGTTCCTAACAGGCATTTGGCTATTCCTGCCATTCTGCCACCCTTATTTCATCGGAACTATGGGCCAAGCCGCCAAGCCCGAAGTTTGGGGCACAATGTTGGTGTTCTCAGGGGTTACCAAGTTCATCGGAGTGCTTCGAGGCAGGCTAGGACTTAGACAAGTATCCTGTTTCCTGGCCCTTCTAGTCTGGTGGTTCCTCGGTGTTGTTTTCGTTACAGGCCCATGCCTGACAAACCCGCTTGGACTGCTCATGTTCGTCTTTGGCATGTTCAATGCGTTCATCTACATCAAACTCACGTTAGTTGCTCGGCCATGAATGAATATATAACCCCGGCAGCGGTAGGCATACTGGGCGGCCTGGCTGTCCAGTTGATAAGCGTCCTACTGCAAAGAAAGAAGATAACTGTAGATGACAACGCTTCTCTGCGGGCTGCCCTCATGGATGAGCGTAAGGGCCTTGTTGCAGAGATTCAGAACCTATCTGACCGATGTAAGAAGCTCGAAGATGAGCTACAGACGGCTAAGGAAGAAATTATCGAACTCAAGCAAAAGAATGCAGAGCTTGAGATTGAGATACGTGAATTGAGAGGCAACAATGAAGATTCCAAGACCCCAGATACTTAACTCCGAAGGCGAACGTCAAGAGGAGTTCTCCACATATTGCCCCAAATGCGGTTGCCACAAGATTGCTAAGAAAGAACTGGGAGGCCATGACTTCGATGAAAATGGCTGGTACCAGATACAGAACTTCCAATGCCTCGACCCTAAATGCTTGCATAAGTGGGGAGAGAAGGTCATCATAGCTACTGGTGGCACTACGTTTAAGCACTCAATCTAAAATCACGCATTTGTACTAGCTTCCAACCTTGGCGATTATGTGCTATACTACTGGTGATGATACGGACACTTGCGATTGCGGCAATGTTTCTAGTTTTCTCACCGACAACAGTAAATAGGTCGTACCATGAGAAACATATAGTAACGCCAAGACCGAGCCTTCAGCAAACAGAGGAAAAGGATAAAGAGCCGCACTGGAATACAGGCACGGTCACAGTCTATGCAGACTACTTCGAGGGCAGGCCCATGGCGAACGGGAAGACCTTCCGGCATCGTGACAGGGTTGTAGCCTGTAAGGGCGGGCAGCTTAACCGGAAGGTGGAAATACGCTATGGGCAAAATGGTAAATCCACCGTCGTTGTCTGCGACCGGGGAAGATTGCCTCTACACCGTGAAGACTGCTGGCAATTCGACGTTACAAAGACTGTGGCCCGAGACCTGGGCTTATACCGACTGACGAAAGACGGTCGGACTGACCGGAAGATAAGTTGGAGGTATGTGGATTGAAGCTGTTTTGGCTTGGGGCCATTCTAGGCCCTTTAGTATGGTATGTCGTCCTCAAGACCGTCTGGTTTATCTTCATCAAGCAGTGGAGAGCGATTAAGGACTGGTACCTTGGCCTGCCGCTCGTGCAGTGGCCTGCGATGCTGTTGCTCATCATCGGCACAAAGGTCATCCGCAAGAAGCACTGTGAAGTGATGAGATACAACGGGCGAATCTGGTATTCCCCAAAGGTTGCCGGATTCGTGATTGAAGACGACTAGAGAGTTGGAGGTCACCGGCTGTCTCCCAACAGTGGGAGGCTGACGGCCTTGTTCAAGGCAGCCGTAAATGCAGACGGGTCGTCATTGCTCGTTAAACATCCTGCGGTCGGGTGTGTGCTGCAACGTAATCCCGGTACCGGCGACCTCCACACCTAACAATTTCACTTCCCGGTAGTGCAATGGCAGCACATGAGGCTTTGGCCCTCATAATCCTCGTTCGAGTCGGGGCCGGGAAGCCATTCTTACTGGAGGCAACGGTTGTATCCTATGATTATCTATGAAACTCCCGTTCTGGAGTGCTTGAATAAAAAAGGTCAGCGACAGTTCTGGCAAGCTGTCGGATGCAGAAAAGAAACAGAAGCTCAGGAAGGAGCCTCCCTCGAAATCTGCACTTGTTATTACTATTATACCCTTACCTGGCACGAACTGTCTGACGGCACACTCTCAGCCCGCACGAACTCCGTTCCTACCAAAGTCATCGGCAAGAACATAGGCCGGGCAAACGAAACCACGGACGAGGAACAACTGATATTCGAGATTGGCATCCTGGAACGCAAGAAGCGTGAGGAAGGTTATCACGAAGAAGGACAGGAACCCTCAACAGTATATCCTCTGCCAATGCTGGCCCACACTTACTTCGACACAATAGGCTCCAATGGCAAAATCAAGAAAGGCCACAAGTCAAAGATAGTCTGGCCCTGCTACGCACAGCCTAAGTATGATGGTTTCCGCTGCCTGATGAGTGGACGCAAAGGGTGTGCCTGGAGCAGAAAAGGCAAGCTCTGGAAACCCGAAGTGATGGCTCACCTGATGTTCGACACCAACGGGAGCATCCTGGACGGCGAGTTGATGCTACCCCTAGACATGGAGTTCGAGCTTTTAAAGACAGCCACCAGCAACTATGTTGAGGGTCTGACCGACAAAGTAGGCTACCACGTCTATGACTGCCTCCCAGATGGAGAGAACATCACCGAGGAGACTCCATACGAAGACAGATATCGGTATCTTCAGTATCTATTCAACTCTGCCGAGACTGCTGGACTGCTGCCGGAGAACGTCTACCTCGTCAAATCCACCCTCTGCGAGAGTGCTGAACACGCCGAGGAAGTTCTCCTGCCCAAAGCCCTGAAGTTTGGCTATGAGGGAATTATGCTTCGCAACGCCAAGGCCCCTTATATTCTAAAGCATCGAAGCTACGACCTTCAGAAAGTCAAGCTGTTCCAGGAAGCGGAGTTCAAGATTATCAACTGTGTGGACGGCAAGGGCAGCGATGAGGAGGCCATCATGTACGTCTGCGTCAACAAAGATGGCCGAGAGTTCAACGTGAGACCCAAAGGCAGCATCCCAAGCAGGAAGAAGCTCTGGTATGAGTTCTGCGTGGGCACCTTTAACCCCATCGGCAAGATGCTCACAGTGGAGTTCTTTGAATACACCAAGTACGGGGTTCCACGGTTCCCTAAAGGTAAAATAATCCGAGACTACGAGTAAAAAATGCCAAGAAACCCGATTATCAGACAACGGAGGTAAGAAAACCGCAATGAATAAGAAGCCATCATTAACATTTGTACTCGACGGAGCTTCTTTGCTAGTCGGGGTCACTAATACCGACGGTATCTTTGAACCCTGCGGGATAATTCCTGCCGATGCGCTGGAGGAACTGTCTTGCGTCAAAGACGGCAAGCGACATCGGTTTATCCCCAAAGATGGCATAATTCAGCACATAGAGGAAGACAAATGGTACAGAAGCGGAGTTATAGAAAGAGGAAACTGAGTAAATGGCTATCTATCACTATTCATTCTACACACAGAATCCAACCTCGGAAAACGAGGAACCTGACCAAGTTGGCACCATCGAGGCCGACAGTCAGAGCCAAGCACTGATGAAGCTTGCCAAGAAACACGGACGGCTCATCAAGCCCCGTGTAGTAAGTGAAGCAGAGCAGTGGGGAGGTAGTAAGAAGCGATGATGACCTGTCGGAAAAAAGTCGATGAGCGAACGGGCTAAAGTTGTGTTGGAGGCCATCGAAGAAGCCAAGGCTGCCGGTCTCGACCATCTCACACTCAAACTCGATGATGACGAAGACTTGTTTACAGAGCTTACGAGTTTGGGGCTATCTGTCGAGAATTGTGCGCCGGGCGAATATCATGTTTCCTGGATGGCCCCTTGCCAAGACACAGGGAGTTAATATAAAATGCAGAGAGGCGGTGATAGTAGATACAAGGGAGGTAGAAGCCCTTGACCTTTGCTTCGGTGATGAGCGTGTGGCCGAAGCTTATGAGGAAGCAGCGCGACATTGTGAAGCTTTCCCAGAGAACGTTTACACGCTAAGTTAGGAGGAAACGGTATGAACGAGCGCGACATAAAAGAAGAAATACTGACCCAGCTATTCGGGCCGCCTTATTGGGCACTTACGGTGCCCGAAGAAGTTGTGGTTATAGAAGGCTATGGTGACTTCTACACTCACAAGCGGTCTGAAGATAAGCTGAACCCAGTAATCGTCTTCTCGGATGAGGAGATAGCATGGCAATTCATTGAGGCCCTAGAAGACAATGAGTATCGACCCCGGCGAATGCTGAAGCAGGAAGTCATTGACTACGTGCTGAAGTATCAGCCACTCGTTGATGCCCTGGTGCTCCTGGACATACCGGAGAGACCGGTGTTTCAGCAAATCAAAGACCTGTAGGTATAGTAAACCCTCGGTTAGCCGGGGGTTTACCTGTAGCTGGGGGTTTCGGTTAAGGCTGTAAGTCTGTTAAGGCTGTAAGTCTGTTAAGGCTGTAAATCTGTTAAGGCGCAGGACAATTTCCGCCGTGGTCAGAGTGTAAGGGGTGCTCCGGCCCTCGTGAGATTACTGGGGTATAGGGGATTTGCCCTGGTACTTTTACTAGGTTTTTTGATATAGAAGAAACCCAGTATTTCTACTGGGCTTCAGGGAATATGTGTCAGAACTTTGACAAAAATTCTTTGAATCTTCTTACCATGGTTTTGTCATTGTGACGCCATTGTAACAACTTGCGTATAGGCATCTTAACATCCTGCCATACCTTTGACAATTGCAGGGCCGTTTTCTCCCAATCGCTCAAATCCGCATCAATTATGGCGTTTAAGTACTTCTCGCCAATCGGCTTACCCGTTAAACGCTGATATACTTCGCAGGGCCTAATATCTAGTACTGCTTGTATATCTTCCTCTGAGGATACTGCTAGAATTGCTAGGGATTTCAGGATTATATCAGCAGAATGGAACTTCTGATACTGGCCCTTCCCCTCCATGTTTAACTTGTGGTACTTGCTAGTCATGTTACTACCTCCGTTAGAATTGTGCTTACGTATACATTATTCCATGTATACAGTAGATAGTTAACTGTAAAAAATACTAGGTTTTGCTTATTTCACCATGCCTGCAATTGCTACAAGGGTACCGATTAAGCCGTACCCGTAAACGCATGCCATGATGACTCCTAGGATGATGATCGCTCTAACCATGTTAGTTACCCTCCATTTGAATTATTGGCCCTACATGTAAGTTATTCCGCACATGTAGGGCCATTCTGCCTAGTATAATCACCAGTTTATAAACTCTCTCAGTTCATGGCGTAACCTTGCTTGTTGTAATTCGTGGTCAGTTATATCAATTAGGTAATGGTACGTGTCAATGGCATAATCCCCATGGTTATTGACCATGAGTATACCATTCTCAACGCGCACGATTTGACCGTTAGGGCCCTTGACATGTTCCCATGTTACTTCCTCGCCAATTGCCTTCTTTACGGGCCGTACATGGCCGTTTATGGACAATCCCGCTTCTAATCGTTCCTTCTCAACTAGGTAGTAGTGATTCATGGTTGCTTCCTCCGTTATGCGTTATTATGCTTACATTAACGTTATGCCATTAATGCAATGGATGCCCACCAAGTAAAAATACCTGTTTTCAGAGGAGTCAAGACGAGGAGCAAAACCTAGTACTTTTACCATGTCAGCGGCCATAAGACGGTTACTAGCTAGTAACGTTACCAGGTAGGCTGACAAGTTTACTAGCTAGTAGAAGTACGGGGATGGCAACCTGGTAATCCTACTAGCTAGTAGAACGACCAGGCACCGCTGCCGCCGCTGCCGCCGCTGACCGCTGGCCGCGTGGATGGCCGCAGCCGCAGCCGCAGCCGCAGCCGCAGCCGCAGCCGCAGCGTCAGAATGCCCAGAAACGGCCTTGTACGCCTCGTACAGCGCAGCTACTACCAAACACGGGTTTCAACCCGTTCTCCGCAGAGAAAACACTCTCTGCCTACGAATACACTTACCTCGTCTACGTGCAGCGTGGTAAGCACCACAAACAGGACACTGCGGAAGATAATCACTTCTCTGCCTTTTCTGCTTTATGGTAGACTCACTTCGAGACAAAAGCCGGACTGCTCTACGAAGTTCGAGTCTTTCAAGTCGGGCAAGTTCCTGTGCAACTGTTAACGCCATGTATTTCTCCTAATCACGCTATTGCTTATCTACTGTGTATGGCACATGTTTCATGCCAAAGACCCGACTACTGCCGAGCCTCATTGACTTTTCTCATTATACGGGCAAAACATTCAGCGGAAGCTTGAACCTTTCCCTGGTTAGCCCTGCCTCTTTCGAGTGCCATTGCCAGAGTTGACTTGCGGTTTGTCGGTTTGTGTGTCATTGGAAACCTCCGTTTAAGTTGAACATCTACTATCAATATACCACGCTTACACAATACCGACTACTGTAAGAAATACCTGGTTTTCGATGATTCATTAAAAAGGGTTGGCAAGCGGCTAAAGGTATGCCTGGTGGCTAAAAGTGGCTGTAGGTAACAGGTATGGGTAAAGGCCCTGGAGAGTCGGAGGCAACACGGACTCTCGGCAGAGCCTCTATAGCCAGTATATCAAACAAGCGGCAAAACACGGTGTCCACAAGAGCTATACTAGCTAGTAGAATTACTAGGTCGGGCCTCTCGGCCCTAGCTCATCATACGGATAAGCTGTACCCGGTTCTTAATCCCGAGTTTTGCATTGATGTTTGCACAATGGAAATCAACTGTGCGTTTGCTTACATAGAGTCTATCAGCAACTTCTTTGCTTGTCAGACCTTCTTTGAGCAATTGAACGACTTCAAGTTCCCTCGGTGACAACTTGTCTATCATATCCTTGCGCCCCTCCCTATAGCATAAGCACATGCCTCTTTATATCCAAGAGCCGTAAAATCGGCCTGTACCGCGAAATAATCGCCCGATTCACTGGAAAACCTATACCGAGTAACGCCATCACCAGGACTGTAGGTTGAGACATAAAACCCTGCGGCCTCACAAGCTTCTTTGAGTCTTTGAACCTTGGTCTTTACTGCCATGTGACACCTCCATAAGTTAAGCATCTACTGTATTATAGTGCAAGAATTGTGCCAATGTCAAGTATCTACTGCAATTCAGGTATATTTACTAGGTATATCTCTGACATACGATTTACTAGCTAGTAACATTACTAGGTATATCTCAGACATACAAAAGAATCAAGCAAAGTTTTTTACTAGCTAGTAAGGTTACCAGGTACGAAAAAAGACCCGGTATTTCTACCGGGCCCTCATTCTTCTAAAAACGCTCAACCTTTGGGAGAATCTACAACCTTTTAACATCCCATAGAAGACTATCATAGAAACTGCCCATGAAGTTCTTCAACTTCTCCGCTAATTTCTCGCAAGCCTTATATATCCTCTCAGCCGTGCGAGAGTCGGTATCATAGCCATACTCTGAACACCAATCCTCAAAACTGCGGGCATTCTCAACACCTGCTGCATCGGAAGCAAGGCAATCTAAAACGTCCTCCGCTCTAGGGTCGTGCTCGATACCGTATCCTTGAAAGAAGGGAACCGTCATGCGTTTAGTCTTCCCGTCTTCCCTGCGTGTAAGGGTGACTGTATAATGGTTCATGTTGTCTACGTCCATTGTGGACTGTTCAAGAACTCTTGCAGAAACCCCATGTTTTACCTTTGCCTTAATCCCATGCCGCTTGCAAAACTGTTTTGTATCCATGTCTGTTTCCTCCATAAGTTAAGCATCTACATTAATTATATATGCAATAAACGTGCCAGTCAAGAGGAAGATGAATAAACAGGTAAAGTTACTAGGATGCCCAACTCCTCCAGAGTTACTAGCTAGTAACGTTACTAGGTATGGCAAAACCCGGTATTTCTACCGGGCCTCTCCTAGTCCAGCTTGAGCTTCTGTTGATGTCCTGCGTAGTACAGGGTACCGTTCTCTACACGAAACTTCCGGGTGTATGCGTACCCTCCATGAGGAGTCATGGGAACGTTTATCTGAACTTCTCCGGTTCCATCGGCGAATGTGGTAAAGCTTGCCACATCACCTTTGCCGTAAAGCCCGTTTAACCTCATCAGAGCGGCTTCTATGGCAATCTTGAGCTTTTTATCACGACTATGCATGGCAGTCCTCCGTAAGTTGAGCATCTACATTAATTATAGTGCAATTTACGTGCCAGTCAAGAGGAAGATGAATAAACAGGTAACTTTACCAGGTTCGAGGACGATTGAGTGGTTACTAGCTAGTAGATGTACTAGGTATGGCAAAACCCGGTATTTCTACCGGGCCTGTCCGTTGCTCGGAGGAAACTAGAAATATCCTGGGTCTTCTACAGTCTTCCCTGTATGATTATCCAGATATTCCCTTGCATCAGAAATCATCTGGCTTGCAGTCTTACACTTACAGTCAACGGTTCCATCAGTACTACCCTTGCAGTCTTCTTTACAGCCCTTGCATGGACTCCAGCCGAATATTGAAGCGGTACCGGGATAATCCCAATCAACTTGTACCAGTACCCCTAATTCGTCTTCCATCTCGGCCCTATTCTTGAAACCAAGTTCCTTTACCTCTTTATTTGTGGCAACTGGTACCAATAAAGGGTAACCGTCTATTTCGTCTAATCTTACCTTCATGTTATTCCTCCATAAGTTAAGCATCTACTCTATTATAGTGCAAAAATTGTGCCAAGGTCAAGTATCTACTGCAAAACAAGCACATTTACTAGGTATATCTCTGACATACGATTTACTAGCTAGTAACATTACTAGGTATGAGAAAACCCAGTATTTCTACTGGGCTTCTCTTTGGTCTTAGGAGTATACACTAAGCATGGCGGCCCGTATACGATTCCAATCACGTTCAGTTAGTTCCCGTTTAGTATCAGGCAATGGAGTCACATAAGCATTCTGGTAACAATCCTCATTGTAACTTGTAAAGCTTACAGCGGGTAACCATCCAAGTTCAGTAAGACTTCCCAGTGTTTCAACGTTCTCCATGCTTAATTCTTGGTCGTATACAAGGGCATCGAATTGCTTGCGGGTAAGAATACCTGCATATTTCCGATGCTTGCCCGTCTTCACCCTATCTCCTGCGTATTCCGGGCAAAATATCTCTGAGTCATGGCATTCTGTGAGTTTGAAGTTCCGAGACCTAAAAGGCGGATTGCATGACTTCACAGACAAGTCATGCGGTACGTCAAATTCATAAATCACATAAAACTTCATTTCCGCTTCCTCCATAAGTTGAGCATCTACATGAATTATAGTGCAAGAATTGTGCCAATGTCAAGCATCTACTGCAATTCAGGTAAAGTTACTAGGTATATCTCTGACATACAATTTACTAGCTAGTAAGGTTACTAGGTAAGCAGAAACCCGGTATTTCTACCGGGCCAGCCTTGGTTTACTCCTCCGGTTCTGCTATCAAGGAATCATCAACAACAGAGTATACCGGGTAAGGTAGTTTGTTGTAGTCATCAAACCAATCTGCTCCTAAGCAGTAGGTCTTGACTCCTCCGGGCATGGGTTTGTCAAGGTTTCCTGCGCCAGGTACGCATGGGGAACAAAACTGAACATAGGTATAATATGGTGACTTGATAACCATGATATCAGTGTCAAGGCAATCTGTAAGGATGTATTCCTCATCCTCGTACTTCATGCCTATAGACTCCTCACCATAACAATCTTCCGACATGTGCCATGTTCGGCATGTCTGGCAGAAATAGTCATAAGTCTTTGACTTGGAAGGTATCAAAGACTCATTCCCACAATTCGGGCAATTAAACGGGTATACATATTCCATGTCGTTTAGGGCATTGTCAGACAAGCTACTTTGGGCAATGACTCCATACCTAATACCCGTTTTTGTGTCGATGTTACTTTTACCTAATCCGTAGTCAATTCCTGCATACATTTTATTTCCTCCATAAGTTAAGCATCTACTCTATTATAGTGCAAGAATTGTGCCAATGTCAAGTATCTACTGCAATTCAGGTATATTTACTAGGTATATCTCTGACATACGATTTACTAGCTAGTAGATGTACTAGGTATGGCAAAACCCGGTATTTCTACCGGGCTTCTCTTTGGTCTTAGGAGTATACACTAAGCATGGCGGCCCGTATACGGTTCCAATCACGTTCAGTTAGTTCCCGTTTAATATTAGGCAATGGAGTCACATAAGCATTCTGATAACAATCTTCATTGTAGCTTGTAAAGCTTATAGCGGGTAACAATCCGAATTCCGTAAGACTTCCCAGTGTTTCGACGTTCTCCATGCTTAATCCTTGGTCATCTACAAGGGCATCGAATTGCTTGCGGGTAAGGATGCCTACGTACTTCCGATGCTTGCCCGTCTTCACCCTATCTCCTGCGTATTCCGGGCAAAATATCTCTGAGTCATGGCATTCGGTGAGTTTGAAGTTCCGAGACCTAAAAGGCGGATTGCATGACTCCACAGACAAGTCATGCGGTACGTCAAATTCATAAATCACATAAAACTTCATTTCCGCTTCCTCCATAAGTTGAGCATCTACATATATTATATATGCAATAAACGTGCCAATCAAGCCCCTTGGAGAAAACAGGTAAAGTTACTAGGTATATCTCTGACATACGATTTACTAGCTAGTAACATTACTAGGTATATCTCTGACATACAAAGGAACCGAGCAAAGCTCTTTTACTAGCTAGTAGGATTACCAGGGTCACCGCCGCACCTAGTAACTTTACGGGGCCGCAGCCGCAGCCAACCGCAGCCGCAGCCGCAGCCAACCGCAGCCGCAGCCGCAGCCAACCGCAGCCCCGCAGTGTCCGAACCTAAGCCCGAATCCAATAATCTACGCCGTCGAAGTCGATACTGAAGTAGTCTTGTTTAAGTTCTTCAGCAGCGGCTTCCCAGTCGATGTGTCGGAAGGGCCAATCCTCGGCCTTGCCCATGTCGCATGTGTCCTGGGCCAACTGTTCGGCGTATTCTGTGAAGTATGAATCTCTAATCAGCGTTTCCCCATAATTCCAATCAGGAGAACCTTCACCCTCCCCGGCCAAAGCTTTGAGCTTTTCAAGTTCCTCGGCTTCCTCAGACTCCTTCCACTCCTCAAGTTCCCTCTTGGCGTCTTTCAGGGCTTCCTTGGCCGCTTTGTGCTCCTCTGACCATTTCATATCGTCTTCATATTCAGCCAGTTCTTCCTCGGCCTCCGTAACGGCTTCCTGAAGGGCCTCAAGTTCTCCCTCCAACTCCTCAATACGTGCTATCACGTCTCTGGAGTCTATGATGTCCTGAGTGTTGTCAATGCTGTCTGTCATGTCGGTAAACCTCCTTAGTGTGATGTTGAGCATCTACTGTATTATAATGCAAGAAACGTGCCAATGTCAAGGGTTTCCGACCGGCTAAGAACAAATTGTTGGGTATGTTTTTGGCTGAGAGGGGCAGGGTACGGGTGAATAGGGGTACTAGCTAGTAGGGTTACTGGGTATGAGGAAAGCCCCGATTCTCCGGGGCTGTCCTGCTAGAAGCTTTCCTTCTTTGGCTTATCTACGAGTTTACGAACCTGAGTCCCATGGCACTCCTTCTTCTCTACGATGTTCTCCCATGTGTCAGTCCACTGCAACACACGGACTTGCGAGGAGAACACAAAGGGAAGGTTCGTGAGAATCGCATACCCGTGCTTGTTGCGAACAACAATGTTCTGAACGGCAAGACCAAGCTTGCGGGAGTTGTCGGAACCGTTCTCCGTGGACGTGTTCCCATACTTGATATAGGAGTCCTTGAACAGCGGAATAAAACCTTCGTCTATGGATATGGCTTGTTCCGGCGTGTTGTAGTTCTCATGGGATATTCCCATGTGCCAATTGCGGTAGACATCGCACACGCGAACCTCAGTGAATCCGACCTTCTGTGTTGTCTCTTTGACCATAGTTCCATCTGGTAATAAGAAGATAGACATTGATAGTTCCTCCATAAGTTAAGCATCTACTCTATTATAGTGCAAAAATTGTGCCAATGTCAATGCTCTACAGTGTAGATTCTAAATAAACAAGTATCTTTACTAGGTATATCTCAGACGAACCCTCTATTACTAGCTAGTAACCGGGCCGTACAAGGCAAAGCCCCGGCGAACCGGGGCCTGCCTTCTTGGTCATTTCCCATGAAGTATATGCTCAACAAAGGAGGCCGACCAAAGCCTTAGCATCACCTTTATAGTCTCGCAAATTGAGTTCCCTGAGTGTCTGAGTTTCAGCGTCATAGTAGCCGAAGAAACAGGCATCGTATCCCCAGGTCAAAACCCAGAAGGCCAGCGTCTCGTCCAGCTTCTCGTCATCGGCCCAGACAAGATGGGTTCCCAGGGGCCTGAGCAACCAAAAGAAGCTTGCGTTCCTTCTCCGGCGAATAGCGTGGAAATCGTGCTGGTAGAAGTCCTGCTTGTAGTTCATCAGAGCTTCCGGGTTGCTATCAATGACGTTCTTCAAGAGAAAGTAAGCCACTATACCTTCCCGGCTTGCAACATGATAGCTCAAAGCCTTCCAACTGTCAACTACGTCCTGCTGAGTCAAAGCATGGCCATACCTCTCCATGCCTTCAAGCATGCCTTCGATAAATGCGAGTTCCCGCTCATACTCCTCAGAACCGGTGGCCTTCTCGCCAAGGATTAAGCGGATTCTTTCGTCTACGTACCAGTTACATGACATGGTTAATCACCTCCGAAGTAGTGTGTTGAGCATCTACTGTATTATAGTGCAATAACCGTGCCAATGTCAAGCATCTACAGTGAAAGTAGAGTTACTAGGATGCTTTACTAGCTAGTAACGGTACGGGGTATGGCGAAACCCGGTATCTCTACCGGGCCGCCTGCCTGTCTACTCCTCCGGCTGTGCTATCAGCGAGTCATCAGCCACAGAGTATACCGGGTAAGGCAGAGGATTGTATTCGTCAAACCAATCTGCTCCTAAGCAGTAGGTCTTGACTCCTCCGGGCATGGGATTGTCAAGGTTACCCGCACCAGGAACGCAAGGAGAACAGTATTGAGCATAGGTGTAGTATGGTGACTTAATCACCATGATGTCGGAGTCAAGGCAGTCTATAAGGGTATACTCCGAATCCTCAACGTGGAATCCGGTAGACTCCTCACCATGGCAATCCTCCGACATGTGCCATGTTCGGCACGTCTGGCAGAAGTAGTCATACTGCTTTGACTTGGATTCTACCAGAGCATCACTGCCACACTCCGGGCATGCAAACGGGTAGTCGTACTCCACGTCATTCAGAGCATCACCAGAGACGGAATGCTGAGATATGACGCCATACCTTATACCCGTCTCAGTGTCAATGTTGGTAGTTCCTCTACCGTAGTCAATTCCAAGATTCATGTCACGTCTCCTTAATGTTGAGCATCTACTGTATTATAGTGCAATCCTCGTGCCAATGTCAAGCATCTACAGTGAATCAGGTATGTTTACTAGGGTGGGCCTGGACGATGGGTTACTAGCTAGTAGAAGTACTAGGTATATCTCAGACATACAAAGGAACCGAGCAAAGCTCTTTTACTAGCTAGTCAGGTTACTAGGTTCCGGCGCACCCTAGTAGCTCTACTAGGTCGCCGCCGCAGGCCGCAGCCGCAGCCACCGCAGCCGCAGCCGCAGTTCCTTAGTCCTGGTAGATGTACCAGCCCTCGTTGCCGTCGTAACCGCTCAAGAAGTGGCCCCGGCCATCGGCACTAATGGCACTGTCGCAAAACTCGTCAGTGTCATCTATCAGCCGGAGAATGGCATCGTTGGCACCCTCACACTTGGCCTCCTGATACCCTTGTATCATCTCCTCAAGCTCAGGCTTGCCAATCTCGCAAGCAATGAATGAGGCATTGAAGGCCCACACGCTGTCAAGGATTCTCTCCTTGGCCTTCTTGTCTGCCTCCTCGTCTGTGAGCACAAGGTAGTCGCCTCAAAGCGGTTATCCTCGTACCCGTCGGAGAACTTGACATCTAGGTAGTCGGCCAGGACTGCCTTCCGCTCGTCCGTGTCGTCGGTTATCTCCTCGCCGTCGTCCTTTACCTGCTCGCAAGCCTCTACATCGCTTCTGTGACTCTCGCCACACTCACACATCCAAAACTTCTGCATGGTCATTGCTGTTAGCCTCCTTCGCTCAATATTGAGCATCTACTGTATTATAATGCAATAACCGTGCCATTGTTAAGGGTTTTCTAAGTGGCTGAGAGGTATTTGTTTGGCTAAGTGGGGCCGGGGCATGGGTGAATGGGGTACTAGCTAGTAACGGGGCCGTACAAGGACAAGCCCCGGCGAACCGGGGCTGCCTTCTTGGCCGTTTCCCATGAAATAGATGCTCAACAAAGGAGGCCGACCAAAACCTTAACATCACCTTTATAGTCTCGCAAATTGAGTTCCCTCCAGTTAAGAGTATAGCATGTTGTACGTGGTAAGGCTACCGGTATAAATACCAGATTTACTTACGCTTACTAGCTAGTACGGCATTCACCCGTAAGCAAGGCCCCAGCGTCCGTTCCGGGGCAAGAGTTCCGTATTCTGTTATAAGGTCTCAATATGGCCTAGCTTCTAGCACACCCTTAGAGCAGTAGGGGCAGAGACCTTTACCTTCCCTATCTACATACAATATACCACGTTCCGGATTATTAGGAAACTCCTCAACTTCTTGCATAGGATAAGCCGGTTCATTGCGCAATGACAACAAATCAAATGGTTGTTCCACCTTTTGTAAAGTTATCCCTAATGAAAGTTGTCCGGGTATCGATTCCGAGTCTGGGAATACTATCCCATCAGGTTCCGGGTACCAATGGTATGCGTCATCAGTCCACCAACGGGCATGACAAGTCGGGCATATAATTGTCGCACGAGCGTCATCAGACAACGGGTACCAATCATTGGCATCGAATATCTTAGCAGCAGTATAACCTCCCCTTACGTCACACCCACCATGAATCTGAAGGGCAACATGCATACCATCATCATCTACCCATTGAACATATTGTATAACTTGTGACAACAAGGAACCATGGTTATAGGTGTTCTCACAGAAGGGCCAACCTTCATCGTTCGGCTTATACCCTGCCTTATGTGCCTTGCGTTCGGCAAAAGCTTCCATGCAGGTAAGCCAGCATTCGTCTTCCATTGCCTTGCTATGGGCAAAACGAGTAAATTGACTCTGTAACCTCGGATTATATGTTACTCGTTCCCTCAGCCAATGAAAGACGTTCAGAGTAACCTCTATACCGTACTTGAAACTCAGAGTGCATTCAGGTTCGGACATGAAATCACGGAACTGGTTCCGTTCCCAATTGCGACCATAAGCCCCACCGGAATCCAGCATGTGTGCACCGGTATTCTCTTTCAGCATACCGATAAGGATAGACTCTGTGAGCGTCATCTTAGGTGTCTTAATTGTTTGTTCCATTGTATTAACCTCCATAATTTAATGTTGAGCATCTACTGTATTATAGTGCAAGACTTATGCCATTGTCAATGCTCTACGGAGGACAAACTAAGAATCTGGTATATTTACTAGGTATATCTCTGACATACGAATTACTAGCTAGTAAAACCGCGAGGCAGGCCATTAGCCTAGTATCTCTACTAGGCCTGGCTTATTCGATTGATTTCGTCATTCTTCAGCCCTTTCCCGGACTGCCTCTAGCACATGCTTGAGATAACCACCCATGTTGGTGATAATATCGCAAGTGCCAGGTTGAAGGTATAACTCAATCGCCTTGCCCTCCAATGCCTTGGCATCATCTTCGGACATATCGGCAGTTATGCCCAACTCCTCAGCTATCTTTTCGGGGTCAATTACCTCCAGCCAGTCCGCAGCATCCCATACCTTAATGGCGTCTGCCTCATCAAGAGATTGCTCAATCAAATGCTCAATCTCGGACTCTGCTTGCAGTGCATCGTCGGATAGTTTGCCAACATGGTTGTGACCATCCCATACAGCCTCAAATCCAGCGCATACACGCTCGGCCAGTGGCGCAATCTTTGCCATCAGGTTGTTTGCTGAGTTAGCATATATCGGGTAGGGCAAAAAATATCGTCGGACTAGTCCGTGATATATATTAGACGGTACTGCATTGCCGTCGCCGTTATAATTAGCCCCCATTGTCGCTGACTCACAATTAAGCCAGATGTAACAATCCTGCCCGTCAAATTGACCATAGTCCTCTGTTACCTCATTGATTTTAATTGTCTTTGCCATTTTAATATGCTCCTCTCCTTATCTTAGGTGTCTTAATTGTTTGTTCCATTGTATAAACCTCCGTAAGTTAATGTTGAGCATCTACTGTATTATAATGCAAGACTTATGCCATTGTCAATGCTCTGCGGAGAACAAACTAAGAATCTGGTATGTTTACTAGGTATATTTCTGACATACGAATTACTAGCTAGTAAAACCGGCTTAGAGGACTAATCATCCAGCTCTAATTGATTAGTCCTCTAACTCCTTACCTTACCACCCAGCAGTTAGGTAAGATAAGGTTGCTATCGTTGCCGCAGTGCCACACGGCAACGGCCTTGTTGTCGCCGTGCAGCTCCACAGTCAACTTTGCGTCCTCGTATGAACTGTCAGTGATGATAGTATGTGGATTAAATTCAATTGGCGCAAATATCAGCTTGGCGGCCAATACGCCGTTGTCATCGACCTCGGCATCAGCATCGATGCGAAAATACATCTCTTTGCGGGTGTCGCTACTGCATATCCATGTCCCCATGTGGTCTACTGACATCTTGATGATTGCCAGCAGCACAGCCCTGTCGATGTCTGTCTCTGGCACAAGTGTTTTTGTCTCTGATAGTTTCATTATCGTTGCTCCTTTTCCAGCATCCGTTTTACGATGCCAACCTGCTCAGTCCGGAGCTTATCTTTATCCGGTATTTCTAACTCCAGTACATCGAGCGCGTTCAACTTTGGTGTCTTAATTGTTTGTTCCATTGTATTAACCTCCATAATTTAATGTTGAGCATCTACTGTATTATAGTGCAAGACTTATGCCATTGTCAATGCTCTACGGAGGACAAACTAAGAATCTGGTATATTTACTAGGTATATCTCTGACATACGAATTACTAGCTAGTAAAACCGCGAGGCAGGCCATTAGCCTAGTATCTCTACTAGGCCTGGCCCGATGCTTAGGAGGTTAGAACTAAACTCTTTGCAGCACCGTCAAACTTTTCTTCAGCGTAACTCATCACGTCGGCCCTTGCATCAGCAAGGCACACGGTTCCCTTGACCGTATCATAGAAGTTGTACCGGGAAGAATAGGGCTTGTAGTACTTGTTTACCTCAATGTCTTCCTTGACCTGTTCCCAAGAAGTCAAGTAGTCAACTTCGGACTTCACGGCTTTGACGAAACGGCCCCACTGGGCTACTCGGATAGCATCCCATTCTTCAACCGGCGGAAGACCTTGAACTATCAGCCAACCGCCGGAACGTCCTGCTGAGTAAACTCTAACACTGTCATTCGGGAAATAGTATTCCAGCGTTTCCTTGTCCGTGAACTCCTCCCAAAAACGCTCACAAGCATTCTCCCATGCATACTCCAATGCCTTTTTAGCCGTCTTCTCGTCAATCTCCGGCCATGCTTCTTCCACTTGAGAAACGGAAGGGAACTTGTAAACCTTCACATTAATAGCCGGATAGTCTGTATACCTCTGATAGTCTGTATACCTCTGAATATCAGCCTTGCAAAACCTTTTTGCCATTGTATTAACCTCCATAATTTAATGTTGAGCATCTACTGTATTATAGTGCAAGATGTGTGCCAATGTCAACGCTCTACATCAATTCTGGTATGTTTACTAGGTTGCGGGCATTTACTAGCTAGTAACACTACTAGACCCCGTTTCCGGGGTCACTCCTTCAGGTTCCACATCTCTTTGTAGTCACTGATAACTACCTTCTGGCAATCCATTGGAAGCTCTTTAAAAGTGATTCTCTTGCCTAAGTGGGAATACTGGGGCCGGTCAATCATTGTATGATGTTCCCCATGCTGGCAAAAACCCTGCGGATGAAATGGAGCACCGGACATGCCCACATAGTAACAACGTCTATCACCAGAGCGGGTATAGACAACCGTGTAACGGTCGCACGTCTCACCTCCGTTATCATAGCAACGGATATACTTTGGGACACCTCCAGGCATTAAACTTTGCATTCTCTTTGACATGGTATACCTCCTAAAATTGAGCATCTAACTAAGTATACTGCAAGAAGTGTGCCAATGTCAATGAGTTTTGGTTAATCATCTACCTTACTAGCTAGTAACTTAGGCGCTAATACTAGCTAATTACGACAAAAGACCCCGGACTAAGCCGGGGCCTTTCGTTTAAGCCGCTTCTTTGCCTTACGTGAAAGCTTCGGAAGTGGCCGAGTAGCTTCTGCTTCCCTGCGTTCCTTGTTCTCTTTTAGCAGTCTAGCCAACTTCTCTTGACGTATCTCTGACCGATGTGCAAACGTGCCTACAATGAACTCCGTTCCATCGGCATTCTCGGCAAGGATGTAAACGGAGCAACCCTTGCCCAAAAGTGCCTGTGTTACCTCATGAAACTTCTGTTCAGCATCAGCCCGACTACCGGTTGGATAGACAGCCATAACCTTGTAGTGTAGAATCATCGGACTTTGGCACAAGTGTATTAAAATAGGTGCCCGCCTGCGTCTATGTGGGCCTCAAGCTCATCTATCTGTTGCTCTCTAATATCCTCAGCATCAGCCTTCGTTCCGGGAGTAACACGAATAGCCAAATCAGCAATACTAACCCATCGTATCTTCCCATTACTACGTAATACTGCTAAATGGCCTTCATCAGGCCATATTAATATTGCATGATCGCGCTGAACTGAATCTGATATGCCTGGCCATTTATGCACAAATAATAAGTCTGGAATGTTCGTAACATCAATGACCTCTAATCGCTGTAATCCCTGCTGTAGTTTAATCTCTCCAATGACCATATATTTATAATCGCCCCAATCAACTACAGGGTATCGGGCTACCTCTGCGTATTTTTTGTGCTCATCTACAAATTGTTTCCATCCCTCTCGGGTATCCAAAACTTTCACATCCATTGCTTTACCTCCATAATTTAATGTTGAGCATCTACTGTATTATAGTGCAAGATGTGTGCCAATGTCTCCTAGTAAATATACCAAAATTTAATACTGACAGAGTTACTAGCTAGTAAAATAGAACAAAACTGTATAACAATGTGACGATGTTTACACAACATGTCTCTATATAAAAGTGTTAGAATCGTAACATTGTGACTAGGTATTAAGTTTACTAGCTAGTAAAATTACTAGGTTACATAGTAACACAGTAGCCTCGTGACCTCAACGCCATGACACTGACATAGTTACGAGGGTCGTATTGTTTCGAGGTTCGCCGCAGCCGCCGCAGCCTCAGTCGTCCACCGCAGCCGGGGTCGACCGCAGCCGGTCACACGTCTTGCACCGATAACCCCGCCCAAAGTGCTTGGTTCTGTCCCGATAAAACTCATCAAGAGGTAGCTCTGCACCGCAGTCCTTGCAACGGCGTAACTTCGTTTCGTCGTTTACGACAATACCTCGGCCCCTCCGTCGCATGTCGATGCCTTGCTGGAGAAGTATGCGCCGTACCTTGAATCGATTGATGCCGGACTTCTCTGCAATGAAATCCAACGTCCGACCCTTGGCATACATCTTACACAGCCACTCGATTATTTCCTCATCATCGTAATCGGGATACTTTGGAGACAGTGCCATAATGAAACCTCTGCCACCATGCTACCCCGATACTTTACCTATGTCAACCGGTTACCTCCCTACATTGTTGCATGCATGCAACAATGTAGGGATGTTGACATGCAACAATGTAGGGATGTTGACATGCAACAATGTAGGGATTTTACATCCCTACATATTGTTGCATGCATGCAACAATGTAGGGATTTTACATCCCTACATATTGTTGCATGCATGCAACAATGTAGGGATGCAACAATGTAGGGAGGTAAAATCCCTACATTGTTGCACTATGATAATTCGCGTTTTGTGGACATAGCATCTAAGCAAAGGGTTACAATGTGGCTGAAAACCGAAGCACTTTCCAGACCAATTGGCTGAAATAGTTGAGTAGTGGTTTAATAATTTGGGTTTTGTAGTGGCTGAATCCCATGAAACGTTGTATCGAGGTTCGATAATTCGCGTTTTGAGCGAGCTTTGCTTTGATTCATTTCAAGTTTCGTTGTTCAGGTGCCCAAACCGGAGAAAACGTTACATGAGCGCGAAAATACACCTGTGTTTTAAGAGGGAGAGTTTAGGGCCTCCCTACATATTGTTGCATGTCATCCCTACATATTGTTGCATGTCATCCCTACATATTGTTGCATGTCATCCCTACATTGTTGCATGCCAACATCCCTACATTGTTGCATGGTCTCCATGTGGGGTATGTTATTTTCGTCTCTCGGAACGTTTTCTCCGGTTTATACGAGTTCCACACAAAATCCTCAACGCACCAAGCACAACCGCACCTAAAACCCGAATTATCGAACATCAACTCCACACATGGTTAGACGATGAGAATACAAACACCGAATTATTATACTACTACTTAACTTTTTTATTGAGTTGGTATGGTTGGTACTTCGGTTTGCAATCATCTATGTAACTTTTGCTTAGATTGTCCCTTGACAAAATGCGAATTATCTCCTATCATGCAAGGTGGGCAGAATATATCGACAAAGGAGGCCACATGCGAATACGTCTAACTAGTCCCGATGGGCACTATGTAGCTCAATTGACCACGGTTGCACTATTAAATCTATATGTACCGGAAGATAAGCGAATAGACCTCTACCATGAGTATGACAGCACTTACTTGAACCATGTAGTAGAACGAAACATAGCTCCCACTGCTACTTCCCTCCAGGGAATTCTCAATGACCTCGCACCACGGGACAAGGTGCTCTATCTTTACGTGAGTGCTTGGGCAGGGAATGAGCCGACACATTATATCGTCCTACACAAGGACACCACGACCAATCTGTGGAAAGTAACCTGTCGGCGCATACTACAATGTACACCGGGCCAGCGACCCAAGAAGGATGGAGTCCTGCTCACCTGGGCATCACCTCACCCACATATCGCTGCCGGTCTGCGACCCTCTGTCCGTCGTATCTTCTCGGGTAGTCAACACATCCAGACCCTTGCCACTGTTCTTCAATCGAACCCTGACCTTCAGTGGGAAATGCACATGTGCTACCTCACACATTTGCTCTTTAGTCCTAAAATGGATTTCTCGGTGTGGATGCAGCCGACCGGGAAGGCTGTGTTCAGAGCTATTAGTCTACCTAATAACACTGAACCTTGTAACTCCGTATATGTTAATCCATATACCTTCGAGTGTATCCGAACACGGCCCTATGCCAAGAACATCGCCAAGCCCCGATGCATCATCTGGGCAGAGCACGAGATACCGGAGGAGTTCTTCGAGGATGGCCTGCACCTCGTACCGCAGGTGAAAGGCACAGCTTCGCTCGTCTTCACTGAAGACAAGGCGACCCTTGCATCCATTCTCGACATGGGCCTGGGCAGCCGCCTGTTTCCATACATCGGCCTGCACGACCCCGCAACCCGCAGGGTAACCGTTTATGGTCTGTCCTACAACCCGGACAATCGCCGGGTAGAGACCGTCGTTCTCACCGAAAACAGGAGGCCGGACACCTGTGCCAACATCCCGCTTATACAACCACTCTCTGGGGGTCTGTATCGACCTAACTACCCGCTGGTGGACATTCTGCTCTACCACATGTTCCTGTTCGACGTGGATGATGCCGAGCGGTCTAACACCATGTCCATCAGATGGCAGGGTCTTCGCACCCTCATCCGGGCCTTTTCAGGTGTCTCCTCAACTAAGAGGTTCCCGGAAGTGTTCGAGCAGTGGGGGATGCCGCTCAATGAAGACCAGCTTGCAAAGCTCGCAGTCTATGCAGTGAGGTTCCCATAATGCAATATTGACACATTTCACTTCTTGCAGTATAATGTCTACATACACTACGGAGGTAACGGTTCCTTCGGATAAATTAAGGAGGTACTTAACATGGGTAAGTTGACAGACGAGCAGGCCCAAGCTATCCGAGAGGCAAAAGCAGCGGGCGCGAGAACTGTAGACCTGGAAAGAGAATACGGAGTATCCAGGTTTACTATCAACTCCATCGTGAGGGGAAAGACTCACACTGGCTCTCAGAACAAGGGTGGCAGGCCCAAGGGCAACATTGGATTCCGTAACCCTAATGCCAAGCTGGACGCTGACGCCGTGTTCGTCATCCGTTATCTCTACAAGAACGGTATGGCGAAGTCAGGCATTCTCTCTGAGATGTTCAACGTTTCGGCAGCCAACATCAGCAGGATTCTCCAGGGTAACTGGTGGAAGCACGTTCCTGAGACTATTGAGGTAGGGCCGACTAACCTCAAACCGTCTCGCAAAGTCGAGCTTATCCCCATGTTCCAGGAGATGTTTGGTGAGGCTGGTGAGACAATATTGAGCGTCATTTCAAAAAAAGGTCTCAAAGTCGAACCTGATATAATTCAGGAAGAAGCTGCCTAAGACAAAGACCAACATTCGGGAGGTAACAATGCCGAAGACAGACATAGAAGTTGTTCTATTAGGGCAACCACTTAACATCCTCAATATGACTGCAAAGGTTCGTAAGGCTCTGGAGGAGGCCGGTTATTCTGACCTCGCCGATGAGATGAGCAAACGAGTTGAGCAGGCACCTAATCATGAAGCTGCCTTCCGTGTCCTCGAAGATTACGTGGAGGTCGTATAAACGTGGTAAATATATTCGAGATAATCCAAGCTATAGAACGCGAAGACATGATTGAGGCCCACCGTCTGGTGAGGCAGCGGAAAGAGGAAAGGGAACGTATCAAGGCAGAAATGGCCGAGCTTGCTCCTAAGATATTCAGGAGTGCGCCGACACCGGAACGGCAGCAGAGGGCATTCGGTCTATTCCTCCGGGGAAAAGTTGAGGAAGCCCGAGCAATGCTTGAGGAAGATATGACCTCGGAGGAGGTGCGGTTTAGTGAACTGCTTGCCGAGCTTCTTGGCTTCCCGGTCATGAAGCGAGACTTACCCAAGACTGAAGATATGGTCGATGCCGAGCGGTTGATTGCTCAGGCGTTCGGGTAGCCGGTTATGATGCTATAATGTCCTCCATGCTTAACTGCTACGGAGGACATTATGGCAAAGACCAGAGCGGAAAAACTCGAAGAACTGCGCAGTTGTTGGTTATCTCTCTAACTAAGTTGAAGGATGCAGCACTAGATGGAATTGTTCCGTAGGGAGGTAGCCGCTGAATGTCTCGTAGAACGAATGATACTCAGTGGCGATACGGTGGATAGAGGCGAGGTTTGATTCCAAGTGTAAGGGCTGTGGGGAGCAGATGTATGAAGGCGACCGCATAGCCTATGACTATATACTAATGGATAGGAGGTATTGCTATGGAGATAAGTTCAGATATAAGAAATCTGAGGCGGAAAAGTTTACTAAGTCAAACCGATTTTGCAAAAGCTATTGGTGTATCTTACTCCACAGTAAATCGATGGGAAAACGGAAAGGCTATACCGAATTTTCAAGACTTAAAAAAATCAAAGACTTCTGTATAGCAAATCGTTTTCCATTTGAAATAGACACAAAAGTTTGGAAGGAATCGAAATGAAGTTAATTAGTCTTTTTAGTGGTTGCGGTGGTTTAGATTTGGGTTTTGAAAGAGCAGGTTTTGAAATTTCCGTCGCAAATGAATTTGATAAAACCATTTGGGAAACCTTTGAAATTAATCACCCAAAAACTAAACTCATACGTGGAGATATTCGCAGCATTAAAGAAGATGACTTTCCAGATGAAGCTGATGGAATTATCGGAGGGCCTCCTTGCCAGTCATGGTCTGAAGCAGGAACCCTTCGTGGAATTGAGGATGAGCGTGGAAAGCTATTCTATGAATACATAAGGATTCTTAAGAAGAAACAGCCCAAGTTCTTCCTTGCAGAAAATGTTAGCGGAATGCTGGCTAATCGGCACTCCGATGCGGTTAAGAATATCGTATCCATGTTTGAGAAATGCGGATACAATGTAACTATTTCACTTGTTAATGCGAAAGACTACGGAGTTGCACAAGAACGCAAAAGAGTGTTCTATATCGGCTTTAGAAAAGACTTGGGAATCGACTTTGTGTTCCCAAGGGGTTCAACTGAGGATGATGCTAAAAAACTCACATTACGAGATGTTATTTGGGATTTACAGGGCACCGCAGTTCCAGCGGAAAAAAAGAACCATCATAATCCAAATGCTATAAACAACAATGAATACTTTACTGGAGCGTTTTCAACTATTTTCATGAGTCGCAATCGCGTAAAAGGGTGGGATGAGCAAGCTTTTACCGTGCAAGCCTCTGGTCGTCAATGTCAACTACATCCCCAGGCGCCAAAAATGGTCAAGTTCGGAACAAATGACTGGCGCTTTGTTGAGGGGAAGGAACATTTATATCGTAGAATGACTGTCCGAGAAGTAGCAAGAATACAAGGATTTCCTGACGACTTTGTATTCATTTACGACACAGTGGATACAGCCTATAAAATGATTGGAAATGCTGTACCAGTTAACCTTGCATATGAAATTGCCGTTGCAATCAAGAAAACATTAGAAACAATAGCATGACCAAAAATCCCCTGGATTTATCCGTGGGGTCTATGACAACTAAGATACTCTTGCATCCGTCCAACTGGTATGATATAATGCGGTTGAACGGAGGCAACTTGTCATGTCACAATCAATCTGCATCTTTGGGGATGTGATGCTCGATGTTTATGTGCATTGCAATCCCGACCGAGTATCCTCAGAGGCACCAGTCATTATTGCCCGAGAGGTGGAACGGTCGTATGCCCCTGGGGGTGCAGCCAACGTTGCCGCAAGTCTCACTGAAGGATTTGGTCTCCCAGTAAAGCTCGCAGGGTTCGTTGGAGACGACCAGGGCAAAGCCAGACTTGTTCAATGTCTCATCGCTCATGGCATTGACTCTGACAATCTCGTGACGGTCGATTCCTGGAGAACTATCGAGAAGACCCGCTTCGTTGACGGCTTACATCGACAGATGCTAAGGGTCGATACTGAGAACCCAGTTACTCAGCCAGACCCGCAAGCAGAAAATCTGCTTGGTGTCCGACTTAGCCATCTGGTCAATATATGTGACACGTTGATTATCTCTGACTATGCTAAGGGAACTTGCACTCCTCGACTGATGAGAACAGTTCTCGGTCTGTTCCGTGAAGCGGGAAAGTTCATCGTAGCCAACGGGAAGCCCCAGAACTTCTCGATGTATGCGGGTGCCTCCGTTCTCATCCTCAACTACTCCGAAGCTGTCCAAGCACATAAGCTCTATTGCCAAGGTGAGCCTTACAATGGCACTGACTTTGTGTCTCTGGCTGGGATGCTCCACAAGAGACTAGAGTCGGATATCCTCATCACCATGGGCGACAAGGGCATGGTCTGGTGGTCTGGCAATGACTTCCGAGTAGTTCCGGCCATACCTGTTGATGTGGCCGATGTGACCGGAGCCGGTGACACGGTAACGGCGACAATCGCAGCCCACGGTGGAATCAACCCCGAGATACTTGAGCAGGCAGCTATCAATGCAGCAGAGGTAGTGGGGCAGCATGGTTCATCTCTTAGGCAGAGGAGGCCCCAATGAAGCAAGTATACATAGACACAGAGACCGGTGGTCTTGACCCCAAGGTTCACGGCCTAACCGAGGTGGGCCTGGTAGCGTTCGACTACGACCCCAAGAACCCGCTCTACTGCCACATCATTGAGGAGCAGTCTATTCGGGTGGAGTTCAACCCTCTCCTGTCTTACACGCCTTATGCGCTGGACATGCAGGACAGGGATTACAACGACAACTCCGGGGCCGTTTCGGAATCGCAGACCTGTTCGGCCATCTTTGCTTTCCTGGAACGCCATCTTGGTCACTGGAACACGGAAGATGACTACCGGGGCAAGATAATTGCTCAATATGCAGAGTTCGACTACGGCTTTATCAAGGCCCTGTTCGACCGAAACCTTGCTTATGCTGAGAAGAAACTGTTCGATGTTAGGTGTAGTTGGGTTTGTATGCGGCATCTAATGCGGTTCCTCTGTTCCATCGGGGCCTGCGATTGCTCTGGGGATTCGCTCAAGACCATCCTGACTTACTATAACATCCCACGTACCGATACCGAGAAGGAGCACTCGGCTCTCGGTGATGCTCGGGTAAGCGTCATTGCCTACCTACACATGCTCCAAGACCTGAACAACTTCTACGGAGGACAGAAGAAGTGACCGAAACCCTGCTTTACATCCTGTTCATCTACATTATCGGAGCAGTCATTGGCTGGGCCTATGTTGGCTGGCAGACCGGCAAGGAGTTTACCAAGGTCAAGAGGGCCAACCCCGGAGTCGGCATGCAGATAAACTGGGCATCCGTCTTCTATCAGGGCCTTGCCTGGGTAGCTCTGTTTGCTTCTCTCGCTGCCGAACAGTGGGAGATGGATTACGAGGAAGACGTTCGATGAACCTGAACGGAGGCTTCCCTGTTATCTTGGCAGACCCACCCTGGCCGTATTCCAATGCTCAGAACAATGATGCGTCGAGAGGCGGCACACCTTACAAACAGATGGGCATGGAACGGCTGTGCAATATGGCACCCTTGATTGACAAGGTAGCACACAAGGACTGCCTGCTTTTCCTGTGGGCCACAATGCCGAAGTTGCCGGAAGCTTTACAGCTTATGGAAGCCTGGAAGTTCAAGTTTGTCTCCGTGCCTTTTGTCTGGCTCAAGCTTAACCCGACCGGTGAGGTTGTGGTCTACGAGAACAAGGATGTCCTGTTGAAGGGTGGTATCTATTCAGGCATGGGTTACTGGACAAACACAAATGTTGAAGTAGTCCTGCTGGGGAAGCGGGGCAAGCCAAAGCGTGACGCTAGGAATGTCAAGCAAGTCGTGTTTGCCCCGAGGGGCCAACATTCTGCAAAGCCGGAGGAAGTTCGGAAGCGAATCGAGGCCCTGACCGGCAACGTGCCCGGCCTGGAACTCTTTGCCCGTGGGGGCAAGGTTAAGGGCTGGCTCAAGCTCGGTTACGAAATCAGTGGGCGTGACATTTACGAGGATTTGGGCAGCGTAGAATTGGAGGCCCTGCATGGCTAAGGTCAAGCGAATCTGCATCGAGTGCGCTCAACTCGCAGGAAAGAATGAGAGGCAGCTAGACCACAAGGCCCGTTTCTATGAAGGAGTCTGCGGAATCTGTGGGCATAAGCTGGCCGTCTGTGACACCAATTGGTGGGGGTTCTTTACTTCTGAGCAGATAGACCGGGCCAAGTCCGAGGTAAGGCGTCTCGGCCTCCACGTTAGCCAGAAGGCCAACTCTGAAGATGTGCGGCGGCTGATTGATGTGGTCAAGGGAGTCCTCGGCCCTGAGTTCATGAGCTTCGAGACACGGGAGATAGTGGTGAAGCTTGAGGGCTACCTCGACAATAACATACCTATTCAACTCTGGGATACCAAGTTGCTCTCAACGTGGTATGCCGCTGATTGCGTTCAGATGCAATACGCTAAGGAGGTAAAGGAACTTGAGGACGAGAGACTACATCCAAGCCCTGAGCTTGTCCTTGTTGAAGGTGGACGAGAACGCCGTCACAGAGTTCGGAAGAAAGCTGACGGAGGCGATTAGGACTGGCAACACCATCTTCCTGTGCGGCAATGGAGGCTCGGCGGTCAATGCCGTTCATATCAAGAACGACCTTGTGAAGCTTGTCTACGATGAAACGGGACTTCCGGTCAACTGTGTGTGCCTCAATGACAGTGTGCTCCTGATGACCGCTCTTTCCAACGATGAGAGGTATGAGAACGTCTTCTCCGGGCAGCTTGAGAAGATGTGTGCCAGTTTTGGTGACGTTCTTTTGGTGCTGACAGGTTCCGGCAATTCACAGAACGTGCTTGAGGCCGCACGTGTCGCAGGCGAGACTTACAGTATGACGACCCTGGCCCTGACAGGCATGGGAGGAGGCAAGGTCATAGACCTGGTTGACCAGACCATAGTTGTCGATAGTGACTGTATGCAGGTCATCGAGGACATCCATCGGGCAATCGGCCACATGCTCGTTCACGAAGTCATCGACAACTTGAATGGAGAGCAACCGTGAGCAAAGTCTACGACTCGGATACCAAGAAAGTCCTGCTGGCAAAGTTCACAGCCAGTGAGCAGATGAAAGCCGATAACGAGGGCAAGGCAACCTCCAAGTTGGAGGACTATTGGCGTATCAAGACATACGTCAAACCGGATGATATGCTGAATCCTCACTATCCCATCTTCTCTCAACCCTACCAGCTTGCTTCGCACCTTCTTGGAGGCAACTGGAATCTATATAACCGATGCTGTGTTATTCAGATAGCTAAGTGCAATCTGGACTGCTGGTATTGTTACGTAGATAAACAACTCCGGCAGGGCTACACTCATCGTGGGGATGGCACCGAGATTGGTCACTGGTTTAGCCCTGAAGAAATCCACCAGATGTTCAAAGTTTCCGGTACCAAGGTTTGGAGAATCAGTGGTGGTGAACCGACCCTGGCACCGGAGTTCCTGATAGACATGATTAAACTCTTGTGGCTGGAAGACTCGCTACTGTGGATTGATACTAACCTTGTCGGCGACTCCAGGTTCTATGACCTCATCAAGAACGTTCACCCGAAGTTTCAGGAGAACGTCGGGATGTGCGGCTGCTTTAAGGGGTTCACCGAGGGTGATGCTGCAGCGGCCACAAGAGTTGGTGGAGGCATCCTTCAGGTTCAGTTCGACCAAGCCCGGAGAATGGTAGAGGATACCCACCTTAACGCATTCTTCTATGTGCCTGGGATAGTTGTCGAGGGCACGAATGAGAAGCACATCCGGCAGTTCTTCGAGAGAATGGTGGAGGAGGTTGACCCGATGGCACCTCTCCGCACTTACATCCTGGAGATAAAGAACTATTCATCTACCGAGGTGGGCGAGTGGAAGCGATGGAAGGCTGAGTTCCCTGTCCAGATGGATAACGGGGGCTACTTCCAGCGACCTATTGACATCTGGCAGAGTCTTCTCCGGGAGTACTACACTCCTGAGCAGATATGGTTGCCCAATCATCAAATACAATTCCAGAAGCGAGGGTAAGCATGAACAAGGTATTAGTCATAACACTGTATCGCAGGCCCAAATATACTCAGATGCTATTTGATGCCCTTCAGAGGTGCTATGGCATCGAGGATTACACGGTTTTTATCTCCTGTGATTACAATGAGGAGTTTCACGATGGGTGCATTGAATCGCAGGCCATAGCACACAGGTTTGCTCAGAGCCGTGAGGAAGGGAAGACGCACATCTATGTGAATAACCCGAGGCTCGGGGTAGACCTGAACAAGCTGTTTATCCTGCCCAAGGCATTCCAGGAAACGGATTATCTCGTCTTCCTGGAGGATGACACCATTCCTGCCCCGGATGCTCTTAGATACTTCGAGTGGGGTAGACAATTCAAGGATGACCAGAGTATTGTAGCCGTGTGTGGTTATGACCGCTATCACGATATGGACTATCATCAATTGGTTCTCCGTGAACAGCCCTATACGGTAGTAAAGAAGGATAAGACATTCTCAAGTTGGGGCTGGGCCATGTGGCGTGACCGCTACGAGCGTATCTACGGGATGGACGGCATGAAATACATTCCGAACGTTGACCATCCTAACGGACGCTTTGACTGGTTCCTTTTTTGGCAGTTCCAGGAGGGCGAAGGCTGCCTGTTCCCGAGGCTGCCGAGAGTGCAGTCTGTTGGTGGTGAGATGGGGGAGCATACACCAAACCCGGAGTGGCACAGAGAGAACGAATATAACCCGCTCGGTGCCTGGAGCCAGGATATGCCGGACATAGGCCCGGAGGTATGGCAAATGGTATCAGTGGATTGGGATACTTCGATGAAGGAGTTAGGCAAATGACTATGAGTGACCAAAAATCCCCACAAGCCCCGCCCTTTAGGGCTGGGGATAAGTCTTTTAAAGTCAACATTCATACTGGCCCCATGTGTTAAGTTTCTATCGCCAAAGATGGGCGTTTTGCTATCTACGATAGTGGCAAATCTTATCGGTGGTCTATTGTTCTTTTGGTATGATATACACTTAGTATTTCATCCCAAGAAGAAAAGTAGGTAATCTTACTGGTTGCAAACTCTGCAATCATATAGTATACTGTCTATAGAAAACACGGCAGCGAGTGCGTAGCTGAATGTGTTGTGCGTTTATTGGCTGGGTTTGGTGGGGATGCAATGACGCAACCCCCACTAGACCAAAAAACTATTAGTACTTTCTCAAGTGGATATGGTAGAATGAGTATGGATGTGGGGTCGTTACGAAACCTCCGTAGTGTATGTGTTCGTGCTTACAGCGGCCCTACATCTATCCTCCTTTGGTTCAACAATGAAGTATAAGCTCAATCCTGATACCAAGGTGGTAGAGCAGGTAAGACAAGGTTTGAAGGCCACAGGTGGCTATTGCCCATGCATGGTCGAGAAGACGCCGGATACTAAGTGTCCATGCAAGACGATGCGTGAGACCGGCGAGTGCCACTGTGGACTCTACGTTCGTTGACAATTTGGGGGTGCCCGGTTTCGACAGGGAATCAGGGTGCTTGGACTGCGTGTCGGGGATGGTCGTTGGCCCCGTAAAACATCGGCCAAAAGATAAACGCGAACGACGTTTCTGACAGCATTATTCGTGACATCAACAGCATCGGTTCTCTCCATGAGATGGCCGAGGCTTACGATGAATCGGAAATGCTCCTGGCTGCTTAGACGGCCTGGTGTCCGGTGGCGAGAGTGTTCTGTAACCATTCGGGTATAACCTACTGAACTGCGGCAGAACTCGGTAAGACCCTGCCGGGGATGTAGCCTAAGATAGGGGTCACAAGCGATGCCTGCTGGTAGGCTACTCACCATTGGCAGGGGAAGGTAAGCTGTAGCTACACACGTAGATGTCTGAGTGTTCGGTTCTTTGGACAGGAGTTCGATTCTCCTCACCTCCACCATATTTGCTGATGAGAGGGCCTGAGATGGAGGGTTCCATTTGTCAGCAGAAAACATTCCGAGCACATTCCTCCTAAAGTGATCTTCCGGTGTGTTCGGAACTGCTTGAGGTCGGATTAAAGCGCAGTCAAGCGGGACAGACGAAAGCCAAAGGCAGTTTACTGCTTCCGAACATAGCTGTCCCTTCTCCTTATGCTAACAGAAAATCCCACGGTCAACAGCCTTATACCGTGGGGTTTTCTGTTGTAAGAGGACACCTTCGCGGAGGGTCTATCTGCTACTATGGATATGGAGGCGATGAGACGCACCGACCCGAAGGAGATTTGTCCACATGAACGATACAGAACGTCTCTTAGCTGTTCTACCCTCTCGCCTTGCCTCTTTGATTGAAGACTCCTCTGACCTTATCGAAATCGTCATGGACACCGGCAGACCTTTCGAGCTTCGTTACCCCAGCGAGTTTGTGAGATTCCCGGAGGCCATAGTCACGGAAGACGATGTTACTGAGACCGCAGGAAGGGTCGGCGTTTTCGGTTCCGATAACCGTGCCGGTATAGACGGCACACTTCATCGAATTAGTCGGATAGTTAACAGGAACAACCAGGTTGTGGGATTAACTTGTAGAGTTGGCAGACCGTTCTTCGGTTGCATCGACATCATCCAAGACATTATCGAGTGCGGGGCTAATGTTCTTCTACTTGGCAGGCTCGGAATTGGGAAGACAACCAAGTTGAGGGATGTGGCCCGCTACCTGTCTACTGTATCCGAAAGACGAGTAGTCATAGTAGATACTTCCAATGAGATTGCCGGAGACGGCAACACACCCCACCCTGCGGTAGGCGATGCCAGACGGCTTCAGGTTCCGTTCGGCAAGAAGCAGGCCGATGTGATGATTGAGGCCGTAGAGAACCACATGCCGGAGGTCGTCATCATAGACGAAATCTCCACCCGTGAGGAAGCTTGGGCGGCCCGGACTATTTCCCAGAGAGGAGTCCAGCTTATTGCCACTGCCCACGGTCGAGAGTTTACCGACCTTCTGAAGAATCCTCCACTCTGGACGCTCATCGGCGGCCTTCAGACCGTTACCCTGTCCGATTCCCAGGCCAAATCTCGTGGATGCCCCAAGACCATTCAGGAAAGAGAGATGGAACCTGTCTTTGATGTCATCGTAGAACTGGATGGCTTTGACCGGGCAAACATCTATGTGGATACTGCGGCAACTGTGGATGCTACTCTGTTAGGCAATCGGGTAAGGCCCGAGGTGAGGGTATTCGAGAATGAGCGTGTGAAAGTTGAGTCGGGTTTCCGTGTGATAAGTTCCCAACCTACAACCGTATACGATGAGGTATCTTCTAAATCACGTAAAGATGCTAGGTCACGCCGAGGACGAAGATAGAGTATACTTAGTAGTGTAATTGTGCTATACTGAGTATGTCGGTTCGGCGAGCCATTTCACTGAGGTAAGGGGCCACTAGCCGAACCTACACATTCTTCGAGGTGGCCCCTTATAAATAATTCGTGAGGTGGAGCATGTATCAAGTCTATAAGGACGGCAAGCCCGTAGGCGTCCCGTTCGATTGCAAACAGGCAGCGGATGACTATGCAAAGGCTATTGGTGGCACCGTCAAAGAGACCCAAGTACAGGGGCAGCAGAACACACAAGAACGGCTTACACAGTAATATCGTTAGAGGAGGCAACAGATAAATGACAAAACCCCTGGTCAAGTTTACCCTCGGGCCGGGAGCAAAGCTTCCCGAGTATGCCCACGACACTGATTCCGGTGCTGACCTGTTCTCAGCCGAGGAGCATTTCATCTCGGCGGGAGAGACGGTAATGGTAGACACCGGTCTCAAGATTGAACTCCCTGAAGGCTACGAAGCGCAGGTAAGGTCGAAGTCGGGACTGGCAGCCAAGTATGGTGTCAGTGTTCTCAACTCTCCCGGCACCATAGACTGTGGCTACAGAGGCCCTGTCAAGGTCATCCTGCGTAACGCAGGTAAGGAGACGTTCCACGTCAAGCCGGGGGACAAGATAGCACAGCTTATTGTCGCACCTTATGTTCAGGCTGATTTCACTGTGGCCCAATCACTTTCAGAAACGGCAAGAGGTGAAGGCGGGTTCGGCAGCACAGGGAGGCAGTAGATGGATTACACCAAGGAGAACATCAGAACCCTGAACACTGCTTGTGGCCTGACAGTAGATGTCACCGATATTAAGCAGACTGACATCCGGGCTTATGACATAGCCTGGAGTTTACATAACACCATCAGGTATAACGGCCATGCCCCGGTAGCTTGGGATGTCCTGTCTCACACTGGCCTTGCTTATATGCTCTATGTTCAGGACTTGAAGGGTCAGACAGACCAGAAGTTCTCCCTGGCTCTCCTCCTGCACGATGCAGCAGAGACTTACGTGGGAGACCTCGTGTGGGCACTCAAGCATACTGATATGGGCCAGGAGTTCAACAGGTTCGAGAAATATGTGCGTCAGGTCATTTATTCCAGGTTTAACCTGAACGTGGACGAGGTGCCGTGGGACTTGATAGAACGCTACGACCGGCAGGCCGGGGCCGTCGAGTTCCATAAGTTCTTCCCTCACCTGGAAGGGACAGTCTATGCCCCTCACTACCAGTATCAGCTTGAGCGTGTTCCTACGCTCATTAAGGCCAAGGTAGCCGATTACATCGAGCTACTTAAACACCTGGCTATCAACAATGGCGTTCAGGAAGTTCATCAGCTATTTGACTTGCCTGAACCTCTGGCAGGACTTGTAGCCAATGAGAGTAGGCCGCCATCCCAGACGACCACAGGAGACGTGTCCGGTCAGACGGTCAACAGTGAGATAGAGGGCTTGAAACTATGATTGCTCGTGTTATCGTTCAGACCAATCAGAACACCGGAGAACAGCACGTCACGTTCTGTGATGACGAGAAGGCTCCACTGGAGGATATGCTCGTCACTGCCCCCGGCTGGGAGCACTCTACCGTTCTCGATAAGAAGGTGCTCATTCTCTCGATGGATGAGGGCAATGAGCACATCGAGGCCCTGATGAACAATGAGCTTCACACGGCGATGACCGAACACAAGCTCACACCTATCGACGAAGCAGTAAGGAATCTGTTGGAGGGCGGAGATGCGAATGTTCAATGAGGTAGTGGGCCTGATACAGGCTTACTACGCTGACCGAGACCCGGATAACCTCAACGCTGCCATCAAGCTACTTGCGAACGAGGCCCAAGACCCGCAACTTCAGGAGGCAATCATCTCCATTCCCATGGAATCGGAGGAACTGTTTGCTCTGGTGCGGAATAACGAGGGCTTCCTCAAGTTCAAGATGGCAGAGTTGGATGCTGATAAACCGGTAGAATCCGGAAAACTCATTCGGGTCAAGGCAAAGGATGAGTTGTTCGACATCATGTCGGTTGCCCATCTGGACACCGACCCGGAGACCGGAATCATTATTCTCGTTCCATCGGGAGGAGTTGAATGATTATCCAAACACCTACTAAGTCCGGCGTACCTCTGGAGAAGACCGTAGAGGTCGGAGGTGGAGTGATGGTGCCCTTACCGGGCACTCGCTACCACACAAACGCCGAGGTCTTAGAGATAGATGAAGCTGGCGAACGTGTAAGGGTCAAGACACCGACCTTTGAGGCATGGTATCCCAAGGCCCTCATCCGGGATGCGATGTCGCCTGGAGACTTCGCCGTGCAAAACGCTATCACAACGCAAGACTTGAAGGAGGAGTAAAGCATAATGGGTGCCACACTAAATGCTCGATTTGGAACTCCATATAAGTCTGACGGGTCACTTAATCCAAAGTGGGAAGCTGAGAACATCATTAGACTTGAAGTTCCATTTACATTGCGTCTTGCATGGGATACAATGCAGAGGACAAACACAATCCGAGTGCATAAGAAGGTTTCCAAAGCTTTTCAGCAGGCATTTGAGAACATTTGGAATCAAGCACGGATAGAGGTCAAGAAGCAGTATGGCTTCAATTGGCAGGACTTGGGTTTTAAGACTCAAACCGAGGCCACAAAGTTCTATGACGAAAAGACTGCAGCATATATTCGTCTTAACGGGTTCGACCTTTATGGTGGGGCGTATAATTTCCGTAAGATGAGGAACAGCAGCAGTCTGTCCTATCATTCCTATGGCATAGCCATAGACATTGACCCTGCCCACCATGTCATGGGTGACCTGAAAGCAACCTTCCCGGACTGGTATATCAAGTGTTGGAAGGACGCCGGGTTCGTCTGGGGTGGCGATTGGAAAGGCAAGAATCGAGACAGTATGCACTTCGAGCGTACCACACCTTCTTCATAGTAAACCAGTTGGCCTTTTACCGTAGTTGTACTAGGTGACATTTGCCCCACTTCGAGTTATAATGAATGCAAATACACTACAGGAGGCAATGTTCCTATGGCAATAGCAGAGAAGGAAATACAACCTCGTGAGGTTACAGATGAGCAACCTTTGGAGGGTGTAGAGGTGGAAGGTTTAGACCCTGAGCTTGTTATACTGGACGAGGAGACCATGACCCTCGTCAACACCGAAACGGGCGAGGTCATCGGTGTCGCAGAGACCCCTCCCGAGGATGCCCCGGCTATCGAAATAGCCAAGTGGGTTGGTGAGAAGCGTGACTGGCATCGAGGCCGCCTGGCTGGACTGGAAGCTGAGAAGGCCGTTCACTTGGATAAGATAGCCAAGGTCTACGATGCCCGGATAAATCGCCACAGCAGGGCAATTGCCTGGCTTGAGAAGCAGTATAGCCCAATGCTGTTCGAGCTTGCTAAGAAGCTAGTCGGCGAGGGCAAGAAGCGTTCGGTGGCTGTGGGTATGCTCATCCTCAAGCTTCGCAAGACCAAACCCAGTGTCGATGTCCAGGATAACGACAAGGCTGTGAGCTATCTCCGGTGGCTCATCGAGGAGCAGGACAAGAAGATTGCTGCCCTGCAAACCAAGATAACCAAGGCCGACGACGGGAACAATGATGATGTCGTAGCCGTTTACAGGGATGACCTCTCGAAAGAGACCCTTGTGAGAGACCAGCTTGTAGCCTGTCTCAATGTTAAGACGACTGTCTACAAGTCCTCTTTGCCTGAGAACCTGAAGTCCAAGCTGACGGAGGAGAATCTCGAAGCTACAGGTATGCTGTTCAATCCTGGCGGCGAGGAAAAGCTCGAAATCGAATAGTTAACCAAGTTCGGCGGCTTCCTGAGTCTATTATGTCTGTCCCGCCTGCTCGACCGGGAAGCCGCCGAATACATTTTAGGAGGCATCATTGGAAATCCTACAACCATCGTATGAGTTACTGTTCCCCGAGACCCCGGAGGACGTAGACCGGATGCTCTCTCGATTGGAGTATATCGGTCGCAAGTGCTATAAGTCTGAGGAGAAGATAACCAAGGACTCCAAGTTCAAGTTCATCAGAATGCTCAGAGACAACAACCACACAGCTATGATTGAGCATTCTCACATGCAGGTTGTCTTTGTTACCGACAGAGGCATAACCCACGAGTTAGTCAGACACCGAATCGCAAGCTATGCACAAGAGTCTACTCGTTGGTGCAACTACGGTGGCAAGGGTATCAAGGTCATTCCTCCGGGCAACATCCGCAATCATCCCGACCCTGAAGTATGGCAGCGTTGGCTCCAGGCAATGGGGGAAGACCAGGCTCACTATGACTTCTTCATCTCCAAGGGTCTGAAGCCCGGCGATGCTCGTTCAGTCCTGCCGACCTGTCTGAAGACTGAGATTGCAGTTTCCACTAACTTCACTGAATGGAGGCACATTTTCCAGCTTCGGACTGCTCTGACTGCCCACCCGGATATGCAAAGGCTTATGATGAAGTTCCTGGCCGAAGTTCAGGAGTTCATCCCGGTTGTCTTTGAGGACATCCCTATTAGGGATGTATGAGCCACCGGGCCTGCTCCTGTGCTATCATGGGAATGAGATATTGGCCGGGAGGTGGATGACTTGATAAGGCATAAAGGCAGGTTGCACGAATACAGCCTTAGTCAAATCAGGCAGCAGTTGCCTCACGTCCAAAAGCGTGTATATGAGGCACTGCTAAATCTTTCACCCGAGCAACTGGAGTTCGAGTTCGAGTTGCTGCCAGGGGAGAGGTCATTCTGTATGACGTACATTGACTGGGATACCTATGAGATAATCGGCCATGTGATGAGTTGTCTTCTGGAACAAGAAAACCTTATCCTTACTATGGACGATGTGAGGCTCTGCTACACTCGGTTCCGTGAGTTGATGTATCTGAAGGCTGCCGTAGACCAGGGCATACTTCGCACGGAGATGACTGATAACGGCTTGGAATACTATTATGTGACCGGGGATATTGAAGACGTGCCACCAGAGCAGTGGGAAGAAAAGATATACGTGGCACGTCCTATTCATCGTTATCGTGGAATCGGGTAATTGTACTAGGTGACAGGTTGGATGTTCTTGATGTATACTACTGATGTCAACTACCCCACGGCTAAAGCCGGGGGGGTAGTTGACATATTACCACGTTTTGAATACATAATCAACTAAGAATGGGGGGAAGCGGCAATTCCTCTCCACGCCTAAAGGCGGGAGTCTCCTTGCCGCAAAATTGATGAACATCCAACCAGAAACCAGAGGTGTAGACTATGGTCTTACGCCGGAGAGCTTCTTCGGCCCGGATGGATTCATTGCATCCGTGAAGCCCGACTTCGCACCAAGACCCGGACAGCAAGAACTCAGTGAGTTGATACTTCAAGCAGTGAACGAGAGGGTGTCTGTACTCGCTGAAGCCCCAACTGGGTTCGGCAAGAGTTTCGCAGTCTTGGTGCCGAGCATCATTGCAGCCATCCAACAGGGCAAGAGAGTCGTCATCTCAACCGAAACTCTGACCCTGCAAGACCAGTATGTGGGCAAAGACCTCCCAATACTTCAGGAGGCGTGTGCTAGAAAGGGACTCCATTTTTCTTTTGCCGTAGCCAAGGGTAAGGGCAATTATGTATGCCGTGCCAAGCTGGACGAGGAAGACTTTAATGGTTCCTCTATGCTCCAGCGATGGGCCAAGACCCTGGACATCGACAGAGGCGACACCGGAGACCTCGCTACTGTTCCATTCCCATTCAATCTCACTGACTGGGCTGCCATAGCCTGTGACGACGATTGTGAGCGCAAGGCGTGTCCGTTCTTCGTCAACGGCAGGAAAGGCCCTACTGATTGCTTCGCATACGAAGCAGCCCGGAGGTTTGTCGGGGCACAGGTGGTTGTGGCGAACCACACCTTGGTTCTACTCGACCTCGGACAAGAGGCCGGTAGTATCCTTGGCCCTTACGATATTCTGATTGTAGATGAGGCACACAGCTTCGGTGAGAAAGCTCAGGACACCTGGGGCATCTCACTCAAGCCTCGGACGGTCTCTCGCACCATGAACCTGCTGAACCGGATGCTCTCCAAGGTCGGCGTTCACGCCTTTGACCCTGGGTTTATGGAACACTATCGGGGATTCGAGGATGAGGTGTTCAAGCCGTTTGAACCAGTCATTGCTAAGGGGAAGAATGTATCCCTAAAGCAGATTGACCCTCAGATTGTTGAGGCGTCTAAGGAAGCTGCCGAGGAGTTGATTGCAGAGCTTCGGGCGGTCAACCGGGATTTGAATGACTACATAACTAGGGGCGAAGCTGACCCTCAGACTGTGGTTGTCCGGGCGGCCAAGGAAAAGCTCTCACAGCTTTCTCGTGAGCTTTCATCGGTCTATGGCGACAATATCAACGAGGAGTGGAAGGACAACTGGCTTGTCTTCCTGGAAGTGGCACAGAACTCGAAGCGTGAAGTTTATGGCATTCTGAACCTGAAACCTATCGAGGTTGCCCCGCTGATGAAGTCGGCACTCTTTGATGTCATACCGACAGTCATTCTGATGTCGGCGACTATGCGGGTAGGTAAGTCCTTCGACTTCATGCGCCGGGAACTTGGAGTGCCGGATGCGGCCCTGGAGTTTATTGGCGACAGCCCGTTCAACTTCAAGGAGAACGTCATCGGCTACTTCCCAACCGACCTCCCGGACAGCAACGAACCTGATTATCTGCCTATGTTGGCAGAGAGGATATTCAAGATTATCGAGTATCGTAAGGGGTCGGCCCTGGTGCTATTCACCAACATCAATCACATGCGCTGGTGTCACGAGTATGTGGCAAGCAGAGTGCCTTATGTTTGCTATCTCCAGGGAGAAGCATCGAGAGTAGTCCTGCTTGACCTGTTTAAGAAGAACATCTCAAGCTGCTTGTTTGCGACCAAGACGTTCTTCACAGGTATCGACATTCCCGGTGAAGCCTTGAGCACTCTCATCTTAACAAAGGCCCCGTTTGCGGTGCCTACGGAGCCTATGTTTAAGGCAAGAGCGGATAAGATAGATGAGCGGGGGGATTCCAGCTTCCAGCTATTATCCATGCCGATGATGCTTTTTGACGTGAGGCAGGGCTTTGGCCGCCTCATCAGAACGGTGTCTGACACCGGCTTCTTCGCATTCCTGGATTCCAGGGCTATGAAGAAGTCTTATGGCAGGACTATTAAGAACAGCCTACCAGACATGAAGATAATAGAGCAGATTGACGGAG